AAGCAGGAGATGTTATTGCTAAATTCGATGATGAGGTTATAAAAGATGCTTTAAAACGAGCCCCTGGAAATAAAAAAGTAACTTTACTAAAAATATTTAAACAATATATTAATTCTCCTATCTTAGATAAATACTATAAAAAATATAATATAGATGAAATTTCTATAAAACGACCCTCAGGATTATTAGTTTATACAGTTGAACATGCTGTTAATCCTGAAAAATATCCAGGAATGTTTTCAGGAACTATTTCTTATAAAGGAATGAAATTAACAGATCGTTCTATTTCTGATCTTTGTTGTTCTAAAACATATCAATCTATAGGACCAAATATTCTTGTAACTCTTAAACCTGAAATATTTGAAAAAATAAAAAATGAATTACCACAACAATTAGTTGTTGGTCCTCCTACGGGAATGTTAAATAGATTTTCTTACAATTTATCTGGAGAGTATTTTACTAGACTTACAAAAGAATATTTTACAATTGAAGATCCTAAAAATCTACTTAAAGATATAGATGGTTTACAGGAAATTAAGATAAACAAACCCTCTAGTCTTGATTTTGATACAGGAAAAATTCATAGATGCAAAGCTATCATAGATACTGATGTTTTTAAAGCAGATTATACATTAGAATTGGTTGATTTAGGTCCTTATTATACATTTCTACCCTATGGAGACCAACCATTTATTATTTTAATACCAAAAAATCAAGTTGTAAAAGATGAATTTTATCCTTTTATAGGTTCACTTTCAAAACGAGATTTAAATGTATTAAAAGATTTGTATGATAAAGGAAATGTAATATATAACGAACCTTCTCGTTAAAAATATATATTTATAAATAAAAATATAATAATTATGAAACTGTCACAATTAAAATCACTTATTTTAGAAATATTAGAAGAAACCGAACCCCAATATGAAGTATATGATGATATTGGAAAGGTTTATCAAGTAAAACGTCCTAAAATGGGAATGGCTAAAGAAGATATGGTTTGTGAAGTTACAGTTTTTGATGAAATTAATAAAGATGAAACTCACGGAGTATATAAAAATAGATCAGAAGCTAATAGAACAGCTAATGAATTACTCAAAGAGTTTGAATCTCAATTAAATGAATTAGAAACTGAAATGGAAAGCTACAGAAGTACTAAAAAAGAAATTTCTGAAAAAGCTAAAGCCGCTAAGGAAAGAATTGCTAAATTAAAAGGGGAAACCCCAATGAATAAGAAAAAATAACTCCAATGTCAGAATCAGTTTTAAAGAAAGAATTCCAAAAGAAAGACATCCAGCGCCTTCGTAATTTAGTTCAAGGTAAATATGGGGAACGTTCTACTTCTGGAGTAGGTTATACAAAAAAAGAAGAATCTCATAAAGAAGGTGATGTTTGGGAAGAAGATGGTAGAAAATGGACCATTAAAAATGGTATTAAACAAAATTTTACCAAATTAGATACTGCTAAAAAATCTGCCTCTTTTCCCTTGTTCTGTACTAGCTGTAATAAGCTAATGAAACACAAATACGATAAACCATTTTACATCCAGTATAAAAGATGTTATGGTTGTCAAATTGAGTTTGAAACAGAATTAAGAAGACTAGGTTTATGGGATGAATATGAAAAAAATATAATCAATAATGACATTGATAATTTAATAGTTGATTTTGAATCCTGGATGGAGGATTTAATAAATGAATCTAATCAATCATACATTACCGAAGCTGGAGATGTTGAAAGATGGATAGGTTCTTCAAAACAAAGGTTACTTGAAAGTAAAGAAGAGACAATCAAATACTTACAAAACCTCAAAAAAACCTAACCTAACATGATTAATTTATTTGTAGTTACTCAACAGTGGGTTACTATATTTGTTGCTCTAATAACTGCTGTTATTGGACCTATGGTAGTAGCCTGGTTTAGAGAAAAAATAGCTAAAAAATATGATCCTTTAAAAGAATCTATTGATAATAATAATTTAATTGATCAGCAACTTCATAATATAATGGAGATTATTGAGTGTGATAGAATATGGATAGCTCAATTCCACAATGGAGGTCATTTTTACCCTACAGGAAAATCAATTCAAAAATTCTCAATATTTTTTGAAAAAACCTCTCCACAAACTCATTCTATAACAGATACATTTCATAATATTCCAGTATCGTTATTTCCTAAATTATTATCTAGAGTTTATAAAGAGGGAAATTTAGAAATTTTAACTAAAACTGCTACTGAAGAATATAATCTACATTCATTTACAGATATTCCTGGTGAATCACTATATTTTTATGCTATTGATGATTTAAGTGGAAGGTTTGTAGCTTTATTAGGTATTTCCTTTAATAAAGCCCACAGACGATTAAATAATGAAGAATCTATATTTGTTAGACAAAAGGTAGGCTCTATTGGAACTATACTAGATACTTTTTTAAAAAAATAACATATTTATAAATAAAATAAAAATATTATGAGCTTAGATATTAAAAGAATGCAAAAACTTGCAGGTATATTAACAGAAGGTTTTATGCCTGAGGAAGAAATGCAAGAAACATATACTAAATCTTCTTTAAAAGCTAAAATTAAAGAAATGATTCTTAAGGAAATGGAAACTCCTGAAGATGAATTAGAAGAGGCCAAAAAAGCAGAAGAAGAAGTACCAGCAGAAGAAGAAATGCCTGCTGAAGAAGCACCAGAAGAAATGCCTGCTGATGAAATGCCTATGGATGATGAAGGAGATACTGAATTAACTACTCCTGAACAAGTTCAAAAAGAGTTAATGCAAGCTCTAAAAGCATCTAAAAAATTAGGAGATAAAAAACTTACTAGACAAATAGGTAATGTTTTAACTTATTTCACCAGAACTCAGATTTCCTCAGACGAAGAAATGTAATGACAAAAAAAGAGAAAACAGGGTTAGCATATGCTTTAGCTACTAATTTAGCTAAAACAGGAAAACCTCAAACTCAACCTGGTGCCAAAAAAGCTAAATTAACTAAATCTTTAGAGAAAAAAAGAGAAAAAGCAATTAAACCTCTTAAAAAAGCACTTAAAGTTTCTGAAGGTTTATCTGATAAAGAAGAAGAATTAGCCCAAGAATATTTTAATGCTATGATCGCCACTAATAAAAGATCATTAGTTAGTAAATATGGTAAAGATGCTGAAAAAATGGCTAAAGGTTCTTCAATAAAAAGAGCTAAAAGTACAATGAAAAAAGAAACTCAATCAAAAATTAAAGAAGCAGTTAAATCTGCTTTAATGAAACCAATTCCTGAAAAAAAAGGTAAAGATTTAACAGGACCTGAAGGAAAACCTGATGGAAAAATTGATTCTAAAGATTATTTAGCTGCAAGAGATTTAGCTATTAAAAAAGCTATGCTTAAAGAAGATGATTGGATGCAACAAAATGATGAATCAAGCATGGCTGATTCTCAATTAACATCTATTAAGCAAAATGTTGATAAATTAGCTAATCTTATAGATGATGGGGAACAATTAGATGCATGGGTTCAATCCAAATTAACTAAAGCTCAAGATTATTTACAATCTGTTTCTGATTATCTACAAAGTGAAGATGAACCTCAAGGTGAACCTATGCATTACATTATGGAATATGTAGATTACTCTGATGAAGAACCAGTACTTAATGAATATAAAAAGAAACTAGCTGAAAAAGTAATTTCTAAATTAAAAGGTAAGTAATGACTAAGTCTGAATTAAAAGATAAAATTAAAACTTTAGTTAAGCAAGTTTGGTCTTCTAAACAAAAGTCCGTAGATTTAGATATGCCAAATTCTGGAGACATATCACTAGATGATAATGTTATACCTATATTATCTAAGTTTCCTGAATTAAAGCAAGTTTTAATAGATCTTTTAACCACAAATTATAATTTATTTGTTGAAGATGTAGCATGGATTGCTCCTAGACCAACCACTTTTCAAATTGAATTAAAAAATAACCAATTATTTTATATAATTCATACTGATAGAAGTTGGATAGCTCAAGTAGAAGGTAAAAAATATTATTTACTTAATTTAGATGAAGAAGAAAGAGCAGCCGAAGCAATAGCAAGACTACTTTACTTTACAGCCCCAGAACAACCTGAAAAAGAACCAGGAGAAGGTGAAACACCACCAGAAGAAACAGGTGAAGCACCACCAGAAACACCAGAAGAAGCACCAGAAGAAGAAACACCTGAAGTACCAGCATAATGGACATTTTAGATACATTCTTAAATAAAATAGCATATAAATTTCCAAAAGGATATCCTGACATGAATAATGAACAGGATATCTTAATTTTGGAATCAGTTTTTGAACAAATGGGTTTACACGAAATTTTTAAGCAACTATCATTTGGAGATTTAAAAAAACGAGGAGGTTATAGATTTAAAGATCTAGCCACTAGAATTAAAAATAAAGTTCCATTTGAATTAGTTAACGGAAGTTCTACTGCTTTAGAATTTTCAAAACCTGAATATCAAGAGGCTTTTGAAAAAGCAGAAGATGCTAGAATAAAATTATTTTCCCCTAAAGATATAAATTTATTTAAGTTTTTTAAAGACGATTCAGGAACAGAATATAGTATTTCTGATTTATTAAAAGATCCATATTTTGGAGGTAAAGGCAAAGGCTCAGGTACAAAAGTTGAAGATTATAATCTAAGATTACTCTCAGAAAAAATTCAAACTCGTATTGAACAAAATAATGGAGAACCTATCAATATAATAGTTGGAGGACAAATTTATAATAATATTATAGGAGCTGCAACTCAACCTAAAACACCAAAAGCAGATTTTTTCTTATTTGATCAAGATAGTAATCCTCAAATTTTTATCTCTCATAAAAAATCAGGAGGATCAGAACCATCTGCAGGTGATTTTATAAGATGGAGTGGTTTTACTAGATATGAAAATGAACCTGAAGTTGAAGAATTCATTTTAAAATTAAAAAAGTTTCTTATTGATAAAGGTTTAGTAGGAATGCCTAATACTACAAAATTTATAGCTCCTGTAAAGAATGAAAATTTAATCAGAAAATTAATTTATGGTCCTGAATATGGAAGTAATTCTTATGGATCAGAAAATGTAAACATTATAACACAAGGAGAAATCCAACTTATACCTCAAGGAGAAAATTTATATAGTTTATCTGCTCCTTACTATTTATTACCCCCACAAATCCCTCAAGGTGATTACTATCCATATTTTGTGGCTTCATATCGTTATGATAGAAATATGTTTGGAATAAAACACAATGAATCAATTGTTCAAACTAAAAAAATAGCAACTTCAGCTACCCATATTTATGAATTGATAGATGGAGAATTTGTCAAAATACAGTAATATTTATAATTATGGAAAACATCAAAAAAATCATTAGAGAAGTTTTATTAAAACAAAATGTAAAACATGACTGTGGTTGTGGATGTGGTGGTGGTTGTTCTAAAGCGCCTATATTAAATGAAGGTTTAAAAGCGCAAGTGGTTATGACCGAAAATATGAAATATCATATAGACAATAAAAAACCGCTTACTGAAAACACATTCCGATATGGCTCTAAATCATTTTTAGATTTATGGGCTGAAGCTCGTTATTTATATTCTCGCAATGCCGTTAGTTTATCAGGATTAGATAAAGAAATTATATTAGAAACTGATTTAGGTCAATATGGTTTATATGAGGGTAAATTAGTACCCTTAGATATGCCTATGATTGAAGAAACTCTTGACATTTTTGGAGATACATTAGGAGGAATGGAAGATATAGAAATGGCTGATATGGTATCTGCTGTACCTTATGAAAAAATTCTAACTTATGTTAGTAATGATTGGGGCCCTGATTCAGATTTATATCAAGATTTATTAGATGCATATTCTGCTCCTAAATTTGATTTAAATAATATTATGTCTATTTTAATAGATTATGATGTTTATGATGATTATAAACATTTATTAGATTTAAATGAAGCAGAATATCAAGGCAAAAAAGTACAAATTGGTAAACCAAAACGTGGAGGATCTTCAGGTAAGAAATTCTATGTTTATGTAATGGATAAAGGTAAAGTTAGAAAAGTATCTTTTGGAGATTCAGGTGGTTTATCAACAAAAATAAATGATCCTAAAGCTAGAAATGCTTTTGCTAAACGACACAAATGTGCACAAAAGACAGATAGAACTAAAGCCTCATATTGGTCTTGCCGAATAGGTAGATATTGGAAATCTTTGGGTGGTTCTAAAAACTTTAGTGGTTACTGGTAAAAATAAATTGATATGAATAATAAGTTAAATTTACTTAACGAAATACAACCTGCTTCACAATCAGAAGTTTTAATTCCTAAAACTTTATCACCTGAAGTAGCTAAAATGCTTATTGAAAGAATAGGTGACGAATATACTGCTCACTATTTCTATAGAAACGCATCTAACTGGTGTGAAGATAAAGCATATAAAAAAGCAGCAGCTTATTTTAAAGCAGAAGCAGATAATGAGTTAACTCATGCTGAAAAAATACAAAATTATTTAACTAGTTGGAATGTAATGCCTGTTATTCCTTCGGTTAAAATGATTCCTGTATTTTCTAATCTTATCGATGTAGTAAATAAAGCATATCAATTAGAATATGATCTATTTGCCAAATATAACTCAAATTCAGCAGAAGTATTTCCAGCAGATTTAGCTACTTTTGATTTCTTACAAGAATTAAGAATTATCCAAAAAACATCAGTAGCAGAATATGCTGATTTATTAAACGCAGCCCAATTAATTAACGTATCTAATAACTTTGAAGTATTGTATTTTGAAAATCAATATTTCGGATAAAAAAACAAATAAACTATGAATCTTTCAGAACTCCGTAGAATTATTAAAGAAGAACTTTTAAATTCTTTAAAAGAAAACGAAACTATAACTAAACCAGGAACCAAAGAAAAAGAAGAAACTGGAACTAAACCTAAACGTAGATCCTTAGTTCCTGATAAAGATAAAGCTCCTAATCCTAGACCAAAGGCTATGATGAAGGAAGAAGAAATGGCTAAAAAAATTGCTGCTCGCTTTAAAAAATTATCAAAATGAAACTAGTTGATCTTTTAAATGAAATTAAGGTAAAATCCCCAGGTGGGATTATTCCTGTTTCGTTAGATACATTAAAAGCAGCTCTAGTACAAGATATGGCAGATACAGCAGAAGAGCTTGAATTTGAAGATCCTGAAGAATATATAGCTGATTTTAAACAAGCACTAAGCGAAGTCCCAGATGATGTTAATAGTTTAGTAGAAATATCTAAAATATATGAAGATATGGGATATGGTGAAGAAGAATTCTTATTTACATTAAATAGAATATTTATACGATAATATGGAATACAAAGATTTTTTTAGCTCTAAAACATTACAAAAATTAAATAAAAAGTCTTCAGAGAACCTAAAAGATATGTTAGGTAATGAAAATCTCATGCAGGCTATGATGTCTTCTCAACGATTGTTATCTCAAATCATTAGAGCAGAAGCACCATATAAAGCACAGTTAGAACAATTAGCTGTAGATATGGTTAAAGAACTTTACCCTATCATTGATCAAGAAGGTATTGTTTTAGATGCTAAAATAGTGGATATGGCTGAGGTAGGAAGAGAATTAGATGAAGCCCTTTCACCAGAATCTCGTCGTCGTATTACTAACGCAATTACACAAGGTGCTGCATTGCGTGGGGCATTTGCATTCTATTTATTTAAAGAACATTTAGATGATTTAGATCCATCATTAGTAGAAAATTACAACCAAATAATGAAAAAAGTATTTGGTGTTTATGATGATGAAAACGCAATAGCTATGTTTTTGTCTATGTTAGCACAAGGACAAAAAATGGCTGGTGGTTCTTCTAAAGTAATTATGAAAGAAATTGAAGTTCTAGTTCCTAATAGATTTAAATATTATAGACAAGCAGTTATAGATTATTTTAAATCATTGCAAGATGAGGATGATGATGAAAATAATGAATATTATGATGAAATCATTAATACTATTGTTAAACTTAAATCTGAAGACGCAATAAATAATTTAGTTTGGGAAAAATTCTTTTTTAGTGATGATGAAGAAGGTTTTGAAGATTTTAAAAATGAGATTGAAGATAAAATAAAAAATATTTTAACTGAAAGCCAAATAATCGAAGCAGATTCAGGTATTACAATTAAAGCTCGTGCAATTTGTTTTCCAATGTTAGTTCACGAATTAATTAAAGGTTTATATGAATTAATTTCATTACAAGGATTTAAAGGAGATAAAGAAGCTAATCAAGCAGTAGTTGATAAAGTAGATTTACTTAAAAACGAACCATCAGATATTCGTTATGGTAAATTCATTTTTGATGCTTTAAATAATGCTTTTATTGATAGTGGACTTTCTGATGATTTAAGAGCTAGAGAATTCTTTTTCCAAGAAGTATATCAATTAGATGATGATGAATTTATTTTATTTATAGAAAACGCAATAAACGAAGAATTAACTCCATCACAACAAAAATGGGTTAAAGATACTTTAAGAGATATTACTGTTGATTTAAAATCAGATGACTTTAGCGCAACAGGTTTAGATGAAATTAGAGTAAAAGCACCTAGTAGTAAAATTAAAGATCCTAGCTCATTCCCCGTTTTAGATTTAAAAATAGGAAAATATGATGTTTCTAAAGGAAGAGTAGGAGCCTCAGTTTCTTTCTATGGTAAAAATGTTGATAATAGAACTAGACAAAGAGTTTTAAGTGTTTTTAATAAATTAGGAATTGAACCTAAAGAAACTTGGGTAGGATGGATAAAAGGTGATGGTGATTATGTTAGAAGTATGAGATCTACTTTTGTATTATCTTATTACAAAGGAGAACCTATATTAATAGCTCAAACTCAAACAGAAAATCCACAAGCTGGTCAACTATATATTTATAGTAAGTATTTTAAATCAGGAAAAGCTTTAAGATTACCTGATCCTGATGAAAAAAATATAGATGACAGTAAGATATTTGCTGATGGAAATGCTACCAAAGAACAAATTTTACAAGCATTAAAAATTAATGATAATGCTGAACCTGATCAATTAAATGAATATAGTGATAAAGTAATTAATGCTACTCTTGATCGTTGGAAAGATGAAAAAGGATATGATCAAAATGCTGCAAAACAATTGATTCAACGTTTTGATCAAATTAAAGGTTCATTAGCACAAAAATTAGATATAGTTGTTCTACCAGATGAATTAAAAAAGAGTAACAAATACTTAGATATTAACCAATACTCATTTGAGGATATGATTAAATTAATTGCCTCAATCCCTGAAAACCCAGAAAAAGCTAAAAAAGAAGCAATAAAAAAGTTTGTTGAAAAAGAAGGAATTGATAGAAATACAGCTCAATCTTATGTAGCTCGCTTCATGACCAAAAAAGATGATTTAAAATTTGCTGGACAAGAAGGAAGTACCATATCAAAAGAAGATATAGATCAATTTGTTCCTAAACGTTTAATGATTAACAATGCATACCTAGACCCTAGAAATTGGACATGGGAACCATTTGAACAAATGATGGATGCATTATTTCCTGCAGCAGGAAAATCAGTAGAAGGAGAAGAAAATACAGTATCTACAGATGCTGATAAAATCTATGATAAAAACGGAATAGAAATCTATAAAGGAGATGATGTACATAAATGTATTTCTTACAATCCAGTAGAAAAAGGTACGAAAAAATACGGGTGGTGTGTTACTCAAATAGGAAACACAAATTATGATTATTATAGATTTGGTGATCAATCACCTACATTCTATTTTGTATTTGATAGAAATAAACCATCATCTGGTCCTAAAGGAAGCTTTGATGATCAATGGCATGCTTTTGTAATTCAAGTAACAGCAGATGGTAAAACATATATTGTTACAGGAGCTAATAATAGAGGTGATATACGTGCTAATGGTTGGGAAGGTATAGAAAAAATAGTACCTCCTGATACATGGGCTAAAATTAAAGATTTAAAAGATTACTTTAAACCAATTGCTTTATCACCAGTTGAAAGAGGTAGAAAATTTGCTTCGGGTAAAAACTTAACTTTAGATGAATTTAAAGAATTAACTCAAGATGAAAAAATTCTCTATATTCAAGGTAAAGCCTCTAAAAATGCAATTACTCCTGATATTTTAGCTATCTTACCTAAATATAAAATTAATTTAGAAGGTAGATCAACCACATTAGCTAATGTTGCTATCGATAGTGGACAAAAATTCTCATATTCTGCCTTAAAGGATAATGAAGCATTAGCAAAACGATATGCAGTTTTCAGATTTAGACATACTAATTATTCTGCAGACCCAATTCCATTACCTTATGTAAAATATTTGGATGATGCCGCTAAACAAAAGTATGCTGATACATTTGATGGATATTTAACATATGAATATTTAGATAAATACTTTGGTGAAAAAGTAACCTCAGATTATGTAAATAAACAAATTAAAAATCTTGACTTTTTACCAAAAGAAGCATCCAAGTATATTAAAGATCCTAAATTAAAGCAATTATTTGAAATTTATTCTAAATTATTTGATTCTTGGGAATATGAAGCCAATACTAACATTGATGATGAACAGTTAGAAAATTTATCAGATATGCCTGAACAGCAAATTGATCCTAGACCAATGTTATATTCTCAATGGACTGCTTTATCCGATTCTGAAAGAAAAGCTATTATGACATTAGCTGAAAAATACGATCAAAATACAGAATATGCTACATTAATATGGGGATTACCTTTTATTATAAAAGATGGTTCAAACACATATGCATTATTACCTGTTGATAAAGAAAGATCTACTTTATATCCTAAATGGGTATTATCTGATGATAAAGGTAAAATAGTTAAAACCTTATCCGGAAAAAGTACATTAAATAATAATAGTATTGAAGGTGGATATGCTGATGTAGAAAGATCTTACCAAAGAGTATATGGTATGAATGATTTAAAAATGGTTGAAAGTGATTTAAAAGAAACAATTTCTAAAGATTTAACTCAATTCTTTACTCAAAAGAAATCATGGTAAAACTTATTGATATATTAAATGAAATTCTTTTAGAAGAAAAAAAGAAAGCTGATCGTTGTAAACGTATTGCAGATCGCAAATTTGATAAACCTTCTGCTTATAAATCAGGTGCTATCGTTAGGTGTCGTAAAGGTAAAATCTGGAAAGATTTAAAAGAAGCATCTACTCCTGCTGAGGTTAAAGATTTTTTAGTAGATTTTAGCACACTTATATCTCTTAATTTTAGTCAAATTACTAAAATGGGAAAAGATGAAAATGCAACTAAAGAACTTACTCTTATGATGCAACAATTAAGAAAACCAATAATAAATGGTAAAAATTATTTTGATTTTCTTAAAGATAATATCAATAATATTCCCAGCAACCCAAAACTGCTCTCATCTATATTAGGTATAATAAGAGGTTTTTTAATTTATATTGAACCAAGAATTGAGCAATTTGTAACAGATAAACCCGCTCCAAATGGTATTAATTATAAAGAAGAATGGCTAAAAAGAATAAATAATATTAAAAATAGTTATAAAAAAATAGTTACAGAAGAATTAACCGAAGCACAAAAAGAAACTCTGCGCACCTGGTTTAAACGCAAAGGTGCTCCTGGTAAAACAGGTGGATGGGTAGATTGTAATACATGCCGCAATGGTAAATGTAAACCTTGTGGTAGACAAAAAGGTGAAAAACGTGCTAAATATCCTTCATGTCGTCCTACACCCGCTCAATGTAAAACACCTGGTAAAGGTAAAAAATGGGGTAAAACAAAATGATAAAACTAATTAACATACTAAGTGAAGCTGAATTGGATAAATGTCCTGCTCCAACTCAAAACATAGAATTGAATCTGCAAAATAGACAAAAAGCTATTGATGAATATGGTTATGGACCTTTAAATCCAAATGAACCAAATCAAAAGTTTTGGGCTAAAAAAGCAGAAATGTGGCAATTGGATAATGTAGAAGAAGCAAAAAAATCTTTATGTGGTAATTGTGCCGCATTTGATGTTACAACTAAAACATTAGATTGTATTGCTAAAGGGATAGGAGATGATGAAGGTACAGAAGATCCATTTGATGTTATTGAAGCTGGAAAATTAGGATACTGTAGAATGCTTAAATTCAAATGCGCCTCAGCTCGAACTTGTGATGCTTGGGTTGTTGGAGGTCCTATAAAATGAAACCATACCAAGATAATATAATATCTGAAGATACTAAAATTCGTATATTTGACGAAAATATAGATCCTATTGAACTTATGTGGCATAGAGATCTTAAAACAAGGCAAATAACAATTTTAGAAGGTATAGGTTGGTCTTATCAACAAGAAGATTCTTTACCAAAACAATTAAATCCTGGAGATCAAATAGTTATACCTGCATTAGAATGGCATCGAGTTATAAAAGGAACTACTAATTTAAAATTAAAAATAGAAGAATACTAAAATGGCAAAAGCAAAAACACAATCCACACCTAAAAGAATAGAAAAACCAAAAGTTAGAAGAAAAGGAGTTCATTCCAAAAAAAGAAGTTCTGGTTTGAAAAGCTCCAAAAATTATATAAAATTATCAGTAGGACAAGGCTAATGAAAAATCAACTTATCACCAAACTAATTAAAGAGGCTCTTAAAAAAAGACTAACAGAAAGTCCATTAGACCAACTATCAGATCTAATTTTAGATATAAGAGCAATACAGAAACAACACCCAGAAATGAGATCTGAACTTGAATCTATAGTTTCAAAGATTGAAATGATTCAAGATTCTATGGGTTAAAATTTGGGATTCAAAAAATTTGTTCGTATATTTACCAAAAAAACATATGAACATATTTTATATTGATGCTGACCCTATTAAGGCCGCACAACAACTAGCAGACGATCATATTCGTAAAATGCAAATTGAATCAGCACAAATGTGTTGTACAGCACATTGGGAAATTGGTTCATCTGCCCCATATAAACGTGCTCATGTTAATCACCCTTCAACAAAATGGGTACGTGAATCAATACAACATTATGATTGGTTGGTACAGCATGGCTTAGAAATATGTAATGAATTTGAGTTACGATATGGTAAAGAACATGCCACTAAAAAAATATTAGTTTGGTTACAATATAATAAACCTAATTTACCTGATAATGGTTTTACCCCACCACCTCAATGTATGCCTGAGGAGTTTAGAAAATCAGATGTAATTGAAGGATATAGAAACTTTTATATTAACGATAAAATAGCTGTTAAGGGTTTAGGGTGGAAAAAAATACCCGACAAAAAACCTTTATGGATTTGTTAATATGTATAAATAAAATAGTATAATGGAGAAGTCTTTAAATGGTGAATTTCTGCGTATGCAACAATTAGCAGGAATTGAATTTAAATCTAATGATATATTATTAGAATTTGCTGGAGATAATAAAATTCAACAAAATTATCAAAAACTTCAACCTGAATCTAAAGAATTTATAAAAAATGTTCTTGATGATATAAAACAAGCTGGTTATTCTCCTAAAGAAGTTTTTAAAGAATTAAATAAATTAAAAGTTTTTAAAAGTTCTAAAGATTTTTTAAGAGCTTTTCAAAGTATTATTACACCTAATAAACCTTTATCAGAAGCAGATAAAGGTTCATTTACTGAATTATCTCAATTAAATCAATTAGAACCAGGAGATATATTTAAATGGGATGGAGATTCTCTTCCAGATGCTGAATATGAAGGAATACTTATCAATGCTGATGAAAAATCAAAAAAGAAACAAGGTCTCCAACCAGGAGTAGCATACACAGTATTGTCAGGGTATTCTCTTGAAGATGCATCAATTCCTCCTACTATAGTTTCATTAAGAAATAAAAAATACACAGACAATTCGCAAGAAGGAGGAGTTTTAAAATTTCTAAGAAAAAAATTCCCAGGATTACTTAAAGGTTTTAAAACTTTTATGCCTATTTTAGCTGCGGCCTCTGTATTACAAGGAGTAGCAGCTCCTACTATAGCTTTAGCAGCCGATATAGCAGTAGAAGGAGAATATGGTCCTAGTGGAGCTTTAGCTGATAAAGATATTCAAGGAGTATTAGATTTATCCCAAGATTCAGATTTTGATCAAAATGCTGATGAAGTTATTAAACCAATTTCTGGGGGTGATGTTGATATTACTGTAGATTCTGATCAAGTAGTAAAAAATCTTGAAAATAATAATGTTGATACTCAAGGTATCGATTTTTCAGATGATGATAGTAATGCGACTACTGCTCAAACATATGATACTGGTGAAGGAGATTTATCTGAAGATGATGTAAATAAAGCATCAGATGAATTAGTTAAAAAAACAATAGAAGACTTAAATAATAAATTTAAAGATAATAAAGGTCAAAAATTATCTAAAATTGATTTAGAAATAGATTATGGTTCTTCTGTATCTCATAATCAAGGAGATGATAGTAATGTAGCTGGTGATGGAGGAGATTTAAATGCTAAACGTTTAGATTCATCTGAAAAAGTAGCTAAAGCGGCTGGTGAAAAAATAGAAAAACTCATTAAAAAAACATATGGTGAAGATTTTGATGTAAATATAAAATATAAGAAAGTTAATACTACTGATGGTATTGATGATCAAAAAATACAAAAAGCTCAAGATAATTTAGAAACCCAATCTTCATTTCAAAAAATAAAAAGTGATATTGAAACTTCTGAACAAGGAGATCCAATAAAATTACTTTATTATCAATTTTTAGCTCCTGATTTAACTCCTAGAGAAAAACCAAAACCAGAAAAACCTAAATCTGATGAACCTAAATCTGATGAAGAAGAAACTAAACCTATTATTCTTGACATACCTCCACCTGAACCTAGTAAAATAAAACAGGATGTAGAAAATATTTCTAAATTTAATAGAAATGGTCAAATAGGATTTGTATTATCTCGTACTAGTCCTGAACTTAATATTTATTCTGAATTAGGTGAAAAAAATATTATTAATCTTAGTGATACTACTTTAAATAATATTATTAAAGGTGATTATAAAGGTAATCAAACATCAGATAAAGCTAAAAAATTAGCTAAATTAATTATAACCCTAAGAAAATCACCTGATAGTTTAACCAAAAAATATTCAGGAATTTTAGGAGTAACATTAAAACCTAGAGCCAAAGCAATATCAACTCGTCCAGGTAAAGACACACAAGCTCAAATTCAAAAACTTCAAGAAATAAAAAATCAAACATTACTTTACTTAAATGAAGCACTGATTGATGATATATTTAATGAATTTGGGGTATCAGATGATGATGTAAAAAATAAAAAAGTTCAACTATTAGCTTTATTAGGTAGTATGTATGCTTCTGAAGCAGATAATACTTTAAGTATATTAAATACTGATGAATTATCTGATGAAGAAAAAAATGATCTTAAAGATATAGGATTTAATCCTCAACCTGGAGGAAATTATGTATTTTTAGGAAAAGGTGAAACTAAAAAAAGTTATTTTGATAAACTTCAAGATAAAAATAAAACTTTACCAGCTGTTAATAAAATAGGTGACACTATATCCCAAAGGACAAGTTTAAAAAATTATATGTCTAAAATTGATACTCAAGATGAATTTAAAGAATTAGTATTAGCTATTTTTAATACTCTTGATAAAGATTTAAAACAAGATAATATAAAAATTCAATCTGTTTTTACAGGTTTAAGAAATAGAATCCAAGAAATTGATAATAAAGATACTCAAAATGTTGTTAATAGTATTGTAAAAGATGGATATTTAAAAACCTTATTTGGTTATATAAAAACACCTGAAGGTGCTATTCAAATAATATTAAGAGAAATAATTCCTTTTTTAGGACCTAATTTAAAAAAAGATTCAAATAAATTAAAAAATGCTATAAGAGATGCATTTACTGAATATAATAAAGATAAAAATTTAGAAAACCCATCCACAACACCTCAAAATAAACCCTCAGGAACCACATCTTCTACAGGTACAACAAATTTCAAATATAATTTAAAAGAAAATAAATCTGAAGAATTTTTGCGTATGCAAAAAATTGCAGGACTTAAAAAATAACATACAGACCAATTCATAGCTGGTCGCTCTAACAAGAGATAAATTATGGTAGCTGTGGCACCCCTAAAAGGGTGCCACTTTTAATTTGGAATATTAAATAAAAAATCGTATATTAGGGGGATGGTCTGACGGAATTTTAGAATATGTATAATAAAATAATATGACTAAAATTTATATATTAGAAAGAGATGGTGTTCCATTTTATGTTGGAAAGGCTAAAAATCCAATCAGACGTAAACACAAACATTATAATACATATGGAACTAATATTAAATTAGAAATAATTGATGAAGTTGAAGATTGGAAATTTTGGGAAAGTTATTGGATAGAGCAGTTTAAATGTTGGGGATTCAAATTAGAAAATAAAAATAATGGTGGGGGTGGTCCTTCAAGCTATACTGAAGAACAAAAACAAAAAATGAGAAAACCAAGACCAGGTTCTGGGGAAAAAATAAGTAAAACATTAAAAGAAAGAAACCACTCTCAGTATTATACAGATGAAGTTAAAACTAAAATAAGTAAAAGTAATAAAGGAAAACCAAAACCCTTTACAGAAGAACATACAAAAAATATGGGTATAGCTAAACGTAAACAAGCTAAACCTGTTTTACAATGTGATTTAAATGGTAATATTATTAAAGAATGGGAAAGTAAAGGTCAAGCAGCTTTATGGATAAAAGAACAAACAGGCAAAACAAGTAACTTGATGTCTCAAATAAAGGATTGTATATTAGGAAGACAAAAAACTGCCTTTGGATTTAAATGGAAATATAAATAATATGAAAAATACAAATAAAATTATAATTGTAGGAAGTGGAGTAGCTGGAATTAGTGCTGCCCTAAAATTAGTAGATAATAACTACCCAGGTGAACTTATTACAATAATTGATAAAGGTAAAGATCCTTATACTCGTAAACCTGAGGAAGTTATGACAGGTTTCGCAGGAGCTGGAGGATTCTCTGATGGCAAATTAACATATCATACTGCAATTGGTGGCCAATTAAGTAAATATTGTGGTGAAGACAAAGCATATGAATTAATGGATCAGGCTATTGAAATGTGGAAGCGTTTTCATCCTGATCCCTCTAAAATTATGTATTCTAACCCCCAAGCAGAACCCGACTTCATCAAACCTCACTTCGGTCTCCGTTTATTTCCCGTATATCATATAGGTACAGATTATCTACACGAAATAGGAAAACGTTGGTATGACTATTTAGTTGATAAAGGTGTTAAATTTAGTTGGGAAACAGAAGTTATTAGTATTAATTTTAATAAAAATACTTTAGGATACTCAAATATTCCTATAAAATTGGGTAAAGTAAAAAGTCTTACTTATGATGAACTAATCTTTGCGGTAGGTAAATCAGGTATTGACTTTGGTAAACAACTAGCAGACGATTATAAACTACCAACTGAACCAAAATCGGTACAAATAGGTGTACGTTTTGAAGCACCACAAAAATATTTTCAAAAATTAATTGATGTTAGTTATGATTTTAAACTATATCAAAAGTTTGATAATATATCATTACGCTCATTCTGCACTAACAATAATGCAGCTTATGTGGCAGTAGAGGAAACATATGGAGATATTAGTTACAACGGTCATGCTAAAAAAGGTGAAGAATTTAGAAACGATATGACCAATTTTGGTATTCTGATGGAAATCAAAGGTATTGAAAATCCATTTGAATGGTGTAGAGATGTAGTTAAAAAATGTCAAATGGATCTACCAGTAACTAAAAAAAGCGGTTTATACTATTCACCTAATTTAACACGTAAACCATCATTAACATCTGAAAGTAATATTGTTGATAGTTATCAAATTGCTGAATTATCATGGTTTACAGACGCATTTAGTGAATACGCAGATTATATTCTTAACTTTATTGACCAAATGAACGAGGTATTTCAATTTGGTGATGATTGGGGAATGTATATACCTGAGGTAAAATATTTATCTCCTGAACCATTAGTTGATTATACAAATCTAGCACTAACTGAATATCCAAATGTACATTTTGTAGGTGATGCTTTAAGTGCTCGTGGTATTACAGTATCAGGTGCGCAAGGAATCTATGTAGCAGAAAGTCTTTTAAATTAAGGTTGGTTTATAAAAAAATCATTCGTATCTTTATATAAATTAAAAAATAAATGTTATGAGAAACACAAATCGTAGAAAGTCGCTCAAGCGCAGAATGAACCGTACAGCAATTTTGCAATTTTACAAAGCTCGTACTCGTCAAGGAGACATTAATACCATTTCAGAACGTACTGGGTATTCAACGTCTCATATTTCAAACATGATTGCAGGTCGTCGTAGGATTACTGATGAAGTTGCAGATGTTATGTATTATATGTCTTTTCGCCGTAAAAAAGTATCTGAAACAGTTGCTTAAGAAAAAAAGTCATATTAAAGTAATATAAACGTTTGGCCTCGCAAGAGGCCATTCGTATCTTTACGTCATAATTAAAACCACAAAAACATGCAATTCTACGTAACATTTTTAGATGGTTCATCAGAGATTGTAACCACTAACAACAAAAACTTTATTCTCCAAGATATGAGAGATATTGATACTATTGAGTGGACAGACGAACAAGTAATATATCTTGAAGAAGTACAAACTGGAAAAATTTATACTTTTCACCCTGAACTATACTAAAAACTATGGAACAAAAAACCCCCTTTCCCCAATCTAAAAAAACCACTAAACCCGATGGTACTCAAATGTATATTTGGGATGGAAAAATCCATAATTGGGATGGACCCGCATTGATTAATCCTGATGGTACTAAAGAATGGTATCTTTATGGAATTAGGTACACTGAAAAACAGTTTAAAGATCGTTTAAAATCAAGAGAAGGACTTCCTTGGTATAAGGGTGGTTCTGCAAAGGCTCGTTTTTAAATTAAATAAAAAATTATGAAGATAGGATTTTGTGGTACAATGTCTGTAGGTAAAACTACATTGGTAAATGCTCTCAAACAGTTACCTGAATTTAAAGACTATGAGTTTGCTACTGAACGCAGTAAATATTTACGTGATTTAGGTATTCCATTAAATACAGATAGTACTATTGAAGGTCAAACTATATTTTTGGCTGAACGTTGTTCTGAGCTTATGAAACCTAATATTATAACAGATAGAACTGTTATTGATGTTATGGCTTTTACTCAAGCGGCTAAATCTATAAGTTTTATTGATAAAATTAATTTTACCAATTATGCTCGTAATTTTATTGAAAAATACGATTATATATTTTATATAGCGCCTGATGGTCTTGAAATCGAGGATAATGGTGTTCGTACCATAGACGTTGAATATAGAAATTATATTGATTATATAATAAGAGAAATACTGGATATTAATCAAAATACATATTATACCATTTCAGGTACAACTGAAGAACGTATTAATTCTATTAAATTAAAATTACCAGTAAATTTTATTTAAGTTTATATATTTATTAGTTAAGCCCACATAAGTGGGCTTTTTTTATCCTTTTAATATATTTATAACAAAATACTTTATATGAAAGATTATTACGGAAATTTAAAATCTTATTTGGTTAAAAAATTTGGTGAGGATTCTGATCAAATGAAAGAACTAGAATCAATAAAAGATGATCTTGTAAAGGTTATTAGATTATATAATCATTATAAATCATTTGTTAAAACTTCTCCTGGTGCTAATGTAGGTTTTAATTTAGATGAATCTAATAAAATGACTAAATCTAAGTTTAAAGAATATATTAAAGAAGTTATTATTGAAACTTTATCTGAAGGAACAATAGATATTATAGCTACATCTAGTAATGAAGAAGAAACTTCAGTTCAACAAGATCCTAAAATTCAACAAAAATCAGCTGTTGTAAAAGCACTAAAAACTGCTGCCCCTGGTCAAAGAATAAGAGCTACTACTAATGAACTAAATCTTACAGAATTAGAACCAAATAAAAACCAAAAATTAAAATTAGCTAATAAAGAATTAGCTTTTTTAGCAAAAAAAGTTAGATCATTAGAAAAACAATTAAAATCACAAGGTTCAGATGAAAACGCAGGATAAAATATTTTTAGTTATATTGGTAGTTTTATTAGGAATTTTTATTACTTGGAACCCTTTTATACCAAAAGTAGAGAATACTACTGATAAAAAAATTGATAGTTTAGCTATTGAAATTAAATTAGAATCTAAAAAAATAGATTCATTAAATTTTAAATTAATACAAATCCAAGATTCATTAACCACAATAGATTCAGTATTACAAGATAATCAGAAAAAATTAATTAATTTACGTAAACAATATGAAAAAAACATATCTCTTATTAATAAGTTTAGCTCTAATGGTGTCTCCGCTTATTTCACAAACCGTTACAACAATAAATAATGATACAGTAATATGTCTTCCTTTATCAGTATCTAAACAGATAATATTTGATCTAGAAAGTGGTGATTTATGTGCTGATGAATTAGAATTAATTAAAGAAGATACAGCTAGTTTAAATAAAAAAATCTATTATTTAAATGATGCTATTTCATTAATGGGAAAAAAAGAAGAATCATATATTAAACAGATAAATACTTATCAACAAGTAGATTCTTTAAAAACAGAAAAAATAAAAACCTTAGATTCTAAATTAACTACTACCAAAAATGTAAAGAATGTTTTAATTGGTACTAGTATTGGGTTACTTATTATTTCTATATTATTAATTTTATGAGTTCTGAACCCAATTATAAAGAAATAATTAAACAAGAGTATTTACAATGTGCCAATGACCCTGGACATTTTATGCGTAAATACTGTTATATACAGCATCCTACCCGAGGCCGAATAATGTTTGGCCTCTATCCATTTCAGGATAAAGTATTAAAGTTATGGAAAGATAATCCTAATTCAATAGTTTTAAAGTCAAGACAATTAGGTATATCAACATTAACAGCAGGTTATTCACTTTGGTTAATGTTATTTAACAAAGACCGAAATGTATTATGTATAGCAACCAAAACTGAAACTGCTAAAAACATGGTAACCAAGGTAAAATTTATGTATAGTAATTTACCTTCCTGGTTAAAAATAAAAGCAGAAGAAGATAATAAATTAAGTTTAAGATTATCTAATGGTTCCCAAATTAAAGCAGTTTCAGCAGCAGCAGATTCAGGTCGATCAGAAGCAGTATCACTATTAATTATAGACGAGGCAGCATTTATTGAAGGAATTGGTGAGATTTGGGCCTCAGCTCAACAAACATTAGCCACTGGTGGTGGTGCTATAGTATTATCTACTCCATATGGTACAGGTAATTGGTTTCACCAAACATGGGTAAAAGCTGAAAATAAAGAAAATAACTTCTTACCAATTAAATTACCTTGGTTTGTACACCCAGAACGAGATGATGCTTGGAGACGAAAACAAGATGAAGATTTAGGAGATCCTAGATTAGCAGCTCAAGAATGTGACTGTAATTTCTCAACATCAGGAGATGTAGTATTTTATCCTGAATTAATTGAGTTTTATGAAAACACATATTTGAAAGAACCATTAGAAAAAAGGGGTACTGAACAAAACTTATGGATTTGGGAACCTGTTGATTATTCTAGAAATTATATGGTAACGGCTGACGTTGCTAGAGGAGATAGTAAAGACTTTTCAGCATTTCATGTTTTTGATATAGAAACAAACACACAAGTAGCTGAATATAAAGGTCAATTGGCTCCTAAAGAATTTGCCTTATTATTAATATCAATAGCAACTGAATATAATGAGGCATTACTAGCTGTTGAAAATTCAAACATAGGATGGTCAACAGTTGAAACTATTTTAGAAAAAGGATATAGAAATTTTTATTATTCTCCTAAAAATGAAAGTTTTAATGCTGAATCTTATTCTCAAGGTTATTATCAAGATCCAACAAGTCAAGTGCCTGGGTTTACTATGTCTTTAAGATCAAGACCATTAGTAATTAATAAATTCAGAGAATATGTTGGTGATAGAGCCGTTATTATTCAATCTAAACGATTAGTAGAAGAAATGAAGGTATTCGTTTGGAAAAATGGTAGAGCAGAAGCACAATCAGGATATAATGATGATTTAGTGATGTCTTTTGCTATTGGAATGTATTTAAGAGATACTTCTTTAAAATTTAAAACACAAAATCAAGACTTAGCTAGAGCAGCATTAAATAATTTAGGAGTTAGTAGAGTATCTAATAAAGGTCTTTATACTCCTAATGGTAATGTTCCTAATCCTTATCAAATGGATATAAATGGAAATAAGGAAAACTTAAGTTGGTTAATTTAAAAAAATTCATTATCGTATAGTCATGGCTGATAAAAGTATATTTTCAAGATTACAAAGATTATTTTCAACCGATGTTGTTATAAGAAACACTGGGGGTAATCAATTAACAGTAATGGATACTGATTCCATTCAAACCTCCGGTGATGTAGTCACTAACTCTCTTATAGATAGATTCAATCGAATTTACTCCCCCGCAGCTACATCTTTATATGGTAATCAACTTAATTTAAATTACCAATATTTAAGACCTCAAATATATTCTGACTATGATGTGATGGATGCTGATGCTATCGTTGCTTCGAGTTTAGATATTATAGCAGATGAATGTACATTAAAGAATGATTTAGGAGAAGTATTACAAATTAGAAGTTCTAATGATGATATTCAAAAGATTCTTTATAATTTATTTTATGATGTATTAAATGTTGAGTTTAATTTATGGAGTTGGATTCGCCAAATGTGTAAATACGGTGACTTTTTCCTAAAATTAGAAATTGCTGAAAAATTTGGTGTTTATAATGTAATTCCATATGCTGCTTATCACATTTCACGAGAAGAGCATTATGATAGAGAACATCCAGCTGCAGTAAGATTTATTTATTCACCTGAAGGTTTTTATAGTGGAACCTCAGGATATTATACTTTACCTAATCAAGCTTTAAATAAAGAATCTAATAGAGTAACTTTTGATAATTACGAAATAGTTCACTTTAGATTATTAACAGATATGAATTTTTTACCTTATGGTAGATCATATTTGGAACCAGCTAGAAAAATATTTAAACAATATACTTTAATGGAAGATGCTATGCTTATTCATAGAATAGCTAGAGCTCCTGAGAAACGTATATTTTATATTAACGTAGGAGGTATTCCACCAAACGAGGTAGAAGGTTTTATGCAAAAAACTATTACCACTATGAAACGTACTCCTCTTATGGATCCTCAAACAGGTGAGTATAATTTAAAATATAACATGCAAAACATGTTAGAAGATTTTTACATTCCTGTTAGAGGTAATGATAGTGCTACTAGAATTGATACTACAAAAGGATTAGATTATGATGGTATTCAAGACGTTGCTTATTTAAGAGATAAATTATTTGCTGCATTAAAAGTACCAAAAGCATTTTTGGGTTATGATAAAGATTTAACAGGTAAAGCTACTTTAGCAGCAGAAGATATTAGATTTGCTCGTACTATTGATAGAATTCAAAGAATTGCTTTATCTGAATTATATAAAATAGCATTAATCCATTTATACACTCAGGGATATAAAGATGAAAGTTTAACTAATTTTGAATTATCATTAACAACTCCATCTATTATTTATGATCAGGAAAGGATTGCTTTATTAAAAGAAAAAGTAGCATTAGCAGGTGATGTTTTAGATAAAAAGTTACTCCCTTCAGATTGGGTTTATGATAATATATTCCATTTAAGTGAAGATGAATATTCTGAATATAGAGACTTAATTGTACAAGATCAAAAACGTGCATTTAGATTTAATCAAATATTAAACGAAGGAAATGATCCATTAGAATCTGGTAAATCTTACGGTACACCACATGATTTAGCATTCCTATATGGTAAAGGTAGAATGGGTTCAAATCCTGATAACTTACCTGATGGGTATAATGAAAATATTCCTTTAGGACGACCTGTAGAAAAAGCATCTGATATTAATACTCAAGATAATGCTTTAGGTAAAGATAGATTAGGAGTAAAAGCTATGAAAGTAGATGATCAACCTGATATCGGAAAGGGCAAAAGTGGATTAAATTTAGAAAGTAAAACACACTATAAACAAAGTAAATCATTACTTGAAGGGTTGGATAAAAAGTTAAATCTTTTTAGAGAAGAACAAGAAGCCAGCTCTTTACTAGATGAAGACAATATACGGGAAGATTAATCTTTTTTACATATTTATAACAAAAATAACTTTTTATCCTAATGATAAAGCACAATAAGCTTAGAAACACAGGAATTATATTTGAGATTTTAGTAAGGAAAATCACAGCCGATTCTTTATCAGGAAAAGATTCTAAAGCTTTACCTATTTTGAAAAAATATTTTGTAAAAACAGAATTAGGTAAAGAATATAAACTTTATGAAACTTTATTTTCCTATCGAAATATAAGTGAAGCAAAAGCTGAGTCTATTTTAAATACGGTTATAGAAACTTCTAAAGGTTTAAATAAGTCTCTTTTAAGACGACAAAAATATAATCTTGTTAAAGAAATAAAAGAAACTCTTAATTTAGAAGAATTATTTCAAACTAAACTTCCTAATTACAAAGCTCAAGCCTCATTATATAACTTAATTGAGCTTTACACCTCAGAAAATAAGACCAAAAATCCAAAACAAATTATAGATAATAAACTCACTTTATTAGAATACTTAACAGCTTCTACTATCAATAAACAAAAAGTAGAAAACGATGTTATTTCTGAGTTTAAAAGCTACGATAAAGATGTTCGGGTTTTAACATATAAGATTTTACTTGAAAAATTTAACGAAAAATATAAGGATTTATCATCTGGTCAGAAATTGATTCTAAAAGAATTTATTAATTCATCGGATAATATAGTTAAATTAAAAGAAGTTTATAATACCAAGATTTTTGAGTTTAAAAAAACTTTACTATCATTAACTAAAAAAGTTACTGATGAATCAGTAAAGATAAAATTAAACGAAATTACTAGTTTATTAAAAGAATCAGATAAAATCAAAGATGAAGATTTAGTAAATCTACTTCAGTATTGCTCATTAGTAGAAGAATTACAGAAAATCCATGGAAAATCTTAACCTTAGAGAAATAATTAGAAAAAAAATTAAAGAAATGAACACCACTGGTGGTGGCGCTTCTTTTACTCCTGGTGTAGGAGCTAATTATGCTACTCCTAATGCTTTTAATCCAAATAAAAAAGCTAAAGGTGCTCAAAATATTTACTATTATAAGTTAGGATTCAAACCTGTAAATGCTAAGGCACTACATAAAAAAGCTAAAGGAATAGACCATAAGGATTTATGGAAAAGTAAACTAAATGAAGATAAATTTGATTTAGAAACTTACATTAATTCATTAGGCATTGAAGACAAAAAATTAAAGAAATTTATTTCTAATAGAATTTTAGGATTTGATAATATTGAAAATAAAATTAATGAATTAGTTCCTTTAATTAAAAGTGCTAAACAACAAACTATAAATTTCTATGAAAGAAATAAAGAATTTCAAGTATTGTTTGGTACAGATATAGCTGAATCTTACTTAGATGATTTAATAACCTTATTTAAAGACTAACAAATGAAAACACTACAAGAACAATATAATTTAATTTTAGAAGGAAAAGGTGATAAAGATTTCTTTATGAAATCTGCAAGACGTATATTTCCTCAATATGTAAATCAATACACTTCATTTAATGATGCTACTAAAATTTTAAAAAATAAATCTATTTTAACTGAAAGATTTATTGGTGGTTTAGTAACTCAATCAGATCAAAAACCAGATTGGTTTAAAATTTTTGATGAAAATATTAATGAAGCTAAAGCTATAGAATCTAAACCAACTAAAGAAATAGTTGATATGGAAACTAGAGGTTTTGATTATAAAGATCCTAAAAATATTGATAATGTTTTTGGACCTCAATTTCTTACAGGTTACTATGTTGAGATGAAAGATCCTAAAAATTCTGAAAAAACAGTTGAAGAATTAAAGGCTATCGTAGCTAAAAATTTAGCTAAAGATATCATGTATTATACTAAAAACAGCCAATTTGGTATTAAAGGTATAGGTTATAAAGAATCAACTCCTACTAAAGAAGTAAAAGGTAAATATAAAGCCGCAGGTGTTGAAGTAGCTCCCAAAATTGTAAAAGAATCTAAACTTCGTGAACATATTTCTAAAATTATTAAAGAAGAATTAAATGAAGGTTCTATTGAGATTAATGGAAAAACAGTTAGAACATATACCCAAAATGGTGATACATCATATAATATAACTTATGATGATGGTACTAAAGATAAAATATATGTAAATGATGATGGTTGGGATGAGATTAATCAACTCCATAGAAACGCAATTGGTGATAATGCTTATCAAAAACAATTTAGTAATAAATAGATATTCATGAAAGAATTATTAATAGAAACCAAACCATTCACTTATACTACTCCTCCTATTAAATTAATAGAAGGATTAGGTAATATATCTTCAAATAAAAACATATTTGTTGAAGGGGTATTAGCCACTGTAGAGGTAAAAAATGGTAATGGTCGTTATTATAAAAAAGAACTTTGGGAAAGAGAATTAAATAAATTCCAGCAAAAAATTAATATGGGTACCACTGAAACAGTGGGAGAATTAGACCATCCTGATAGCCAAATCATCAATTTAAAAAATGGCTCTCATGCAATCAGAAAAATATGGTGGGATGGTGATCATGTAAAAGGAATATTAGAAGTATTTTCTGATCCAGGTGAATATGGTACAGTATCAGGAAGAATTTTAGGAGCCTATATAAAAAATAAACTATTATTTGGAATTTCTTCTCGTGGTATGGGTTCATTGGAACAAGTAGGAGAAGTAATGGAAGTTCAAGATGATTTTGATTTATTAACATGGGACGCAGTATCAAACCCATCAAATCCAGGATCTTGGATGAAAACAGTTCAATTAGCCGAAGGTAAATCTACCGATATAAACCCATATAATAAAGTAAATAAATTAATTACCGAAATTTTATGTGCTAATGGCACATGCCCATTATATTAGAACCCCTCCTAAAATAGTCTTTTAGGATCGAGGCGCAGAAATGCGCCTTTCTTTTTTTATATCGATTTTTTGAAAATTTTTGCGGTATGTATGCCCGAATATGCTATTTTACTGATATAGCATCGATAACTATCTATTTTTATTATACTTGACTAATAAGTATATTTCCCAACAAAAAATTTTGAGGATTAAATTTTATGGAATCAAACAGAGACCTGCTTAAAGAAGCTATCGCTGATGCCAAAGCAGTAAAAGAAACCGCATTAGCTCAAGCTAAAGTTGCTTTAGAAGAAGCTTTTACTCCATTTTTAAAAGAAACCTTAGCCACTAGAATCGCTGCATTAGATGAAGCGGATGAAATGGAAGAAAACATGTACATGGATGAAGAAAAAATGTATGAAGGTGACGATATGAAAATGGAAGAAGGCGAAGAATCAATGGAAGAAGGAGAACTCGATTTAGAAGAACTTCTAGCCGAATTAGACAAAGATTCAGAACCAATGGAAGAAGGTGAAGATTTAGAAGAACTTTACGAAGCCGAAGGTGATGAAGAAGGCGAAGAAATGGAAACTGAAGAAGAGTTTAACATCGAAGACATGTCAGAAGGAGATCTTACCAAATTTATTGAAGATGTAATTCAAGATATGGTAGCTTCTGGAGAATTAGAAGGTGGCCAACCAGAAATGGGTGGTGAAGAAGAAATGGGAGGTGCAGAAGAAATCAGCATTGATGAACTTTTAGCTGAAGCAGCAAAAGAAAAATCAATGAAGATGAAAATGCAAGCAATGAGAGATAAGAAAAAATCAGCTCCTAAAAAAGATGAAGAAGATGAAAAGTTAAAAGAAGCATATGATGTTATTAAAACATTAAAAAGCGAACTTAACGAAATTAATCTTTTGAATGCAAAACTTCTTTATACCAACAAGATTTTCAAAGCTAAATCATTGACTGAGTCTGAAAAAGTTAAAGTTTTAAGTGCTTTTGATAAAGCATTAAATGTAAAAGAAGTAAAACTAGTTTATGAATCTTTAATGGTAAATACTAACAAAACCAAATCATCTATTAAAGAATCATTAGGTTCAGCTTCTAAAGTTATTTCAAAACCAGAGACAAAACAACCAATAATCGAAGTTAATGATGTATTCTCAAGAATGCAAAAATTAGCTGGATTAAAATAATTATTAACCCTAAAAAAAGATTTAAAATAATATGAACTCAATTCAATCATTATTGGAATCTGCTAACCCTTGGAAATCACTTCAAAGTGATGCCGGTAGATTGGCCTCTAAATGGTCTAAAACCGGTTTATTGGAAGGTTTAACAGAAGCCGACAGAAACAACATGGCAATGTTGCTTGAAAATCAAGCAAAACAATTAGTAACTGAAAACTCAACTACTTCTACTACAAATAACACTTTTACAGTAGGACAAGGTGAGAACTGGGCTGGTATTGCTCTTCCATTAGTACGTAAGGTATTTGGTCAAATTGTAGCGAAAGAATTCGTTTCAGTTCAACCAATGAACTTACCTTCTGGACTAGTATTCTTCCTAGATTTTCAATACGGTACTAACAAAGCTCCATTTACTCAAAATGGTTCAATGTACGGTGGTACTTCAACAGTTAACTCTACCTATCCATTCGCTACTAACACTACTGATGGTGGTCTTTATGGTGCTGGTAGATTTGGTTACTCAGTAAATAACACAGCATCTACAGCTACTTCAACTACTAGTTCAGCTAACTGGGGTACAACTTTTAATTTTGATTCTGATTACTCAGCTTCAGCTGTAGCAGGTCAATGGAAAACTATTACAGTTTCTTTACCAACTACTACAGATTTTGAAGCAGCTAGAAGTTTTGTTCCATATTCATCAAGTGTTGCTTTAACTTATTTACCAGCTTTCACAACTACAAGCGGAACTTCAGTAACATTTGTAGTAACTGGTTCACAAGTAGGTGGTGGAACATTAACATTTGTTGTTTCTCATTCATTAGCCACAGCCGATAATAAGAGAGGCGACTTTGAAGATGGTAACACTCAGTTGAATGGTCAAAATAACCCAATTGCAATCCCAGAAATTAACGTAAAAATGCAATCACAAGCAATTGTGGCTAAAACACGTAAATTAAAGGCAGTTTGGACACCTGAATATGCACAAGATTTAAGTGCTTACCAAAATATCGATGCTGAAGCTGAATTAACTAACATCATGAGCGAGTATATTTCTATGGAAATTGACCTCGAAATTCTTGATATGTTGATTCAAGATGCAGCAGCTGGTACTGAATATTGGTCAGCAATTAATAACACTGTTATTACTGGTGCATCAGCAACTCCTGCAGCTACTTTAGGATTCTATAATACTCAAGGTGGTTGGTTCCAAACTCTTGGTACTAAGATTCAGAAACTTAGCAACAAAATTCACCAATTAACACTTCGTGGTGGTGCAAACTTCTTAGTATGCTCTCCTACAGTAGCAACTATCCTTGAATCAATTCCAGGATTCGCTGCTAATAACAATGGTGATGCTGCTCAAATGCAATATGCGTTTGGTGTTCAGAAAGCTGGTTCATTGAATGGTAGATACAATGTTTACAAGAACCCATACATGACTGAAAACACTATTTTATTAGGTTTCAGAGGTAGCCAGTTCTTAGAAGCAGGTGCTGTATTTGCTCCTTATGTACCACTCGTAATGACTCCATTAGTGTACGATCCTGATACCTTTACACCAAGAAAAGGTCTCTTGACTCGTTACGCTAAGAAGATGTTACGTCCCGAGTTTTATGGGAAAATTTATGTATCTGGATTAAATACTCTTTAATCTACATAACATATAAAAACAGAGGGCCGCAATTTGCGGCCCTTTTTGTTTTTCTTTTTATTTAACTTGTGGTTTTTAGTAGGTTTTATTATATTTATGTTAAATCAATGTTAACAAATATGAAAGAAACCCCATCACAATTAAACATCCCAAGTTATGTAATGAATTTCCCATTTACTTTGGATACTAAGAATCCTAATAACATTTGGATGAAAGAATTATCACCAGATGATCTACAAGTAAATAGAAAAAAAGCTTATAAACAATTTATGGATCTTTATAATTTCCTATCAGGAGATGGGTTAGTATATTTACTTCCATCTCTTGGTGATTTTCAAGATCAAGTATATGTGGCTAATTTAGGTATTTATTTACCTCATATTAAAGATTCAAATAATATAGTTTTATCTAATTACACCTCAGAACCTAGAATAGGAGAAGAAAAAATTGGAGAGGCATTTTTCAAATTAATGAATTATGATACTCATTTATGTCCTTATAAATGGGAAGGAGAGGCTGATCTTAAATTTATTGGAGGTAATAATTATATTGGTGGTTCAGGTATCCGTACCGATCATAAAACATATGAGTGGATGCGGGAACAATTTGGTATGAATATTATTGATGTTGAAATGGTTGATGATTATTTATATCATTTGGACTGTTCAATTTTTCCACTCAGTAAAGAAAAAACTATGATTTGCACGTCGATGTTTGATCCTGAAGAGATCCGCGATATAGAAAAATATACTCAAGTTATAGACATAGATGAAGATGATGCCTTGGGTGGTATTACTAATTCAGTTCGTTTTGGTAATTTAATTTTATGTGCTTCTAATATTTCTGAATTAAGTAAAACTCATGAGGATTATGCTTATGAAAAACATAAGATTAATTCATTAGAAGCAATATGTGCTAAAGAAGGAATGGAACCAGTATTCTTTAACCTATCAGAATATATGAAATCAGGAGCTTTATTGAGCTGTATGGTTATGCATTTAAATTATGTTGATTATTACAAACAGTTAGTATAAGATGGCAAAAACAATAGAAGAATGGTTGGATACTGATGTAGCCGAATTAGAAAAATTATCCCTAGTAGAATTAGGAAATACATTTTTCTTTAGGGATCCTATGCGCCCCACTTATATAGATAATCAACATTTCTACGCTCCAGCAGATGGTGTGGTTTTATATCAAAAAATAGTAGAGGATCCTTCAAAAGCTATGGTTGAGGTAAAGGGTATGAACTATTCATTACAAGAATTAATGGGTGATAAAAGTTATAATAAACCATCTCTTGTAATTGGTATATTCATGTCATTTTATGATGTTCATATTAATAGAATCCCATATACAGGTGTATTACAATATAAACAATTAGATTCAATTGAATCAAGTAATAAACCTATGTTGGCTGTTGAAAAAAATCTATTAAATGGAGTTATAAATCCAAAGCATGTTATTCCTTATGTAAAAAATAATGAAAGAATGTGGAATAAAGTATATTCTCCATCTTTAGATTATTCTTATTATATGATACAAATTGCAGACGAGGATGTAGATGTTATAGTTCCTTTTACTACAGATCAAAATGAATTATTTACTCAAAATAGTAGATTTTCTCTTATCAGATGGGGTTCTCAAACAGATTTAGTATTGCCTTTAGATTCACGTTTTGATTTTGAATTATGTTTACCTGAACATATGCATGTTGAAGCAGGAATTGATAAATTGGTAAAAATTTCAACAAGAGATTAATATTTATAATAAAACATTATGGCTAGTAATCACCATGAAGACGAGATCTTCAAAGAAAAAAGAAAACCTAAAGGTGAAATTAAGTTTAAGCTTACTTTAAACGATGAACAAAAAGAAGCCAAACAGTTAATATATTCAAACCCGATAGTTTTATTAAAAGGTATGGCAGGTTCAGGTAAAACATTAGTTGCCTGTCAATCTGCACTAGATATGTTTTTTAAAAAGGATATAGAGAAAATTATTATTACTCGTCCTACAGTAGCAAAAGAAGAAATTGGTTTTTTACCAGGTGATTTAAAGGAAAAAATGGATCCTTGGTTAGCTCCTATTTATGCTAATCTTTATTTACTTTATGATAAAGATAGAATAGATAAAATGGTAGCTGAAGGTGAAATTGAGATAGTACCTTTTGCATTTATGAGAGGTAGAACATTTCCTAATTCATTTGTAATTGTAGATGAATGTCAAAATATTACTCACCAGCAAACTGAAATGATGTTAGGTCGTTTAGGTAGAGGTGGTAAAATGGTATTCTGTGGAGATATAGCCCAAATTGACTTAAAAGTTAGAAAAGATTCAGGTATTGATTTCTTTTTACGATTAGAAGAGCGGGTTAAAGGAGTTAAAGTAATGACTCTTAAAACTAATCATCGCCATGAAATAGTAGAAGAAATTTTAAAAGTCTATATGGAATATAGAGACTAATTCTTATCATATTTATTATAAAAACACCATGTCTGATTTAAAAATTATCATCTCAGAACAAATTACTTTACCTAATAAAAATATTGAAACATCTTTAAATACTGTTACAATATCGGGCGTTAATCAAATGGTAAAAAGAGTTGATACTATATCAACAACTTTTAGTGGTTCAGGGATTGAAATTTTAAAATTTGTAGATAGTGAAGAACAACAAACTGCAGGATCTTTTGTAAAGGATCAAGTAAAATATATAAGAATTACTAATTTATCTTCTACTGGATCAGCTGAAATATACTTGATTTCTACAGGTAATGAAAGTTCAATTTTTCAATTAGATTCTAAAAAATCATTAATGTTAAGTAATGCTGAATTTAATGCTTCATCAACTAATGATTATGTAGTTGAAAATTATGTTGATGAAACATATTATTCTAATTTTTATTATTATGATACTGTAAAAGCAAAAGCATCTGGTTCTAACATTCAACTTGAATATGTAGTAGCATCTTCATAAACCCTTTAATATTTATAACAAAAAAATGGCACTAACATACAGACAAACCAAAGGTTCAGCATTAACAATTCAAGAATTAGATGCTAATTTTGAATATTTTACTGGTTCACATGCTGTAACTGGTTCTTTCACCACCTCAGGATCTTTAATAATTACAGGATCTACTGATATTTCAGGATTATTAACTATAAATAATGTTTTTGGGGCTTTATTAACTCCAACAGCTTCATTATCAGGGATTGCTCCTACATTTAATGGCTCAGAAGGTCAATTTTTGTTTGGAAGTGGTTCTGGCGGTTATAAAATGTTTGTTTGGTTAGGAGGAGCTTGGAGATCAGGTTCATTAGTTTAAAAAATATATATTTATATAAGGGCTCGTCAATTAGACGAGCCTTCTTTTTTTCATATTTATAACAAAAACCGCCATGAACAAACCTATTTGGCCTGGATCTAGTTCATTTTCTATAGGAGATACTCCTTTTGGATTTTATGATACTGATCTCCAATTTCAATTAGATGCAGATAAAGTAGCTAAATTCTGTGCTCAACGTTTAGGATATCCTATAATGGAAGTTGAACTACAGAATATAAATTTTTATACAGCTTTTGAAATGGCTGTTACTACTTATGGTAATGAATTATATGCCTATAAAGTTAGGGATAATATTTTGACCTTAGATGGTACCCCCACAGAAGATATAGTTTCATTAAATAATGCATTAATTACTCCTAATTTAGCCAATGTAATTAAAATATCTGAACAATATGGAGCAGAGGCTGGTGTTGGTGGAAATGTAACATGGTATTCAGGTTCATTACATTTACAACCAGGAGTTCAAGAATATGATTTAAATGAATGGGCTGTTTCGCAAAGTATTACTAGTCCTATAGAAATAAAACAAGTATTTTATCAAGCACCTCCTGCATTAACTAGATTTTATGATCCTTATGCTGGATTAGGTTCAGGATTTGGAGCTGCTAATGCTATTAATTCATTTGGATTTGGTAGTTTTAGCCCAGCATTGAATTTTCTAATGTCACCTGTAAATTATGATATGCAGGTTTTACAACAATTAGAAATGAGTGAGCAAATCCGATTATCTAATTATACATTTGAAATTATAAATAATCGATTAAAAATATTTCCTATTCCACGAAATCATCATAATCTTTGGTTTAGATATATTAAAACTGAAGATAGATTATTAAATTCAATTACATATCCTGGAAGTGGAAGTGGTATAACTAATGTATCTAATGTACCTTATACTAATCCTACTTATACCCAAATAAATTCAGTTGGTAGATCGTGGATTTTTGAATATACTTTAGCATTATGTAAAGAAATGTTAGGATATGTTAGAGGTAAATACGATAATGTACCCATTCCTAATAGTGAAGTTAGGTTAAATGCTGCTGATTTAATTTCAGCCGCAGCTAATGAAAGAACAGCTTTAATTGAAAGATTAAGAACTTATCTTGATGAGACTTCTAATAAAGCATTATTGGAAAGAAGAAAAGATGAAAGTGACTTTAGAATTCAAGAATTAAATAAAGTACCATTAACAATATATATAGGATAATATGGCATTATTTGGCTCATCTAGAGATATTTCTGTATTTAGATATATTAACCGAGAGTTAATGGGAGATATCATTACTCAACAAGCAGCATATTATAAATATATTTTAGAAAAAACTAAAACTAATATTTATGGGGAAGCTGCTCAAAATAAATATTTTAACCCTCCAGTATTACTTAATTGTTTAGTTGAAAGAAATGATCAATCTTATCCAACTAATGGGTTTGGTGTTGATTTAATTTGGGGGGCTAATTTTGCTTTCCTATTAGATGATCTAAAAATAGCAAATGTACTCCCTGAAATTGGTGATGTTATTATGTATCAAGAAGGTTATTTTGAAGTAGATACTATAATTAATAATCAATTATTTGTAGGTAAAGATCCCGATTTCCCAAATGAAACAAACCCATTAAACCCAGGATTATCTAATTTTGGTTGGGATGTATCTATTATATGTAAAACTCATTATGTTCCTGCTGATAAATATAATATTGATAAAACTAGATTATAATGGCACAACAAGGACGTAAACCTATTCCTAAAACTCAAAAAGAAATATCAATAGGTCAACATACTGCTTATGATAAAGAATCAGGGAATCCTAATGATTCTGTACCTGACAAAAATAATAGAGCTTTACAAACTTCATTTAAAGGAGATACAACAAAACCTTTTAGTATCAATATACAAGATTTAGATGAAGCTGTATTTTATTATTTTGAAAATATTATAAAACCTTCTGTTTTACAAAATGAACAAAGAATTCCTGTACCTATAATTTATGGCTCCCCTGAAAAATGGAAATCATATCAAAAAGATGGGTATTATAGAGATTTAAAAGGTAAAGGAATGAGTCCTTTAATAGTATTTAAAAGAACATCTTTAGATAAAAATAGAACAGTTACAAATAAATTAGATGCTAATAATCCCATTAATTATGGTGTTTCAGTAAAAAAATATTCTCCTAAAAATTATTATGATAATTTTTCTATTTTAAATAATACTATTCCTGAAGAAACATATTATGCTGTTGTTGTTCCTGATTTTGTTACAGCAACATATGAATGTGTAATGTTTACATATTATGTAGAACAGATGAATAAATTAATAGAAATGATGCAATACGCATCAGATTCTTATTGGGGTGAGCCTGAACGTTTTAAATTTAAGGTTACAATAGATTCATTTACTGATACTATAGAAGTTTCAGAAACTGAAGATAGGATAGTTAAATGTACTTTTACTTTTAAATTAGCTGGGTATTTAATTCCTGATGTAATACAAAAAGATTTGAATTCTATTAAAAAATTCTCTAATAGATCTAAATTAACTTTTACAACAGAAGTGGTTTCTGATATTAAAAACATTAAATCTTAATATTTATAATAAAAAAATAAAAATATGCCAAATTATATTCCTTCTGGTGGTATTGTCGATGGTCAGATAATTTATGATGAACACGTTTATAGAATTATTGATGGTTTAAGCGGGACTACTGGTTATGATATTAATGCAGGGTTAGGAATTTTATATGTTAGTGCCTCTAGAAATGTTGGTATTAATACTATCAATCCATCTCCTGTATATAAATTAGTTGTAAATGGAAAACAATTTAATAATAATACATTTTTACTTTCAGGAAGCTCAGCTGAATTAATAATAGATAGTTTAGGTACTTCTGCTACAGCAACTAATTTTGTAACATACGATTCATCAACTGGCAAAATTTATACTACTTCAAGCGCAGGATTATTAGGAAATTACTTATTAGTAAATCAAACAGCATCAATGTTGGGGCCTTATCTATTGATAGCTCAAACATCTTCGATGTTAGCTCCTTATCTATTGATAGCTCAAACTGGGGCATTTGCTACAACTGCTTCTAATATTTTTAGAGGAAACCAGATCATCTCAGGTAATTTAACTGTTACGGGTTCAACAAATCTTCCAGGTTTAACACAAGGAGTAGGTGGTGGTTATATTTTAACCTATGACAACACTACAGGACAATTATTTTACACCCAAAGTACTAGTGCATTAACACCCCCAGATTTAAGTGGATATCTACTTATAGCTCAAACATCTTCAATGTTGTCTCCATATTTGTTAGTTGCACAAACTGGGGCATTTGCCACTACATCCTCTAATCAATTTAATGGAAATCAAACAATTACTGGAAGTTTAATAGTATCAGGTGGACAAACAACTTTATTTAATACAATAGCAACAGGTTCATTTACTGGCTCATTCAGTGGATCATTATTTGGAACAGCTTCTTTTGCAAGTACTGCTTCTAGAGCACTTACCGCTTCATATGTTCCTTTAACTGGAAATTCTAATATTGAAATTGATTATATAAATTATACTCCTAATATTAGAATAAATGGTACTGTTGGAGTTCAAGATGATGGGGGTGTTACCAATCAAGCAGTTACTTTAAATTTTACTGATTTTATTACTGCTAGTGTAGTAGGAGGAGTTGCAACTATATCAGTTTCTAGTAGTATTTTAGGAGGGGTTCAAATCCAAGATGGAGGAAGTGGTGAAGGTTCAGCATTTACATTAAATTTTGCTGATAATTTAGATGTTAGTGTGGCAGGAAATGTTGCTACTATTGATGGAACAATGAAAGTAGCTAAAGATGGTGCTGTTGACTCCTCAAATATAGTTAAACTATTAAATTTCTCAGGTTCAGGAGTATCTACAGTTTCAGTAGTTGGAAATACAGCAAGTATTTTTATCCCAGCAACCAGTGGTGTAATAATTCAAGATAATGGAGCTAATAAAGGTTCAAATACAACTATTAATTTTGTAGGAGCAACAGTTGCTACCTCTTCAGGAACAGCAACTATTACTATATCTTCTCCTTCAGGTTTACCTTCAGTTCAAAGTACCTCTAATAATTCATTAGTTCCAACCGCTTCATCGTTTTTATTTTCAGGAAGTGGAGTTGTTCCAACTCAAGTAAATACAAACACAGCATCTATCCATATACCAGGCACTGCAGGAGTTAATGGAAATATTCAATATAATAGTGGTTCATCACCTGCTGGTGCAACAACATTTAATTTTATATCTTCCTCAAATCAAGTACAATTAACAGGAAGTTTAATAGTTAGCAACTCAGGAGGAACTTATATATTATCGTCTTCTGGGGCAGTATTTTCTTCATCGTTATATACAACCAGTTCTGTGTTTTTCACAGGATTGGCCACAACATCATCAATCTCAAATATAATAACATATAATCCAACTACAGGACAATTATATTATACATCTAGTGATGAATATCAACGAGTAAAAGTTAAATCCGGTTCTAATATAACCAGTTCCAGAATGATAGAATTTACAGGATCTGGAGTATCAGTTACCTACTCAGCAGATCCAGTAACAGCCTCTATTAATATACCAAGTTATATCAATCCAGGACCTACAGGATATTTATCTTTTTATTCAGGAAGTACCTCTCAATCATTATATCCTGTTTCAGCAAGTAATCAGATAGGAGTATTTTGGGATATTAGTACTAATAGATTAGGTATAAATAAAATTACTCCTGAATATACATTAGAAGTATCAGGTTCATTCGGTGCTACAACAAAATCATTTATTGTACCCCATAAAACACAAGAAGGTAAATATCTACAATATGGTGTAACCGAAGGACCAGAACATAGTGTGTTTGTAAGAGGTAAATCAAATTCTCACATAATTGAATTACCTGAGGAATGGAGTTGGTTAATAGATCAAGATACAATAACAGTTAATTTAACTAGTGTTGGAGAATATCAAAATCTTCATATATTAGATATCATAGATAATAAAGTTATTATAGGATCAAATACATTAACTCCTAATTTCCATTATCAAATATTTGCTGAAAGAAAAGATGTTCCAAAATTAAAAACAATATTATAAATGTCTATAGTTTCATCAGCCTCAGGTAGTGTTTTAATTACCTCTGGTGGTCTATTTAGTAATCACTCAGGATCAGTAGCATATGGACCTAAACAAGTTTCCGATGGTTTAGTATTATATGTAGATGCTGCTAATCCTTTAAGCTATCCAGGCTCAGGAGATATATGGTATGATTTAACTAAAAATAATTATAGTGGTAGTTTATCTGGTTCAGTAGCAGTAGTTCCTTCATGGGATTCTATAGATCAAGGAAGAATTCATATAAAAGCTAGTTCAAGTTATGTAATCCCTGGAACTGATTTAAATACTCCTATGAGTAGTTCATTCGTTAATTTTGGAAAAATATTAGATAATGTATTTGTAGGAACAGGTTCAATTAAAGGAACCACACAAGGAGGAGGAGGAAATATAGCTACAGGAACTTCTCCTACTTTTACTATAAACTTGTGGTTTGAAATAGATTATTCTAAACAAATAGCCCAAAGTATATCTAGTGGTCTTACTAGTAGAGATTGGTTTCCTCGTAGAAATTTTCCAATGTTAGTAGCTAAATATGCTGATAATATTATAGTAGAATCAGGACCAGGATGGATAGGTAGTAATTTAGGAGAAAACAGACATTTTTATATAGGTTTATTTTTCCCTTCAGCATGGGATAAAACTACTGATACTCCTTTACCCAATGTTACTACTAATCCATATTATATAAGAGCTGAATTTAGTGAAAATCCTCAATCTATAGGAGGAACAACAAGAAGACCTATTATTATTACTAATACTCAATATACTATTCCTGATAAAGAACCCATAAATGTATGTATAACATTTGATTATACTCAACCTGCAAATAATGGAAGAGTTAAACTTTATGTAAATGGATATAAAACAGTTGGGGATACAGTTTCAGGAGCTAGCACTACTGGAAATTATCTAGGAAGTAATTCAGCACTATCTTTAGGTGCTTGGGTTGGTGCTACTGATAGACAATTAGAAGGATCAATAAATGGACCTACTCCAGCATCTGCTTTAGGAACTGCATACCAATCAGATGCCTATTTTTATTTATTTCAAGTCTATAACAGAGCATTAACCCCACAAGAAGTAGAACAAAATTATTTTGCTCATCGATACAGATTTAGACCTTGGCAAACCTTATAATATTTATAACAAAATAATAATATGTCATTACAATCGAATACTAACAACGATATATTTATAATCCCTAGCCAATCATTAATGCAATTTAGTGGTAGTGCAGCTAACCCTATAGTTTTATTAGTTGAACCTTCAGGTTCAGTAAATTTTGTAGGTACTACAGGTTCAATTCTAAAAATAATGGACAACTTATCAGGTTCATTATTTTCTGTAAATAATATATCTGGTTTATCTATATTAGAAGTATTTTCCGATAATCAAATTAAAATGGGAAATCCTTCAAATTACGCTTTAGTAGTTTCAGGTAGTAATGTTATTATAACAGGTTCATTAATTGATAAATCATCAGGAACTAAATTTTTAGTAGTTGATACTACAACTGGTGTAGTCCATACTACAGGTTCTGGTGGAGGTGGCGGAAGCCCAACAACACCTGGTGGTAATCCAACAGAAATTCAATATAATAGTGGAAGTGCTTTTGGAGGGGTACCTGATTTAGTTTATAGTTCTTCATTTGGATTAAGAGCAACAGGTTCATTTACTGGATCATTTACAGGTTCATTATTAGGAACTTCTTCATGGGCTCAATCAGCCTCTCAAGCAATCAGTGCTTCATATATCAATATATCTTCTTCAAATATAGCTACCCTAGAGGTAAGTTATGCAACACCAGGAGTTATAGCTTTATTAGCTAAAACAGGATCTGGGGCATCATCTGCCCCCATAAATAGTCTTCAATACAATGCAGGAGGTGGTCTTTTTGGTGGGGTAGTTAGTAGTTCTTATAATAATATAAACGGACAATTAACATTAGAAAATTTAATTGCTACTGGTTCATTATTAGGAACAGCATCTTTTGCAACGACATCTTCTTATGCTCTTACAGCTCTTTTAACAGCTTCTGTAAGCTCGAATACAATTACATTCACAAAAGGCAATGGTAATCAATTTAGCTTAACAGTTGCAACTGGATCTGGTGGTGGACCATCAACTACACCTGGTGGTTCAGATACTCAAATCCAATTTAATAGTGGATCAGCTTTTAGCGGTTCAGGTAATTTTACATTTAATTATACAAACAATACTGCAAGATTAACAGGTTCATTAATAGTAACAGGTTCAGCTATAATAACTGGTTCATTAAATATTACTGCTAATCAAAATAGTCTTCAATCAGCAGATATTGTTAATACAAACAATGGATCCTCAGCATATACTACTTTTCAAGTTGATGCAGGAAATGGAATTACTGGTTCAAGAGCAGCAATAGTAACATTACCAAAAAGTAGTACTATTAATACTTATTTTGCAGGAGGTACTAATTTTTCAGTATATCCTATTTCTACAGGAGATGTAAACAGACCAATAAAATATATTAATTCAATTCTTAATACTTCTGCAGCTAGTTCATTTGAATGGCATTATGATAGTGGTTTTACTTTAGGTTCAACTACTAAAAAAATGACATTAGATGTACCTTCTGGTATATTATCAAATTCAGGAAGTATTGTAACTTCAGGAAGTTTAACAATAACTAGTGGATCTACTAATACATCAAATGACTGTGCTATATATTTAGGAGCTAGTGGATCAGTAGGTAGTTGGAGAATAGCTCCATCAGGTGCAAATTTAGTTATCCAAAAATGGAATGGAACCTCATATTCAGGAGGAACAACTGTTACACCATAATAAAAAAATAAATGAAAAAATGGGATTAATAACATCAGATATTATAATTAGTGGAAGTTCAACAGCTTCTTTATTATTAAATAATTTACCCACAGCATCATCATTAACTAATATATTAGTTTATAATTCTGCTTCAGGTGTCATTAGTTATACTACTTCAACCGCAGTAGGTGGAGGTGGTAGTGGAACACCAGGTGGTTCAAATACACAAGTTCAATTCAATAATGGAGGAGCATTTGGTGGAGATGTTAGTTTTACATTTATAGCAGCTAGTCAATCTTTACAATTTGGAGATACAAATGTTGTAGCATCAGGTCAATATTCTTTTGCTCAAGGAGCAGATACAGATGCAATAGGAGATGCATCACATGCTGAAGGAAATGATGCTCAAGCTAAAGGACATTGGTCACATGCTGAAGGATCATCAACAGTAGCTTTTGGAAATTATTCTCATACTGAAGGAAATAGTACAATAGCTTCAGGCTCTTACTCACATGCAGAAGGAGGATTAACATTAACTTTAGGAGATTATTCACATGCCGAAGGAAGATCCTCTCTCACAGGCACAAACACCGCATACTCAGCATCAATATCAAGTGGCATAGTAACATTATCTGCGGCTTATGGAGATGTTAGTGGTGAGTTTATTACAAATAATCAATTGTTAGTATATGATGCCCTATTTGATAATAATTATGGAATAACATCATTTAAAATAAGTCAATCATATTATACTACAGAAACAATAATTGAATTATATACTTCTTTAATTAATACAACTACAGCTTATGTAGGTGATTTAATATATGGAGTAAAAAATTGGACAGGTGATCAAACAATATCATCTGCAGCTTATTCACATGCTGAAGGAAATACTAGTCTTACATTAGGATCCTATTCACATGCTGAAGGAGGTAATACAGTAACATTAGCAGATTGGTCTCATGCTGAAGGATCTGCTACAATAGCAATAGGAGCATTTTCACACGCTGAAGGAGAAAATACAATATCATTTGGTAATTATTCACATGCCGAAGGATATAATACTTTAGCAACGGGTATTAATTCACATGCTGAAGGAACTGGTACAGAAGCAAGAGGAGATTATTCACATGCTGAAGGAACTGGTACAGAAGCAAGAGGAGATTATTCACATGCTGAAGGATACAGTACTTTAGCAATAGGTCTTCGTTCACATGCCGAAGGAGAAGCTACTACAACAAATGGAGCTTACTCACATGCTGAAGGAAAAGGCTCTGCAACAACAGGAGATGGTTCACATGCTGAAGGATTTGGTACTCAAGCAATAGGAGATTATTCACACGCCGAAGGAACTGGAACAATAGCATTAGGAGATTATTCACATGCTGGGGGATTTAACACAATAGCCTCGGGCTCAAGCCAAACAGTATTTGGTTCTTATAATGTTCAAGGTAATGTTAGTTCTTCATTCATAGTTGGTATAGGTAATAATACTACTAGAAAAGATGGTTTTACAGTAGATGTAGATACTAATTTATCAGGCTCTATTATGATACCAACCAATACAAACAACCCATCCTCTCCTAAAACAGGTTCTATGTATTTTAACCCTTCTACAAATCTTTTATATATTTATAATGGAACCGCTTGGCGTTCATCATCATTTAATTAACAAATAAAAATTTATGACAACAAAAGTTTTAACACAAGAAGAGATCTCTCAATTAAAAAATTTAGAACAAAAACGTTCTGAATTAATTATTAAATTCGGACAATGTGAATTTCAATTTCATCAAATTGAATTAGAAAAAGAAAGTTTAAAAAAACAAATACTTAATTTAAAACAAACTGAGATAAATTTAGCAAAAACATTACAAGAAAAATATGGTGAAGGTTCTATAGATTTAGCTAAAGGCGAGTTTATATCTTCTCAATAAAGTTTTTCGCAAAGGGTTGCCATATTTATAACAAAACTTAAAAAAATTAAATAAAATATGGCTAACGTTTTATTATCACCTGGTGTTTTAGCAATAGAAAACGACCAGTCTTTTATCAGACAACAACCAGTAACTGTAGGAGCCGCTATTATCGGACCTACAGTTAAAGGACCTGTTGAATTACCTACTATAGTAACTTCTTATAGTGACTATGTTAGTAAATTTGGGGATGTATTATTAAGCGGAAGTGATACGTATTCTTATTTTACTTCTATTGCCGCTTATAATTATTTTAATAATAATGGCTTATCATTATTAGTAGCAAGAGTAGTTTCTGGTTCATATTCTCCTGCAATTTCTACTACTATTAATAGTAATATTTTAGCTACTACAGCATCAGCTAATGCAGAATTTACTTATCTTCATACCGGTGCTGCTTCAGTTGGTTCAGCATCATTTAGTGTTAGAGGAATTACATTTACTGTAACAGGAAGTTCATTACCAACTAATACTAGTACTGCAATTTATGTATCATCTGGTTCATCTGCTGCAAACACAACAACAGCTGTAGTTGCCGCATTTAATGCTAGTGCTTCTGTATCTCCTTATAATACTTCTTTACAATACATTACCTCAAGTGTTTCTGCTTCTACAGGAATTTTATTTAACTCAACTACTGGAGTAAACGGATTAACAGGAAATACATATTCATTTATTTCAGGAAGTACTACAGTATCGTTTACAGGAGGAACAAATCAACCATCATTTGTATTAGAAACTATCTCTGAAGGAGTTATTATGAATAGCTCAGGAAGTGAAGATAGTGCTGGTGCTTTAGTAAGCGGCTCAGTTAATAACATAAGATGGCAAATCATTAACCCAGTATCTTCTTCAGGTCAATTTACAATATTAATTAGACAAGGAGATGATGTTACTAATTCCCCAACAGTATTAGAAACTTTTACTGTATCATTAGATCCTTTTACTTCTAATTATATTTCTAAAGTAATAGGTGATTATATTTATAATTACAATCCTTCAACTAATCAAATTGAATTAAGTGGTTCCTATCCAAATGGAAGTAGATATATAAGAGTTAAATCAGTTAATCAATTAACTCCAAATTATTTTGACAATAATGGACAATTTAAATCTCAATATACAGCTTCACTTCCTATTGCTCAAAGTGGTTCATTTACTGGAGCTACGGGTGATGTAAAAGCAGGGACTAAATTTTGGAATGAAATTGAAGAAAATAATTCTCAAGGATTAGTAGCAGCTAATTATACTAATATGATTAATCTATTATCAAATCAAGATGATTATAGATTCAACATATTATTCACCCCAGGATTAATAGATGAATTCACAACTCATACTTCCAAAATATCTACAATTATAAATAATACTCAAGAAAGAGGAGATAATATATATGTAGTAGATTTAGTTGGATATGCTTCAACTGCTCAAGAAGTTATTTCACAAGCATCATCTAGAGATACATCATATGCTGCTGCTTATTGGCCATGGTGTCAAATAGTTGACCCAGCAACAGGTAAAAATGTTTGGGTACCTGCTTCAACTATGATTGCTGGTGTGTATTCAAATAATGACTACATTGCTGAACCTTGGTTTGCTCCTGCAGGCATTAATAGAGGTGGTTTATCAACTGTAATTAGAGTTGAACAAAAATTATCTCAATCAACTCGTGATAACTTATACCAAAATAAAGTAAATCCAATTGCAACATTCCCAGGACAAGGTATTGTGGTATATGGTCAGAAAACCTTACAATTAAAAGCCTCAGCACTTGATAGAGTAAATGTTCGTCGTTTATTAATTGCTCTTAAATCATATATTTCTCAAGTAGCTAATACATTAGTGTTTGAACAAAATACTATAGCTACAAGAAATAGTTTCTTATCTCAAGTTGATCCATATTTAGCAAGTGTTCAACAACGTCAAGGATTATATGCTTTTAGAATAGTAATGGATGATTCAAACAATACACCAGATGTGATAGATAGAAATCAGTTAGTTGGTCAAATTTATTTACAACCAACTAAAACAGCTGAATTTATTTACTTAACATTCAACATCACACCAACTGGAGTAACTTTTGATTAAAATTTTTAAAGGGGTGGATTAATAACCCACCCCTTTTTTAAAAAATTGATATTTATAATAAAAAATAATAAAAAGACATGGCAATTTTAAATCCAAACGAAATATTTTTTACTCCATTTGAACCCAAACAGCAAAACAGATTTGTTATGTATATTGGAGGTATTCCTTCATATATAATTAAAGGAGTAAGTGCTATTACATTAACTCAAGAATCAATTGCTCTTAACCATATAAACATTCAAAGATTTGTTAAGGGTAAATCTAAATGGGGTACAATTACTTTTACACTATTTGATCCTATTACACCATCTGGTGCTCAAGCAGTAATGGAATGGGTACGTTTACATCATGAATCTGTAACAGGTAGAGATGGGTATTCGGACTTCTATAAAAGAGATCTTACTTTTAACGTATTAGGTCCTGTAGGAGATATTGTTTCTGAATGGATTATTAAAGGAGCTTTAATCACTGAAGCTAACTTTGGTGAATATAGCTATGATAATGAATCTGCTGCTCAGAGTATTACTATGACAGTTCAACCTGATTACTGTGTACTAAACTTCTAATAAATTTAAAAAATTTTAAAAGGCTTGGATGTCCCGAGCCTTTTTTTATTTTTTTTATGATATTTATAATAAAATAACAATCTTTAATTTAAAAAAGTTATATTAAATGGAATCAAATTTTAATTTCCCAACGGAAATAATTGAATTACCCTCTAAGGGTTTACTTTACCCACCAGATTCTCCTTTAGCATCCGGAAAAGTAGAAATGAAATACATGACTGCTAGGGAAGAAGATATTTTAACTAACAGAAACTATATTGAACAGGGGATAGTAATTGATAAATTACTCCAATCAATGGTGGTGACTAAATTCAATTATGATGATCTTTTGATAGGTGATAAAGATCTTTTAATGTTATCTGCTAGAATTTTAGGATATGGAAAAGACTATACTTTTAGTTATTATTCTTATGCTAATAGTTCTACAGAGAAAGTTACTGTAGATTTAACTCAACTAAAAGAAAAATCTCTTGTTGTTGATAATTTAGTTTCACCAGGAAGAAATGAATTTAGTTTTAAACTTCCTAATACAAATAATAAAATAACATTTAAGTTATTAACTAATAAAGATGAACAAAATATAGATAAAGAAATCAAAGGATTAAAGAAAATTAATCCTAAAGATAATTTTGAACTAGTTACTAGACTTAGACACATGATAATCTCAGTTAATGGAGATAGTTCACCAGAAACTATAAATAATTTTATTAACAATGGTTTATTAGCTCGAGATGCCAAAGCATTTAGAGAATATGTAGCTACAATATCCCCAGGAATAGACTTAAAATATACTTATCAATTCGAAAGCGGTGTAGAGGAGGACATCAACGTACCAATTACTCTTAACTTTTTTTGGCCTGACGCCTGAGTATAGAGATTTTTTATTTTCCGAAATACATGAAATAGTTTTTTGGGGACAGGGAGGTTATAATTTTGAAACAGTTTATAACATGCCCATTTGGTTAAGAAAATTCACTTATAATAAAATATATCAACATTATAAAACGAAGTATTCTAAGGACGACACCGAAGATGTAGTAAATAAATCAATATCTGTTTTAAAACAGGCTAAAGCAGATAACATCATCCCTAAAGAAAAACCAACATATACAACAAAGGTATCAAAAAAGTGATACCTTTTTGTATTTATAATAAAACATATAGTTAATGGCTACTTTTGCAGATTTAGAAAGACAAATTAGAGATTTAGATCAAAGAATTAAAGATCTAGGAGGTACAGGCTTTGCTGATGTAAATGCAGAAATTAATAATTTAGGGGGTAATATAAGTAAAGCCGCTAAACTTGTTAATGATTTAACTTATGAAGTTAGAATTTTAGAAGGAATTTTTGGTAATATTGCTAGATCTGTTGAAAAATTAGTTGATGGTTTAGGGGCTACCCAATCAGCTGCTGATAAGATAGTAGATAGTTATGATGAATTAGATTCATTAGCTAGAAAATTAAATTACCATAAAAAAGAAGGAGGAACTTTAGATTCTGTTGAATTAAAATCTATTTCAAAAAAGGTTAAAGCCGAAATAGAAATTTTAAAATATGAATTATCCCAAGCTAGAGTAACTGGATTAAATCTCCAGATGCAACAAGAGTTGACTAAAGCTTTAGATCAAAGAACAGGTTATTTAACTAGATTAAATGAATTAGCTGAGGAATTATATGAAACAGAAAAAAATATTGAAAAAACATTAGGAGTAACTGGGGCATTTTTTAATGGAATCCAAAAAACACTTGCTAAAATAGGAATTGACAGTAAATATTTTAAACAGATGAATGCTGATCTTCGTGAAGCTGCAAAATCTGGAAATTCATTTTTAGTATTAGGAACTGGTATTAAAGGAATATTTAGTGGTGTGGCAACAGCTTTAAAAGATCCTTTAGTACAATTAAGTTTAATAATTGCAGCTTTTAAATTCGTTATAGATATCGCAAACGAATTTAATAAAAGAACCAGAGAAATATCTAAATCTTTAGGTTTAATAACTGAAGAATCTCATATTTTAAATGAAAACTTTTCTAAAATTGCAGGAAACACCTCAGATATTCTTCTTAATCAAGAAAATTTAAAAACTGCTTTTTTAAGTCTTAATGATGCTTTTGGAACATCTGTTATGTTTTCAGATCAGGTATTAAAAAATAATATAGATTTAACAACTAGATTAGGTTTAAATAATGAAGAAGCAGCTCGATTTGAACAATTAGCTCAATTAACAGGACAAGATGCAGTTGGTATAGTTAATGCTATAGGAAAACAAACCCCAAGATTATTAAATAATAAAAAAATTATTCAAGAAGTAGCTAAAGTAAATGGTCAATTATTTGCCCAATACAAAGGTAGTCCTGATCTAATAGCAAAAGCAGTAATCCAAACACAAAAATTAGGATTAACTTTACAAGATGCTAAAAAAGCTTCAAATAGTTTATTAAATTTTGAGGAATCTATAACTGCAGAATTAGAAGCAGAATTATTAACAGGCCGGGATTTAAATTTAGAAAAAGCTAGATATTTAGCTTTAATGGGGGATTCAGCAGGAGCTGCGGAAGAATTAATGAGAAATGTTGGAAGTTTAAATGATTTCCAAAACTTAAATGTTATTCAACAAAATGCCTTAGCTAAAGCTATAGGAATGACATCAGATGAATTAGTAGATACTTTAATTAAAAAAGAACAATTGAATAATTTAGATAAGGCTTCAAGAATTGAATTAGAAAAACAAATGAAGGCTTATAGAGAAAATGGAGAATATGAAAAAGCAGCAGAATTAGAAAAGCTAACTTTAAGAAATAAGAATTTTGATGTAGCTAAAATGGAACTGGATAACCAGGAAAAATTTGAAAATACTATAAAAAAAATTAAAGGCCAGTTTGTATCTTTAGTTGAAGGACCTTTAGGAAAAATGTCTCAAACAGTTCTTGATATGCTTTCTAATATAACTAAAATCCCAGGAATAAAATATATTCTTCCAGTAGCAGGGACTATAGGAATGGGGGCTGCTATCATGACTTTATTTCATGGTGTTACAAGAATGGTTACTGGAATTCAAAAAGTATTTGTTGTTAATCAAATGCCTGGCGGACCGGGGGGTGGTCCGGGACCTGGTGGACCTGGTGGTGGAGGTAAAATGGGTGGTTTTGGTAGAGCAGCAGGACGTTTAGCAGCTGGTGTTGCTGTAGCTCAAACTTTAAAAGATCAATATGATTTTCTTTCAGATAAAAGAACTACAAATACAGGAATTGGAGGATATCTTGAATCTTTAGGTGGTTCAGGAATGCAAATATTAGATACTGTATCTATGGGAGCAATTAGTGGAACAGCTAATGCATTTGGGGGATCAGGAGTATTCATCCCAGGAATGGATATTGATGATATAGCTAATGCTAGAGCGATATTTCATGCCTCAGGTAGAGATCCTGACAACAGTAGAACCCCTATGTCAACAGATAATAAACAATTAATCCAAGATATATTAGGTAATCCAGGTGCTTATCCTGAAGGAATAGTACAACAAGCTCAAGGAGTAAATATAGAAGAATTAGCTAATGGAGGTGTAGTATTAAAAGGAGGGCTTGCAAAAGTAGATACTGGTGAAGCATACTTAGGAACTAATTCATTAAAAATATTAGAAAATATGTTAAATAAATTAGACATGTTAAACAATACTATAGCTAATAAAAATTATAACCCAGTAATATCAATAAGTGGGGTAAAATTAAATGAAGGTTTAAGTACTGAAATACTAAAATAAAAAAATTAATATTTATAATAAAAAACATATAAATCATGGCTAGTTTAGAAGACAAATTTTTAAATAAAGATACTCCATTAACTGAAAAAGCAGGCGGTAAGAAAAAGGGGGGACATATCAGGAGCCCAATTGTTCAACGAACAGTTGATACTGATAATGGAAATATTCCTTCTCCATTAGCTGTAAAAGCAGGCGGTAAGAAAAAGGGGGGACATATCAGGAGCCCAATTGTTCAATAAATACCCCACTAGATTAAATAAAAAAATATAAAATAAAAAGGCAAAAAAGGAAAATAAAATTCCTTAAAAATAAATGGCTTTAATAAATCTTACAACCAATCTTAAATCTTTAAAATTTGGACATGATGAGTCAGGGGGTGGATCTTCTGATCAACCTTATATTCAAACAGCTATCCCTGCAACTAATGAACAGTTAAATACTACAAATGATCTTAATTTTAATATTTCATACAATCCTGATCCATCAAATTTTGAAGTTTTAGGTAAAGCAGGTCTCTCGGCAATTGGTGCAATTGCTGATGGTCTTGCACCAATTGTTGGACCAATTTTATTATATTCTGGTATATTAAATACAGCAAGAATTATTGTTGGAGGTATAGAAGATGGAACATTAAATAAAAGTTTATTTGATTTTTCTGGAACTAGTGTTTCTTTAAAACCAGCTGCTGCTGGAACAGGAGGACCTGATTGGCTTATTAGAGGAGGAGGTTTATTACCAAAAGCTGTAACAAATGATTTTGAAAGAATAACTAAATTTTTTAAATCTACTGAAGGAAATCTTTTTATTTTAAAACAAAATATACTTTCTAAATCTGCTCTTCCTTCTCAATCAACTAGAACAATTTCATCAAACACTGTAATAGGTGGATTCTTAAATCCTGCTAATTTAAATCCTCTTATTTATAATGAAGGTATTTATAATCCAATAAATACATTAGCTCAAGTTATAGGAGGTCCTTTAGGTTTACATCTTAATAAACAAGGATTAATTGGTGGTGGTCCTGGAGATTTAAGAAAATATTCTGATGTAGTAAAAAATACAGAAATTCAAACAGATAATCGTTTAATTAGACTATATGGTAAAAAATTTCTAAATGATAATCCAAGTAATATATCATTGGATTATATAGGCACTGATCCTGATATTTTGTTTAATTATCCTGGAGGACCTAATTCTATTTTAGGAATAGGAAGAACTAGAATTCGTTTAGATAATCCTTCTGTAAAAACTAATTTAGTTAACGATATTACAAATCCTGAAATAAATTATTATACTTTAGGATATAATCAATTAATGGAAGCTGGATCAACAGATAGTAATATTGTTACTGTTAGGGGTAATGATAATTACTTTAATGAAAGATCATATAAAGGTTATATTCCTAATCTTAGACAACGTGATTTTAGACAAAAGATAAATGAAATAATAAAACCTTTAAATAATAATGAGTCTGTTATTCAAGATGGAGAATATAACCCATATAATTCACAACTTAAATCTACTATAGAATCAAGATATCTTTTAGGAGATCCTGGAAATCCTTTAGATAAGAAGGTTTATGGGACTTTTGTTGGTAATAATTTAGGAAATACTGCAGGTATAAATTCTTATGATAAATTAAATCTTTATCCTATATATAAAACAAATCCTGGTATATCTATCAGTAATAATACTTCAACTCTTCCTGATTTAATACCTTTTAGAATAGGTATAATAGATTATCAATTATTAACAGATGTTTTTTCTCTTGGTTCAGAAGATGTTTCATTAAATAATGTGGCTATAAATTATATCCAATTTAGAGCATATCTAGATCAAATTTCTGATACTTATAGTACAGAATGGCAAGATTATAGATATTTAGGAAGAGGTGAAAAATTTTATAATTACACTGGTTTTGATAGAAAAGTCTCATTATCTTGGACAGTATATGCACAATCACAAATTGAATTAAAATCATTATATAATAAATTAAACTATTTAGCCTCAGCATGCGCCCCAAATTATAGTGAAACAGGATATATGAGAGGAAATTTTGTTGTGTTAAGTATAGGAGGTTATTTTATTCAACAACTAGGTATTATAACAGGATTTAGTTATGAAATGAATGATTCTAATGCAACTTGGGATACCGAATATGAATTACCTCATATGATTAAAGTATCTGGGTTTAATTTTATTCCTATTCATAATTTTGTGCCAAAATTACAATCTATTAAAGTTAATAATATTTTAGAGGATGATTTAAATACTGATTATAATCTTGATAATATAGAAGATAAAAATGAATATAATTTATATGAACAATATATTGATCAAAATAAAACATTTAATATAACTGTTAATGTCGAACAAGGCGATGATATCCCAACTCTTGATTTAAACAATCAAAATAATGGAGGAGGGCTCCCTCCAGACCCAGGTACTGTTCCTGATCCTCCAGATAATAGTGCTCCTCCTCAAAATCAACAACAAATAATAAATGATATATTGGGAGATACTCCCTAATGGTTAATATTTTTTTAACATGTCTAATAGATATATAAATGTACCTAAGAAAAAGATAAATGGAAAACAGTTATACCAAACTGTTATATACCCTGAAATTCCTTTGAATGAAAACGACACATATGTCTATACAACCCAGGGAGATAGATTTGATCTTTTAGCTCAACGATATTATGGAAATCAATCATATTGGTGGATAATATCTTCTGCTAATCCTTCAATACCCCAAAATTCATTAATAATCCCAGAAGGAATCCAAATAAGAATTCCTGTTAATCCATCAAGAATTTTATCAAGTTTTAATAGTTTAAATAATGTTATATGAATATATTAGGTGAAAGTTTTGAAACTTATGTAGATGAACAAGTTAAAGTTAGACAAGATTTTTTAGGAAGAAATTTTAATTCTAGTGACTCTAATTTAGCTGGAACTATTTATAAAAATTCTAAAGTAGCTTATGTTAGGTTAATGTCTTCAGTTGAATTTAAAGGTAATAGTAATTATAAATTTGTAAATTCACTAGGTTTAAAAGGACTTGAATTAGCTAAAAAATATGTATTATTTGCTGGTACTTCACCCGTAGTATTTACTGATCCAGGAGTTGAAGCAGGTACAGTAGCACCTCGAGATTCATCAACTTATAATGAATTAAGATATGGAATTAGTTCAGAAGGAGCTTATGGAACCGGAGGAAAAACACTAGGTTTTAGACCTATGATGGGTATAAGTTCCATAGAAGTAAAAACCGATGGTGATGGATATACAACATCAGCTGTTGTAAAAATTAAAGCATATAATTCAGAACAATTAGAAATAATAGAGGCTCTTTATTTGCGTTTAGGGTATTATATGCTTTTAGAATGGGGGAATGTTGTTTATGTAGATAATAAATTTAATATATTTACAGATGGAGGTGATAATACCTTGCAAGAATTCTTTTTTGATCCTGCGGCAAAATATATAAGTGATATGTTAAGTGCTATAAAAACAGTAAAAAAAGAAAGTAATGGAAATTATGATGCTTTATTTGGAAAAGTTATAAATTTTAATTGGAGTTATTCTCCTGATGGTACTTTTGATATTACTCTTAATTTAAGAAGTGTAGGAGATATTATTGAAGGGTTAAAAATGAACTCTCAAAAACTCTTAAATGAACCTGCCCCTATAGATGCTAACAAAACAACCCCAGACCCTATAGATCTTTATAGAGATCAAAATGCTATAGGAGCATTGTATTATACAGTTGCTAAAAAAATAATTGGTGCAACAGGATATGTTTGGTCAGAAGTAGGTACTCCAATAACAGGAATAAGTGTTGGTGAAAAAACCTTTGCTAGATTAAAATTTCAAGGTTCTGCTACATCTCAATATTATGTAAAATTCAACAGATTATTAGCTGAAATTCAATCAAGTTATGTATTAAGATTTAATGGAGATCCATCATTAAAAATAAATTATGAGCGAGGAAAAAATCTAATTCCAGTAAATGAATTAACAATTAGTGCAGATCCTAGAGTATGCATAGTTTCTAGAACTGATACTATTAACCCTCAAGCATTATTTCCTGGAGCAACTAATGTTGATAGTAGTTTTACTTATGAGTTTTTTAAAGATCTTGATCCTTTCTTATTCTCCTCAGGAACAACATCATATTATGGAGATTTAATGAATGTTTATGTAAATTTTGACTTTTTATTAGAAAAAATAAATGATCTTGTAGATGAAAAAACAAACAGGGTATCATTAAAACAGTTTTTAAATGAAGTATTAAATGAAATATCAAGAGCTTTAGGCAGTTCAAATACATTAGAAGTTTTTGTAGATCAAGAAAACAATGAATTAAAAATTATTGATAAAAATCCTTATCCTTATAGAGATACTGTATTACAAACAGTAGGAGCAACAGTAAGACCAACAACTACATTCAATGTTTCTGGGTTTAAAGCACTTTCAGGACAAGATTCACAAGGAAATCCTATTACTTTTATAGGGGAAGGTTCTATGGTTAAACAATTAGACTTCCAAACAACCATTCCTCCAGATTTTGCTACAATTATTTCTATTGGAGCTGCAGCTAATAAAAAATCTGTTGGAGAAGACACAACAGCTTTTTCAAGATTAAATAGAGGATTATTTACTAGATTTGCAGAAATTGTAACCGATGGAAATGAGTCAAGTACTAATCCAGATGATACTCCTGATTCACTAATAGGGGCTTCAGGTACATTTTTCCAATATGTTGTAGGAGGAGGAGATTCTTCTAATATAGTTTGGCAACCTGAAGTATGGGAAGCTAATAAAAGTATTTTATCTAATTTGGTTTATTTCATTAATAAAGGAAAAGCTAATGAATATAAATCAAATTCAACTGTTTCAGCAGGTTCAGGATTTATTCCTATTAATGTATCTTTAACTATGGATGGATTATCAGGAATGAAAATTTTTCAAAAATTTAATCTTAACACTGAGTTTCTTCCTTCTAATTATCCTGATGCTGTAGAGATTTTAATTAAAGGAATTACCCATACTGTTAAAAATAATCTTTGGGAAACAAAAATTGATTCAGTAATTGTAGGAAAAAGTGCTGATAATACAGCAGCAGCACCTGCAGCAAAGAAAAAGAAAAAGCAAAAGAAAGCATCATCATCAGGGGGTTCATATAAAGATGCAGCTTTTACTGGGGTTGGTTCTGCAGATCCAGCAACAGGATGTCCTTCAAATCAAAGAACTAGAACAGATCATGTATATGTAAAATCAGAACCTTCAGGTTGGTGTGTAGATAAATACCAACTTTCTAGTGCAACTGATCAAGGTAGTTGGGGTAGTAATTTAACTATAGCAAAACCTAAAATTTTTCCAAAATCTCGTATATATTTACATCATACTGCTACTTATATTCAAGGTACTAATTGGGCTGGAGATAAAGGTTTACATGTTGTAGAAGCTTGTTGGAACCCACATTGTTTATCAAATGGTACAAGTCTTCGTAGCACAAAAGGATGGGTTCCTAGTGCTCCCTTTGTTTTAGATGGTGATGGACATGTTGAAAGATTAGCTGATGAACGTTTTAAATATATAACCCAAGGTTCAAAGTTCAGTCCTGACCCAAACGTACATGGTATTGGTATTGAAGTAATAAACCCAGGTCAAGCTTTTGAACGAGGTGGTGATTGGTTTGATGCATCAGGAAAAAATATATCTAAAGGACAACGAGGACAAAAATATCAATTAGGATTTGATGGTGTAAGTGGTATTGGTATTGGTAATGGTATATCAAATATAGTAGATTGGAATCTTAACCCAACAACTTATAGAACTTATAAATATGGATTTACTTATACTGGTTTACAAATGGCAAGTTTAAGAGGTCTTCTTTTAAAACTAATGTACAGTTATAAAATTCCTTTTATATGGGAAGGTGAAAAAACTTGGAGAAGTATATGGTATGAAGTAGATGAAATTGGAAATGGACTTTGGAGAACTAAACCTGGGATATACAGCCATGGGTCTGTTTTTGGGGGTAAAGTAGATTTAGTACCTACATTAGAAGTAGTTAGTATGTTAATATCAGTAGGTAATAATGGTCCTCGAAATGGAAATTTATATCCTGCAACATGGGCTCAAGCCTCAGCATTTGATTCAGCTATTATAAGTAAAGGTGGTAAAATTAGTAATTTTAGACTTAATGCAAATTAGAAGAACAAGTTAATTTAATTAAAAAATAAATTCACTATAACAATGTATTATCCTAAATCTCAAATAAAAACAAATTTATATACTGATGGAGGAAAATTTATTATTGAATCTACTGGAGATGATTATATAGGGTATTATTGGGAAACCTCTAAAGGTGAATATTTTACAGGAAAAACACCACAAGATTCAATTGTACAAAAATTAATATTAAATCCTCCAACATCAATTAACCAGGCTACTTTATCCAAATCTTATTCAACAATATATCCTTATATTGATCCTGAAGGTCCAATTAATGCCTATTCAGATGAAGAAATATTTAAATATAATAATTTTTCTATTCTTCGTGAATATTTAAATGCAAAAGATTATCCTGAAGAAGAATTAGAAAAACAAATTGCTATTCCTTATTTTGCTTTTAACAAACCTACCGAAGAAGATTATAAAAATGGAACTTTTGTAAGATATTTTTGTAAAAAGGCAAATGAATTTATTTATATAGAAATATCAAAAGAAATTTTTGATAAACTCTCAAATAAAGATCCTGATATTGATTGGTATCTTTATGTTCCTTTTCAAATTAATTGGAAATTAACTGGTAGTGAACAATCTGTTTATAATACTAATAAAAACATAGTTGAATTAACTATGAAAAAAAATAAACTACCCCAATTTGATAATTATTTAAAAAAAGATTATCTTAAATTTGCCCAATATTTATAATAAAATATGGCTTATATTTTTAATCCTTCTCAAGAAAATTATCTTAATGGAGAATCACAATTAGTTAATTTACTTAGTCAAACTGATTTAGGTTTAGGAACACCCCCAACAAATAATAATCTGACATTAGCTAATTCTTTAGGCCAAACTGTTTTAGATTTAGAAAGTTCAATTTTTAGTAATAATTCTGTATTAGCTAATTCTTTAGATCAAACTGTTTTAGATTTAGGAGGTATAGCAACATATGGTGGGGCCCCATTAGAATATACTTTAGAACAAACCGAATTAGATTTACCAAATCCTTCAACATATGATGGTATTTCTATATTATATAATTCCCTAGAAGCAACCAATTATGATTTACCCAACCCCTCAGTTTATATTGGAGCTGGACTTTTAAGTACTGTCAATGTTTTAGATTTTACTTATTTAGATCCACTAAATATCTCAGTTTATAGTGGGGCTGGGTTTTTAAGTATTGATGGTGTTTTAGATTTTACAGAATTAGATTCACCTAATCCTATATCTTATGTTGATTCTCCAACATTTTATTTAAATAGTAATAATATTTTAGATTATACTATTTATGATTCATCAAATCCTACAGCTTATCTTAATTCTGAAGAATTTTTATTAAATAATAACAATATTTTAGATTTTACAGAATTGGATTTTTCTAATCCTGTAACTTATAATGATATATTAGGTCAGACTTCATTAGGTGAGCCTTTATTATATTTTTCATTAAATTCTACTGAATTAGACTTACCTAATCCTACAACATATAATGGTGAATCAGTATTAGAAACTACTTTAAATGATACCGAATTAGATTTACCTAATCCTACAATATATAACGGTACTTCTATATTACCATTTTCTTTTAATGTAACTAATTTAGATTTAGAAAATGGTGAATTTTTAGGAGGTCCAAATAATGATTTAACTACTACATATCCTGGAACTGTTACAGGAACTCCAAATCTTACCGCAAACCCAGGACCCCCTGATAGATTTATACAAAGATATACTCCTACTTTTACTTATTTAAATCAAATAAATAATTTAGTTATAAATAATAGTTTTTTATCTAGCATTCCAGAATCTCCTTTGATTTTAGCTACTACTAACCTAGATAACTCAGATGGAGGGGTTGATGGTGGTATACCTTATAAAACTGCTAAAGACCCCACATTATATCCTATAACAGCACAATCACGTACTCCTATTAGAGGTTGGTTTAGTGCACCTGGTCAACCAGCTGAAAAATTTGGTGTTGTTAGTAGTCTTGCTAATGTTAAAAGTGGTTCATTTGCATACGATTCTGAAAATACTTATTTAGAATATATAAACAGATTTATTTAAAAAAATAATTAAATTTGGTTAAATATAATATTTTTATTATCTTTACCTCATGTACTGGTTAATAGAAACTGATGAACAGTTTGAAGAATTAAAGGAAAAAAAATTTAAAAAGGTATTTTTAGAGATTGTTCCTTACCATCATTATTATCATCCTTCTTTAAGCGAAATAAGTCTTATCTTTATTAAACCGTTTATAGATGAGAAGGGTTATATGTTGTGCGTGTGCCACAACGAGGGATTCTCGCTTAATAAAATGCTAATAGACGCGCTATTAAAGGATATAGATGAAATATATGTGATTAATAAAAAACAAAAACTATATCATCTGCCCTATAAAAACTTATATGATTTAACTTATTTAATGCCTGATGGGTTTAAGTATCCTGATAATTTAGTTTATAATTATTTTTATTCAAAACATTCTGATATATCTGATTTAAATAGAATAATTCCTATAACTAAACATTATGAATATTGTGAGGATTTATTTAAGTTAATTCAAAAGTATTTGCCTTTAAATTATCCTAAAGAATTAGAATTTTTAAATACTAAAGCCCCATTAGCCTTTTTAGGTATAGAAAGAAATGGATTAACTTTAAGCCCATCTTCATTTTATGATCATTTTGATCTACCCCACCCAGAATACTCTATATTAGAAAATAAGATTTTTACAGAATATAATTTATACACTACAACCAAACGACCTTCAAATTCATTTAATGGTATAAATTTTGCTGCATTACCTAAAGACAATAAAGTTAGAGAAAGTTTTGTTCCTTCAAATGATTTATTGGTTGAGTTTGATATTTCAGCCTATCATCCTACATTGGCTGCTCAATTAATAGATTTTAATTTTGAAGATAACGTTTATAATGAATTTTCTAAAACTTATGATGTTTCGTATGATGATGCTAAGGAAATCATTTTTAAAAATTTATATGGCGGTATAAAACAAGAATACAGTCATATCGAGTTTTTTAAGAAAATAAGCACATTTATAGATAAGTTGTGGGATGATTTTAATTATGGTGGATTTATTGAATGTCCTGTTTCTAATTATAGATTTTATAGGGATAAGTTAAATGATATGAATCCTCAAAAATTATTTAACTATTTACTACAACACTATGAAACAGCCAACAATATTGAAATTCTATTAGAAATACATAAGTTATTGGTAGGTAAAAAAACTAAACTTATTTTATATGTTTATGATAGTTTTTTATTTGATGTAGATAGAAAAGAAAAAGATTTATTATTAGAGATTCAAAAAATATTTGAAAGAAAAAAACTCACTATAAAAATAAATAAAGGATCCGACTACACTTTTTCATAAAAAAGAGTTGATATTTATAACAAAATCGACTCTTTAAAAATGAATAACAAATTATTTGCTTCATTTACTCAAATAGATAATTTAGAAGATCTGATAGAAACTATATCTACTGATTATGTTATAAACTACGATAAATTATTTATACTTTATGTAAAATCTACTGATGAATATGTAATTACCTATAATACAGACAGTGGTAACATTGGTAGTTTACCTCCTAATACTATTTCAGTACATAGAAAAAAAGACACTAATACATTATATACCATAAATGCATTAAATGAACTGATAAAAAGACTCAATGGGGGTATAGTAGATCCTTCCTTTAGAGTTAATTGGAATCATTATAAAAATTGCATATTATTAACTCAACAAAACGAATTTAAATCACTTAACACCAAATTATACAAAATAATTGAATTATAAGTTAATCATTCAGGTTGGAATTTTAAGGCCTTTTCATTATATTATCGCCACGATTTAGAATTAACCACATTTATTAACCGTTTTAAAAACAAATTTTATGGATTTAAGTAAAATCAAAAACAGGCTGGAGTCTCTACAGCAAAAACCAGGGGCAAAAAAAGAAAAAGTTGATTATTCAAAAATCTTTTGGAAACCAAAAGTAGGTAAACACCAGGTTCGTATCGTACCTTCTAAATCCGATAAAGCTAATCCTTTTAAAGAAGTTTATGTTCACTATGGGTTCGCTAAGTATCCTATTTTTGCTCTTACTAATTGGGATGAATCAGACCCTATTGTAGAGTTTACTAAAAAACTTCGCTCAACATCAGATAAAGAAAATTGGTCCCTAGCTAAAAAGCTTGATCCAAAAATGCGTATTTTTGCACCAGTAATTGTACGTGGTGAAGAAGATATGGGTGTTCGTCTTTGGGAGTTTGGTAAAGAAATTTACATGCAACTATTAGGTATTGCTGAAGATGAAGATTATGGTGATTATACTGATGTTACTGAGGGTCGTGATTTTAATGTAGAGGCTGTTGAAGCTGATATTGCTGGACGTAAAGGCATCAAATGTACTATCCGAGTAAAACCAAAAACTACTCCTCTTAGTGATGATGCTAAACAAGCTGAACTTTGGTTAACAGAACAACCTAATATTTTGGAAATCAACAAGAAACATTCTTATGAAGAAATCAAAACTACTCTTCAAAACTGGCTAAACCCAGAAGATGAAAATGGAGAAGTTATTGAGGATACAGAAGAAGCTGAAACCCCAAGTGAAGCACCTTGGAAAGAAGAATCAGAAAGTATTACCGCTAAAGTAACTGAAAAGAAAATGGGTGGTAAAAAAGCAAAGACTTCAGAAAAGTTTGATGCTTTATTTTCCGAGGAATAATTAAAAACTAAATTTTATGACAACAATAACAAAGAAGTCAACTTCTTTGAATGAGGCTGTTTCCTCTGAACTTAAAAAAGGGTTTGACCTAAATAAGTTTAAAGATAAGAAACTTCTAAATTCAAATGTTAAGTTCAAAGAACAGAAATGGATACCAGTTTCGGAAGCTTTATCAGATATTATCTCGCTTCCAGGTATTCCTATGGGTCATATTACATTACTCCGAGGACACTCTGATACAGGTAAAACTACTGCACTTATTGAAGCAGCAGTTAATGCTCAAAAAGCAGGAATCCTTCCAGTACTAATAGTAACTGAGATGAAATTTGATTTTGGACATCTTAAAACTATGGGTTTTGATGTGAACGAAGTTATTGATCCAGCTACAGGTGAAATACAAAATTATGAAGGATTTTTTATCTATGCTGATAGAAGTTCTTTACAATCTGTAGAAGATGTTGCTGCATTTATTTTAGATCTTTTGGATGAACAAGCTAAAGGCAATTTACCTTATGATCTATTATTTTTATGGGATTCAGTAGGTTCTATTCCTTGCAAAATGAGTATTGAAAAATCATCAAATAGTAATGAGTGGAATGCTGGTGCTATGTCTCAACAGTTTGGTAATTTTGTAAATCAAAAGATTGTACTTTCACGTAAAGAAAATTCTCCTTATACAAATACATTTGTTTGTGTAAATAAAGTATGGGTTGAAAAACCTTCGCTTCCTATGGAACAACCTAAAATGAAAAATAAAGGAGGAAATACGATGTTTTTTGATGCCTCACTAATTGTTACTTTTGGTAATATTGCTAATGCAGGTACAAATAAAATCAAGGCTGTTAAAGATAAAAAAGATGTTGAGTTTGCTAAACGAACTAAAGTTTCAGTAGATAAAAATCACATCAATGGGATTTCTACTAGAGGTTCTATTATTATGACAGCACATGGTTTTATTAAAGATACACCTCTATCAGTAGATAAGTATAAAAAAGAACATGCTGATGAATGGGCTAAGATTTTAGGAGGTACCAATTTCAAGATTGTTACTGAAGATGAAGCTAATGGAGAAGTAGATACATCTGAAGATTAATATGGGAAAGAAAGAATATTTAAAACTGCTAGAAGAGGTAAGTTTAGAACACGAAAAAGAAACATCCTTCAGTAAAAATGATAGAGTATTATTAGTTGATGGTTTAAATTTATTTTTAAGAAACTTTGCAGTTTTAAATTACGTTAATCAAAATAACGCCCATATTGGTGGGTTAGGAGGCTTTTTAAGATCATTAGGAAGCCTAATTAACCACACCAAACCCACTTCAGTTTATGTAGTATTTGATGGGGTAGGTTCTTCCACAAACAGGAAGAACTTACTCCCCGAATACAAATCTGGACGAAATGTAAATAAAATCACCAATTGGGATATTTTTGAAGATAAGTCAACTGAAGTAGATGCTCAAGTAGACCAAATATCTAGGCTAATAAATTATCTTCAATGTTTACCTGTTAAAACTTTATCAATAAGTAAAGTAGAGGCTGATGATATTATAGCATTTTTAGCCACTCACCTTTCAACCCAATATAATTCTCAGGTTTTTATTGCTTCTAATGATAAAGATTTTTTCCAGTTAATAGATGATAATATTACAGTTTATAAAACTGGTGAAAAAGTATTTTATAATAAAGCATTAATTAGGGAAAAATTTGGAGTATTAGCTGAAAACTTTATTATTTATAAAACATTAGTAGGAGATACCTCAGATAAAATTCCTGGAGTAAAAGATTTAGGACCAAAAACACTGATAGAAAAATTTCCTGAGGTAGGACAAACTATTCTTTCATTAGACGATATATTTAATATCTGTGAAACTAAACTAAAAGATAATAAAATTTACTCAAGGGTATTACATGACTTTGAGAATGTAAAGAATTTTTATAGATTAATGGATCTTAAAAACCCGTTGATAGATGATAATGAAAAAGAGTTTATTATTGAAACAGTTGATAGTCCCATCCCTGAATTGAAAACTAAAGAATTTCTACATTTAGCTAATCAAGATGATTTAGCTATTATTATAAAAGGAGTTGAACTTTGGTTAAAAGACACATTTAGAATTTTAAATTCAATTAAAAAATAAAAACATGACCCTATCATCTCTAGAAAGCTATGGAATTAATTTCCAGGTTAAAGTAATTGCTTCTTTATTAACAAATAAAGAATTTTTAAATAATGTACATGATGTTTTAGATGAAGAACATTTTAGTAACCAAGCACATAAGTGGGTTCTAAAAGAAATACTATCATATTACCACAAATATCATACTACCCCTACAATAGAGGTATTAAAGATTGAGCTAAAAAAATTAGATAATGATGTATTGAAAGTTTCTATTAAAGAACAATTAAAAGAAGCATATGAAGCATCAACTGAAGCTAAAGATTTAGAATATGTACAAAAAGAATTCTCTAAATTCTGTAAAAATCAAAATTTAAAAGGAGCCTTATTATCCTCAGTAGACTTATTAAAACTTGGAGATTATGACTCTATTAGAACCTTAATTGATAATGCATTACGTTCAGGACAAGACAAAACAATCGGACACGAATACACAAAAGATATTGAAACTAGATATCGAGACGAAGATAGGGCTCCTATACCATTTCCATGGCCTAAATTTAATGAGGTTACTCAAGGCGGTTATGGAAAAGGAGACTTAGTATTAATTTTTGGTAATCCTGGAGGAGGTAAATCTTGGGCTATCGTGGATATGGCTGCTCATGCTGCCTCATTAGGTTATAATATAGTTTACTATGCCTTAGAATTAGGTGAATCTTATGTAGGTAAACGTTTTGACGCTAATTTAACTAAAATTCCAGTAGATAGATTATCTAATCATAGGGATAAAGTAGAAGAAGTAATTAATTCACTTCCTGGAACTATTATTATTAAGGAATATTCACCAAGAAGAGCCTCATTAGATACTATTGAGCAACACTTGAAAAAACTTAAATCTCTATATGATTTCACCCCAGATGCTATTTTCATTGATTATCTTGATTTGCTAAAAACTCGAAAACCTCGAAAAGAACGTAAGGATGAAATTGATGATGTATTTACTGATGCTAAAGGTTTAGCTAAAGAATTAAAAATTCCAATTATTTCACCTTCTCAAATTAACCGAGCAGGAGCTAAAGATGATGTATTAGAAGCAGATAAAATTGCTGGTTCTTATGATAAAATTATGATTGGAGATATTTCATTATCACTTTCAAGAAAACGTAAAGACAAATTAAATGGTACAGGTCGATGGCATTTTATGAAAAACAGGTTTGGTCCTGATGGTATGACGTTTAGTTCTAAAATTGATACTTCTATTGGTAAAATAGAAATCATGGATAATATTAGTGAGGAAATGGAGATGATGGAAAGTCAAAAGGCTAACAACAGTAGTGGATATGGTAATGTTGATGAAGACGAAAAATATGCTTTGAGAAAGAAATTTTTTGAATTAGAAGGTAAAAACGGATAAAATAATATTTATTAACATGATAACTGAACCTAGATACTTTTACAAACCATTTGAATATACTGAAGTATATAATTTTTTAAAAGATCAACAAAGAGTACATTGGTTACCTGAAGAAGTCCCACTAGCATCAGATATAAATGATTGGAAACTTAAATTAAATGAGTCTGAAAAGAATCTAATAGGTAATATTTTAAGAGCATTTGCTCAAACTGAAACCTATGTAGAAGATTATTGGAGCTCTAAAGTTAGTCATTGGTTTCCTAAACCAGAAATTCAACACATGGCTGTTACTTTTGGTTCATTTGAATCTATCCATGCAGAAGCATATTCCTTATTAAATGAGGCTTTAGGATTAGATAATTTTGAAGCCTTTATGGAAGATGAAGTTTCTAAAAATAAAATAGAACGACTAATCAGTACCCCAGGAAACACACTAGAAGAAAAAGCAATTTCATTAGCAGTATTTTCAGCATTTACAGAAGGAGTAAACCTATTTTCCTCATTTGCTATTTTAATGTCATTTCAGCTTAGAAATTTAATGAAAGGTATGGGTCAAATAGTTGAATGGTCTGTAAGAGATGAAAGTTTACATTCAAAAGCAGGTTGCTGGTTATTTAAAAAGTTATTAGAAGAAAAACCAGAATTAAATGCTTGGAAATTAATTAAATCAGTCAATGAAGCCTGTGAGCTATCAGTAAAACTAGAATTTGATTTTATTGATAAAGCTTTTGAAATGGGTAATATTGAGGGTTTAACTAAAGAACAGTTAAAAAATTTCATTAAAGCAAGAGCTAATGAAAAAATGGTTGAGTTAGGACTAAATCCTTTGTATAATGATATTGATCCCAATTTATTAAAACAAATGGAATGGTTTGGTCATTTAACAAGTGGTAAAACACATCAAGATTTCTTTGCTGGGAGAGTAACAAGTTACTCTAAATCAACAGCAGATTGGACAGATTTATAAAACATTTAAACATTATGAGTATACAAATAGACACAAGTAAATGGGTCAAGGGTAAGAATTACCCTGAATGGCTAGATGAAATAGGAATCTCTATGGTTTCAAAAGGGTATTTACTCCCTGATGAAGATATGTTTAGAGCTTTCAATCGAGTAAGTAAAGCAGCAGCACGTCGTTTAAGACGTAAAGATTTACAACCATTTTTCTTTGAAGCAATGGTTAAAAACTGGCTATGTCTAGCATCTCCAGTACTATCAAATCTAGGTACTGAACGTGGAATGCCTATCTCATGCTTCGGGATTGATGTTGGAGATAGTATTGAAGGTATTGCTGATGCTAATTCAGAATTAATGCGTTTATCATCTCAAGGTGGTGGTGTTGGTATTGGATTATCTCGTATTAGAGGTAGAGGTAAATCTATTAAAGATAATGGTATAAGTGAAGGGGTAGTTCCATGGGCTAAAATTTATGATTCTACAATTATTGCTACTAACCAAGGTTCAGTACGTAGAGGAGCAGCATCCGTAAATTTAAATATCAATCACCAAGACATTGAAGAATTTTTAATGATTCGTCGTCCTAAAGGAGATGTAAATCGTCAATGTTTAAATCTACATCAGTGTGTAGTAATTGATGATGAATTTATGCAAAAATTAGAAGATAAAGATCCTAAAGCTTTACGACTTTGGGGTGAAATACTTAAAACTCGTCTTGAAACAGGTGAACCTTATATTATGTTTGAGGATAATGTAAATAATAACAATCCTGAAGCATATAAGAAAAACAATTTAAAAGTTTCAATGACTAATATTTGTAGTGAAATTTCACTTTACACAGATGAATTACACTCATTTATTTGCTGTTTATCTTCATTAAATTTGGCTCGTTGGGATGAATGGAAAGATTATAAGTTTGAAAATGGAATGACATTACCTGAACTAACATGTTGGTTTTTGGAAGGTGTATTACAAGAATTTATTGACAGAGCTAAAAATATTAAATTCATGGAAAACACAGTTCGTTCTGCTATTAAAGGAAGAGCAATTGGAATTGGTGTTTTAGGATGGCATACTTACCTACAATCAAAAGGCTTACCATTTGTAGGTATTCAAGCAAGTGCCCAAACTAGAATCATCTCAGAATTTATCCATACTGAAGCACTTAAAGCATCTCGTGCTCAAGCAGAACAATATGGAGAACCTGAATGGTGTAAAGGTACTGGTTTAAGACATACTCACCATTTAGCAATTGCCCCAACAGTATCAAATGCTCATATTTCAGGTGGTGTTTCGCCTTCAATTGAACCTATTCCAGCTAATGTTTATAATTTAAAAACAGCAAAAGGGGTATTCATTAAGAAAAACCCTATTTTAGAAAAATTATTGGAAGAAAAAGGTTATAATATTGAAAGTGTTTGGAGTCAAATATTAAAAGATCAAGGTTCAGTGTACGGGTTACCTGATTATATTTTAAGTGATGAAGAAAAAGAAATTTTTAAAACATTTAAAGAAATTAATCAGTTAGAAATAGTTCGTCAAAATGCTATTAGACAAAAATATGTTGATCAAGCTATTTCATTGAATTTATGCTTTGATCCCAATGATACACCAAAATGGATTTCACAAGTACATAAAGAAGCACATAATTTAGGAATCAAAACTCTATATTATTTACGTACTGAAAGTGTATTAAGAGGGGATAATTTAGATAGATTGGCTGATTGTGTCGCATGTGAAAGTTAGTATTTATGATAAAATAGTATGAAAAAATCTGAACTTCAAAAAATCATTAAAGAAGAACTACAAAAAGAGATTAAGATTAATAGACCAATAAATTATATTGTTAACTCTGATGAATATAAAAAATTTTATCAATTAGTAGAGTTATGTGATTATTGGAATGTTGATGTAAATCCAAATGGAGATGTTCATTTTAGTCCTTTAAATAATTTTTATTTTTTCTATGCACTTTATACTACTGCTCTTTCAGAAAACTGGACCCCAGAACAATGTATTGTTTCTAAAGAAGATATAGAAACAATAAAAGATAATTTTGGTTTAGATAAAGGCGAAATTGAACAATTAATGGATAAACTAAGAGAACATTCATAATAAGTTTTATGATAGTTCATTATATTTGGGTAGGTACTGATGAAGTACCTATCCCTTATTTGAACAATTTTCGAAAATGTGTTGCTTTAAATCCAAGTTTTCAATTTCAAATTTGGAAAAATCAAGACTGTTTTGATTTATTAAAGGAATACGAGTTATTAGAATATTGGTCAACTTTAACATTTGCTTGTAGATGTAATTTATTAAAATATTTAGTTCTACATAAGTTTGGGGGAATTTATACTGATTTTGATATAAAATGGAAAATACCTTTTATCAAAATACTAAATGATTTTGAATTTGGGCATCATGATTTAATACTAACTATTTTAGATAATAATCCTATTCAAATAAATGGTAAATTAGTAGAATTAATGGATGACCCCTTTATAATAAGTAAACCTAATATACTAGGATCATGTATTAATTTCTGTAAAAATAGAACAGACCTAAAGTATGATGGAGAAATCTATACACATACTCAGGAATTAAAAATACATAAAACAGAACCTATAGGTCCATTTGGTTTAACAGAATGGTTATATAAAAATAATATTAAGTTTGCAGGATTTCACCAAATGACTTTACTAGACAATAATGGTTATTTTGGAGAACATGAGCAAAAAATGAACTGGAAAAATACTTAAGCTGGTTTTAATAAAAACAAGTTATTATCTTTACATCATGAATAAGGTTATAGAAGCCCTAAAAACTGAGTTTAACCAAACTATTACAGTTAAAGTTCCTTTAAAACCAACAAACAGGAACTCAAATGTTTATATTTGGTGGCGTAGGTATCCTACACATAAAAATCTCCCTGTTTCTACCTCATATAGAGATAAAATGAAAAATGGAGATTTTGATTATTCTCCATATTGGAAACAAATTCAATATGAATATTATTGGATGATGGAGGATGTTTTAAAACTTAGAGAACAACATACTGGTGGCCGTGACAGCTTATACCAACAAGAACGCGACATTATAACGTCATATAATCGCCGTTTGAAAAAATTATACGAAGATGCGCAGTTGGATGAAGCCGCTCGTATAGACGATATAAAAAAAGAATTAAGGAGAAGTTTTGGTGGAAATAAGTATGATACTGATTATTTTATTGATACATTTGAAGGTACAATAGAAGAAATGTTTAGTGAATATCCAAAATGGTTAAATAATAAATAATAATATGAAGAAAATTAAATCATCACATGAAGTACCCCTGTGTTTGCTAGAACATAGCAGACAATACAACGATTATCAATATTGCTTACCTCACTTAATGGATAAGTATGAGGAATATAAAAATTTTTTTCTGAAATGTAGAGATGAAGGTATTCATATTATGATGGATAATTCACTACACGAGTTAGGAACTCCCTATTCAAAAGACCGATTATTATATTGGCTAGAAGAATTAAAACCACAAGAATTCTTTATCCCAGATTACTGGCAAGATAAAAATCAATCATTAGTATCAGCTAAAGCTTGGTCTCAATATCAAGAACAATTTCCTGATACAGTTTTTATTCCTGTAGTACAAGGTAATAGTAAAGAAGAAGCATTAGAGTGTTTTTCTATTTATAAAAACCATTTAGGATACAAAAAGATTGCTTTCTCTTATGGTGCTTCTTGGTATAAAGATATGGTTAATTATAGTACTCCTCATAGTGAAAGAAATACTCATGTTAGAACTATGTTAGGAAGGATTGAATTTATAACTTGGTTATTTGAATTAGGATTTTTAGATGAACACGATAATATTCATTTATTAGGATGTCAATTACCTCAAGAATTTTCGTTTTATGAAAAAGAAATTAGAAATATTATTAGTACTATCGATACTTCTAATCCTATCATGGCTTCAATTGAAGGACTAGAATATACTAAATTTGGATTAGAAACTAAACCAGTAACTAGAATTGATGATGTTATGGAAATAGATTTATCTCTAATTAATCTTGATCTTTTAAACCAAAATGTACTCTATTTTAAAACCTTAAATAACTTATAATGCATACTGTTAAAACAATTTATTTAGGAAATAAAGCCCGAGCAGAATTTAATCGTCCTTATGACACTGAATTGGCTGAGATACTAAAAACAATATGGGATAATAGAGATTTTATTACACAGGAAGATTTAATTAATCTTGGATTCTTTGCAAAAAAATCGTATCTTGATGAATATAAATTGATTAAACAATGACTATGAAGAAACAAGCAGTACTATCACTCTCAGGTGGAATGGATAGTAGCACTTTATTGCTACATCTATTAAATTATGATTATCAAGTAACGTGTGTATCATTTGACTATGGTCAAAAACATAAAGTTGAGTTAGAACGAGCTCAATCTTTAATAGATTATTTGACATCTCAAGGTTTTGAAAATGATATTACATATCAAGTAATTAAACTAGATGGTTTATCACAATTATTAAATTCAACATTAGTAACTGGAGGTGATGAAGTACCTGAAGGTCACTATGCTGATGATAATATGAAAGCAACAGTAGTACCTAATCGCAATAAAATTTTTAGTTCAATTACTCAAGCTATTGCTTTATCTATTGCTGAAAAACATAATTGCTTTGTAGATGTTGCAATGGGAATACATAAAGGAGACGAAAGTGTTTACCCCGACTGTAGACCTGAATTTAGAGATGCAGATTTAGAAGCATTTAAATTAGGTAATTGGGGTTCTGAGAAAGTAAATTATTATACTCCTTATTTACTTATTGATAAAGCTTCTATCTTAGAAGCTGGGTATGAAATATGTCAAGAATTGGAATTAGATTTTAATGAAATATACCGGCGTACTAACACAAGTTATAAACCATACCCATCAGGTAATAGTGACTATAAATCAGCATCTTCAGTAGAACGTATCGAAGCATTTATTCAACTAGGTCATCCTGACCCTATTCAATATGAAGATGAAAATGGTGAAGTAAGTTGGGATGTTGTTAAAACTTATGTTAAAAGTATTTTAGAAAAATGGAAAAATAAATAGTAGTGACCATTATTTCTAAGGGATTGTCACATATTTATTATAAATGACAATTATGGAGATAAAACATTGTACTAAGTGTAATAGTGATAAACCATTAACTGAAGAATTTTGGCATCATAGAAAAAGTAAAAAAGATGGGTGGGAATATTATTGTAAAGCATGTGTAAGAGAAACTACTAAAGCTAATTATAATAAGAATAAGGATCAATGGAGAGAATATCAAAAAGAATTTAAACGAAAATATAAAGAAACAGTAAATGAATATAAACAAACATTATGCTGTTCTAAATGTAAAGAAACTAGATATTATCTTTTAGATTTTCATCATATTGATCCTACCACCAAATCTATAGCAATAGGTAATGCTTGGCAATATAAATCTATAGAAGATACTTTTAAAGAAATTGAAAAATGTATTCCTCTCTGCTCAAATTGTCATAGAGAATTTCATTATTTGGAAAGAAATACTAAAATTACCATAGAAGATTATTTAAAAATAAAAAACTAAACATAATGAAACAATTATTATATTTTTCAGCAGGATGGTGTGGACCATGTAGAACACTAGGTCCAATTATGGAACAAGTAGGACAACATATCAATATTAACAAAATTGATGTTGATTCATCACCAGAAATGGTTCAAAGATTTGGAGTAAGAAATATTCCTACAGTAGTATTAGTCGGGGATAATCAACAAGAGATTCGTAGATTTACAGGAGTTAAAACGTTAAACGAAATAATCAATTTTATAAACTAAACAACTAAAAATTATGGCAGAATTTTCAAGACAGTACTGCGAAGCATTTGATTCTGAACTCCCTTGGGATTTCGACATTTTGGAAGAATTTGCTAATCTTGAACCTGATTCAATGGTTAATACCATTTGTGAAGGTTTTGGATTCGTAGCAATTGGTAAATCATCTAATGGCGAAATGCTTTTGGCAGAAGTTGTACGAGATCAACCTGAGGATATGGATGCTGATCATCAACTAGTTCAATGGAGAACATTAGATGAATTTGTTGATATCGTAAAACAAAGAAATTCCTAATATGAAATTCCAATCAACCAAATTATTTGATGGATTCAGTACATGTTTTCGTCAATGGAAAGCAGATAGTACTCATTGTAAATATCTTCATGGATATGCTGTATCTTTTAGAGTATGGTTCGAAGGAGATCTAGATGAACGTAACTGGGTATGGGATTTTGGAGGTATGAAGCGTGCTAAACATAAAATTGGAGGTAAATCACCTAAAGATTTCTTTACATATCTACTTGATCATACCACAATTGTAGCATCAGATGATCCATATCTAGATAAATTTGTGCAAATGGATAAAGATGGTATTATTCAATTACGAGTACTTCCTGCTACAGGATGTGAACGTTTTGCAGAATATCTTTATAGACAAATTAATAGATTTTTAAAAGAAGAAACAAAAGGCCGTGTACGAGCCATAAAAGTAGAAGTTTACGAACACGATAGAAACTCAGCAAGTTATATGGAAACTCAAAATACAACAAAAAAAGAAGAAATGTTATCACTGTATGATTATTTAGGACGTCCTGCAGGTAGTGAACTAGGTAAAAAGGTTGCTGAAGTAGCAACTAAACTTAAAGTATCTATAAATGTACGTGAAGTTCAAACTAAAACATATAAAGGTCAAGTTTTACTTTACCCTAAAAGTTTTTTAGAATCATACTTTAAACCAAAAACAGTAACTCCTGAATTAGTATTCTAATGAGCGCAATTAATCCAAATAAACTATTAATAAGCTCAGACTTTTATAGTGTACAAGGTGAGGGAATATCTACGGGTATTCCTTCATACTTTGTTCGCTTAGGAATCTGTAACTTAACCTGCGGTATGTCTCGTAAGTTTGCCAATCAACTAATGAAAGATAAATCATTAGAAGATGGGGAGATATTCAAAGGTGATTTAGAGCTAGAAGGTAAAGCCACATGGACCTGCGATAGTACATCTCAATGGTTATGGAGAGGTGAAGAAAAAGACTTCCAATATCTAATCGATCAATGGAAAGAACAAGGCATTTATGAGGATGTTAAAAATGGTACTATCCACATTATTTGGACTGGTGGTGAACCTACAATTAAAGGACACCAAGAAGCCATCAAATCAACTGCTCACCTAAACTATCCAACTCAGGTCTAGCTGAAAAACAACGTATCAATCCTGATGCTATCAAACGCATCATGGAACACTCAAACTATCAATTTAAGTTCGTTATTTCAACTGAAGATGATGTTAAGGAAATATTCCGTGACTTTATTGAGCCATTTAATATTCCACTTAAAAATGTAGTTTGCATGCCTGGTTTAGATAGTCAAACAGATTTCCATGAGCGTACTCAGTTTACATTGGAGATGGCTAAAAAATATAAATTTAGAGGATTAACAAGATTACATATCTCAGCTTGGGATAAGACATTAAATGTTTAAGTATCTTTTACTATTTATTACACTATTTGCTTACTCAAAGCTCTCAGCGCAGGGATCAAATACTTGCGCTGGAGCAGCTGCTAATCCTATAACTCTACCATTCTTTGGTAATAATCAATCTACTTGTGGAGACGGAAATGATTATACAGGAGCTAATCCTTGTATATTTACAGCTACAGGTAATTATTATGGAGGTCAGGATTGGTTATATAGTTTCACTCCTACACAAAATGGTTATGTAAGTATCTTACTAAATGATGTAGTAGCTACAGGAACTGCATATCCAGTAATAACATTATCTAATGCGTGTCCAGGAACATTTGGAGCATGTATGGGTTTTGCATTATATAATCCATCAACAGCTAATGCATCAATAGTAGAATATTTACAAGCAGGTCAAACTTACTATGTGTTAGTAGACAACTATGTTTGGGGTAATTATTTTGCTAACTGCTCTCAATTTGATTTAAGAATACAGTTTACACCAGTAATACCTCAACCTAGTTGTACTAACATAGGTTTTAGTAGTAACAATTTTAATGGTTGGTTTGGTACAACAGGTTTAGCTACAAGAGCATATATTGGTGCTCCAACACCAAACTATGATGCAACAGCAATAGGTATAGTTAATGGAAGACATACTATAATGTCAGGTGGAAATGATCCATGTGGTGGTTTTCCAAGAGTAGATCCATTAGGAGGACCATTTTCTGTTAGATTAGGTGACGCTAATGTTAATTCTCAAGCAGAACAATTAACACAAACATTTATAGTATCTCCAAGCAACAATAGTTTTACCTATCGCTATGCTGTAGTTTTTGAAGATCCTGGTCATACATCTAATGAACAACCTTTTTTTAGAGCATTACTAAGAGATCAAAATGGTAATGTTATTCCATGTTCAGAATTTGTAGTATCTGCAGCAGGTAATTTACCTGGATTTTTTAACTCAACTACATGTACAGGTGTTAGATATAAACCTTGGAGTACAGTAAATGTAGATTTAGATAACTATATAGGACAAGCAGTTACTGCTGAATTTACTACAGGAGATTGTACTCAAAGTGCACACTATGGTTATGCTTATATAGATGCTGTATGTTCACAATCATTTTTAGATGCATATCCTGATACTATATGTGTAGGAGAAACTGTAACATTAACTGCACCTAATGGTTATCAATCTTATTTATGGATGCCAGGAAATCAAACTACACAAAGTATTACTGTTTCCCCATCAAGTAATACTACATACCAATTGAGTTTAGTTTCATTTAATGGTTGTACAAGAACAGTCCCATTACCTATTATAGTTACACCATTTCCTTCAGTTATACTTTATTCTGATCAGAATTAAAATCAACATATATTTATCAATATAATATTAACCAAAATTAAATTTATGAAAAAACTTCTCCTGTTATTATCTACATTAATACTATTTACTGTAAGTGGTTTTTCCCAAGTTCCTACTCCATTTGTAGCTGATGGACAGCAAAAATGTGTAGGTTCTACTGTAATTTACGGGCCATCAGTAATTGATCCTACTTTTACATATTCATTTACCATAACACCTGCTCAACCTTTTACCTCTATTTCAGGAGGGGATCAAATTCAAGTAACTTGGAATACTCCTGGAGTATATAATATAGAAACAACAGTAACTAATGCAGACGGATGTACTTCATCTAGTATTAGTACTATTACTATAGTTCCTCTACTTAATATAGTGGTTACAGATCAAGTAGTATGCCAAAACTCAGACCCATTTGTTTTAATTTCTAATCCAACAGGAGTTACCTGGGCTGGAGTTGGTGTGGTAGGTAATACATTTAATCCTGCAGGATTAGCTCCTGGGGTTTATCCTATAACTGCTACTTTTATAGATGTTAATGGGTGTCAAGGATCAGGAAACGGAACTATTACTATTACTCCCTTACCACCTCCTCCTACACTCAACAGTGATAACTAATGAAACAATTTTTATTAGTATTTCTAATTTTTCTATCTAATGTTTTGTTTTCACAAAACTATGTGATAGAATTATGTAAAGGAGATACTATAAAAAAGTTTTATGTTGAAAATTTTGAATATTTTACTACAGTATGGAATGTAGATCCTTCATCTGCAATATTATATCAAGATGAATCTCAAATAATATTATTATTAAATAAAGAAGGATTATATAATCTATCAGTTTATTACTCTAATGATAATTGCAAAACAGATAATACTTCAGTCGTAATAAAAGTAATCTTATGTTTAGATAGTTATGTTTGGATTCCTAATGCTTTTACTCCAAATGAAGATAATTTAAATGATTATTTTCATATAAAAACACTAAACATAACAGATTATCATTTAATGATTTTTAATAGGTGGGGTGAATTAATATTTGAAAGTTTTGACTCTACATATTTATGGAACGGAAGAACCAAAAATAATGAAATGATTATGGAAGGGGTTTATGTGTATAAATTCAATTATAAAGACCATAAAAATATATTTAAACAAGTCATAGGACGAGTAACACTAGTTAACTTATGAAAGACCAAATTACATTACAAAGAATCGAAACCTTACACCCAGCAGTAAGACAAGAAGTAAAAAACATTTATGAAAATGAAATAGTTCCTGCTTTATCAGGCAAAGCAATATGTCGATTTGCTTATACATTAAGAACTTTTGAAGAACAAAATGAAATATATTCAAGAGGAAGAACTAAACTATATGATTCTAAAGGAAATAAGTTAGGTATAGTAACTAAAGCTAAAGGAGGTCAATCTATACACAATTATGGTTTAGCACTTGATATAGTATTACTTAAAGATACTAATAGTGATGGAACTTTTGAATCAGTGTCTTGGGAAACTAATGTTGATTTTGATAAAGATGGAAAAGCAGATTGGATGGAAGTAGTAAATATTTTTAAAAAACATAACTGGGTTTGGGGGGGAGATTGGAAATCTTTTAAAGATAGACCTCATTTTGAAAAAACATTTGGTCATACTTGGAGAACTTTATTACCAAAACATCAAGCAAAAAACTTTATCCCAGGAACTACATATGTAAATTTATAAAAAATTACATATCGTGTATTATAGTTTGGCCTCGCAAGAGGCCTTTCGTATCTTTATGTCAAGATAATTAATAAAAAATACTTATATGAAATCTTCAAATTTAAGTAATATTGATTATATAAGTGAACATTCACATTTCGATACATTATTAGGTGAATTTTTTCCTATATGTGTGTTAGTAATTTTTACATGCATTGTTTTAAAACTTACAATCGCAACAATACTTGCATACAAAATCCCTAAAAAATAAAAACTATGAAAACACTAAATTTTCTTTATGAAAGTAAGGTAAAAGTTTCGATTAAACTTAATACCGCAATGGATAATTTCTATGAAAGTGCAGTTAACGTAGGTTCAGATAATTGGGTAGTTTTAAAACGTAATTTATTGGAAGGAGGTGTAGATATTAAGTTTTTAGATAAATTTACTCCTTCAACTCAAGAATTAGCTCATTTTGAAGATGGTAAATTTGATTTTTGTAGTTACCCAAGTCAACTAAAATTTATTACTTTATTCAAAAAATACCCTAAATTAAAACGTGAACTACTTAAAGTTTCTTATCCTATAGGAAGACGTATGAGATTTGATATTGATATAGAAAGATTTAAACGTTCAACTAAATACAATTGGATAAAATTTAAACGTAATTTTATGACTAGTTTTAATAATTCTATTTTCAATAAAACTTTAACATTATTTTTTTTAGTAAGTTTTATATTTTCTTTTTCCCAAACAGTTTATTCACAAACTCTTAGTGAAGAAGAACGAAAAATTTTTGAAAAAGTAAAAAAAGAACATAATGAAAGAGAAGCTAGAATTAAAATTCATGAATCAAAGTTTTTACCATTAAGTAAAAGACAAAAAGAATTATTGAGTTTTAGAAATAAAAAAACAATATGTTTATTTTATGATAATAGTTGTGGGTTAGCTATTGAAATGAAAAAACATTTTGATAAATTTAAAACAACTTATGATACAAATTTAGTTTCATTTAAGTTTATTCTTGTTGATCCACCTGTTAAAAAATTTATTAATAATAAAGAAATTATACAACCTAAAACAAAATCTCAAGAACTTGTTGAAATTTCTGAAGTTATGGCTCTACCACAAATATTTTTCATAAATGAAAAGGGTGAATCTAGAAGACGAATAGGATATACAACAGGTTATGAACCAGCAAATACAAAAGATAAAATTTCTCAATTTTTACAGAATGGTAATTGGAAATAATAATTAATAAAATTTTATATGGATAAACAAACTTTAAAACAACTTCAATTAAACAATGACGAGGCTATAATATTAATTCATACTGATTGGTGTGGACATTGTAAAGAACTCAAACCTTTAATAAAAAAATTTGCAAATATAAATGAAATTTCATATATTGAAATAGATTCAGATTCTGAAACTGAAATACAAGAATATTTTAATATAATGTATATACCTACTATTCTTCATATAAATAATGGAGGTGTTAGTGTTTTAGAAGGTCCACAAAAAATTAAAACTTTTATTAAAAATTATGGAAAATAAACGAAGACAAGTAATTGATGTAGAAAATCTAGAAACGGCTCAAGCAGGTTATGCTAATGGTATTTCACTGCAATTAAAAGAAATTTTAGATAAAGGAGAGCATCGCTCACTTAATGAAAAAGAAAAAGAAAAAATTATTAAAAATGCTTCTTTTTATTATGGTAAGTTTTTAACCTCATTAGGTGTTGATTGGGAAAATGATCCTAATTCTATGGAAACACCTACTCGAGTAGCTAAAGCTTATGTAAAAGATCTATGGAGGGGTAGATATGAGTTACCTACAGATATTACTGCTTTTCCTAGTGATGGTTATAATGGAATTGTATTAGAACGAGATATTCCAATTGTTAGTATGTGTTCACATCATCATCAAGCTATTTTAGGTAAAGCACATATTGCTTATATTCCTGGAGAAGATGGTAAAGTAGTAGGATTATCTAAACTTAATCGTATAGTAGAACACTTTGCTCGTAGAGGTGCTATTCAGGAACAACTTACAGTTGCTGTTCATAATGCTATTCAAGCAGTAGCTGAAACTGAAAATGTAATGGTAGTAGTACATAGCACACACAATTGTGTTTCCTGTAGGGGTGTTAAACATTGGGGTGCTAGTATGGTTACAAGTGAAGTAAGTGGTGTATTTGCTGATCACAACAGAACAGCTAAACAAGAAGTAATGAGTATGCTTACACTCCATATGCAAACATATTGTTAATAGATTGCGTTCCTCTGCAAGGAACGCATATTTATTGATATATGATAGGAATTTATAAAATAACAAACCCAACTGGTAAAATATATATTGGCCAATCCAGAAATATTAAACATAGATGGAGATATTATCATTCTAATATAATAACAATAAAACAACATATTAAACTACATCGTAGTATTTTAAAATATGGAGTTGAAAATCATAAATTTGAAGTTATTGAAGAATGTAATATTGAACAATTAGATGAACGTGAAATATATTGGATAAATCATTATAATAGTGTTAAACAAGGATTAAATGTTGGTTTAGGGGGAAGTGGTGGGAATGGATTATTAAATAAAGGTAAAAAACACACCCCTGATACTATTAATAAAATGAAACAATGGTGGAGTATGAATAAAAAATCAAGATCACAAGAGGTGATAGATAAAATAAAACAAACTAAACAAAATAATCCTCGTATTACTACTGAAGAAATGATTTTAAAATATAGAGAAAGTGCTCCTAATAAAAAAATGGTTGAACAATATTCATTAGATGGAATCAAATTAGCTGAATTTAATAGTATAAATGAAGCTGCTAGGCAAACTAATAGTAGTAAAGATGGTATTTCTTTTTGTTGTAATGGTAAACAGAATACTTCAAATGGGTTTATTTGGAAATTTAAAATAATATAATTAACTTAATAAAAAAATATAAATAATGGAAGATAAATATGTACCATTTATTTCAGAAGTACAACTTTTTAATGAAGTATTTGGAAAATTAAATAATACCGAACCTACCACAGATATTCCTGAATTTGAGAAAAAATTCATTTATGATTTTATTTTAGAGGAATTAAATGAATATAAAGAGGCTTATGAAGCCGACGATATTGTAGGAATTGCTGATGCTTTTGGAGATATCATGTATGTTTTATCAGCAGGTATTTTAGCTTATGGATTAAAAGATAAATTCAGATTTATCTATAATGAAATTCAGGCCTCAAACTTATCTAAAGCATGTCAAACTGAAGAAGAGGCTCAAAAAACAGTTGAGGTAAGATCTAAAGAAAAGGGTTATGAATGCCACTATGAAAAAGTGGGAAATCTATGGATTGTTTATCGTTCAAGTGACAGAAAAGCTCAAAAATCAATAAATTATTTTTCACCTAATTTAGAACAATTTTTTCATAAATAATCATGGTTGATATAGGACAAAAACTAGTTTGCGTCAATAGTAAAAATACTCCTTTAGTTGAAAATAAAAATTATGTAATTAAATCTATTAAGTATGGGTTATGTTCATGTAATTACATTTTAATAGATGTGGGTTTTGCTAAAGATAGTATTAGACGTGCCCAGTATTGTCCTAAATGTAAAGATAGATTTAAAACATTTGATGATATCTGGTGGTTTAACGTAAATAGGTTCGTACCTTTAGATGAATGGCAACAAGCCGACGAATTAGTTAAAGAATTATTAATTCCTGAAGAAGAGCTAGTTTAATGTACCAAGCAATTTATTACGATAGACCCGAAAAACAATATTATTTAAAAGATGATGTAGAAGGGTGGTCGGTTTTTCAATATCGCCCTACCTATTATCGTTTAGATCCTTATGGAGAACATTTTACCTTATTTGGGGATAGATGTTCTCCATTCAAAGGTAAATTTGATTGGAATGATCCTAATATTTTAGAAAAAGATATTGATAAAGAATTATTGATATTAAGAGATTTATATTATGAAACAGATGATATGCCTTCATCTCATGATATAGTTTATTTAGATATTGAGATTGAAATGTTAGGGGCTCTAACACCCCAAACCATTAGAGAAGCTAACGCTGAAGTAACAGCTATCGCTTTAATAGATGTAACTTCTAAAAGAAAAATATGTTTTATTCTTGATAAAAAACAAGAAATAAAATCATTTATAGAAGATACTAAGGAAATTATATCTTGCTCCTCAGAAACTGAATTGCTAACTAAATTTCTAAAAACATGGCAAGAGCTTGATCCTACTATCTGTGTTCATTACAATGGTGATTTTTTTGATATTCCTTATCTTTATTATAGAATTAAAAGAATTTTAGGAGAAAATAAAGCTCTAAGACTTTCACCTATTGAAAAAATAAGCGAAAACCCATACTCAGCAGATTCACCTATTCGAATTGGTGGGGTTAATTGCTTAGATTTTATGCATTTGCTTAAAAAATATATAGCAAAGGAAGAACCATCATATAAATTAGGTGATATTGGAACTAAGTATGTAAAATTAGGTAAGATTGAGTATAATGGTTCATTAGATAAGTTATTTAAAGAAGATAAAAATAAATTTATTGAATATAACCTTCGAGATGTTGAAATTATTGAAGCATTAGAGGAAAAATTAAAGTTTATTCAATTAACAGTTTTAATTTCTCACTTATGTCATACTCCTTATGAATCTATCTATTATAATACAGTATTGAATGAAGGAGCTATATTAACTTATTTAAAACGAAAAGGTGTAATAGCACCTAATAAACCTACTACAACTAACCCTTCAATCAAAGAATTTAATATTGGAGACATAGTAGTAAATCAAAGAGGTACCCCTACTATTGAAGGAATTATCCATTATATAAATAAGGATCAAATTCAAGTAAAGAATTCATCAGGAGCTATTATTACTCGTTCATCTAATACTTTAAAGAAAAAAGATTCATATGCTGGAGGGTATCTTTTAGATCCTGTACCTGGTTTATATTCTAATTTAAGTGACCTAGATTTTACATCACTATACCCTTCAATTATTAAATCACTTAATTTAGGAGTTGAAACATTAATTGGAAGAATTGTAACTAAGGATAACTATGAGCAGAATTTTTCATTAGAGAAACTAAAACTCAAAAACCCAGAAGAAGAAATTATTATTGAAAAACTAAATAATAAAACCTACCAATTAAAATCAGCTAAAATAAAATTAGGTCAACTAATTAATCTAATTGAAGATAATGATTGGAGTATCTCAGCTAGCGGTGCTTTTTATAATAATGATAACAAAAGTATAGCTTGCGAGGTATTAGAGGATTGGTTTGATAAACGAGAACACTATCGAGCATTAAAGAAAAAAGCAGGTAAAGCAGAAGATTGGGAAAAATATAAATTATATGATTTGTATCAAATGGCCTTTAAAATCTTGCAAAATGCTTTATATGGTACTTATGCAATTAATGGTTGGAGATTTACTGATGGGTATAAAGTTTGTTCAGCATCTATTACAAACAGTGGTCAAAGATTAACGCAGGAATCGATTACATTTGTAAATTCATTTATAGACAATATAATACATGGTAAAAACAAAGATAATCAATATGTTCGTGCGAGTGATACCGATAGTTTATATATAGAATTAACAGATTTATTATTACATAAATACCCTAACATTGATTTATCTGATAGAAAGAATAAAATTGCTAAATTACTTGAATTGACTGCTGAATTGCAGGTAAAGGCAAATGATAATTTAAATCAAATGTGTTCTAATCTATTCAACATACATGGAAAACATTATTTTGAATTAAAGCAAGAAGTAATTGTAGAAAAAGCATATTGGGCTGGTAAAAGAAGATATGCTATGTATGTAGTAAATAAAGAAGGGATTGATGTTGAAGAGTTAGAGATGAAGGGGTTAGATTTGATGAAATCAAATTTCCCTCCATTATTTAGAGATTTTGGAAAAACATTAATTGAAAAGGTTATATTCGGAGAAAATAAAAAAGATATTGATAAATTTATTACTGAATTTAGAGATAGTTTATCTACAATTAACTGGAGAAAATTACTAAAACCTACAGGTCTTAAAAAAGTAGGAGAATATATAGAAAATCCTCCATTATCAGGAGAAATATTTTCAAGATTAAGAAAAAAATGTCCAATTAATACCAAAAGTGCTATCTATTATAATGACTTATTAAGATTTAAAAAATTAGATAAAAAATATCCTACTTTTCAAATTGGAGATAAAATGTATATTGCTTATCTTAAAAATAATCCTTATAAAATAGAGGTATTAGGATTTAATGGATACTCAGATCCCCCTGAAATTATAGATTTTATTGAACAATTTATTGATAGGGCTTTAGTATTTGATTCAGTTATGAAAAATAAATTAGAGAGTTTATATTCAGATATTAAATGGGAAATGCCAGTTTTTAATAAAAATGTATCTAAATTCTTTAATTTTTTTTAAGCTTGGTTATTCACAAAAAATTTATTATATTTCCGTATGATTCAAAAACAGAAATTTCAATCAATTATATCTAAATACCATTTAAATGGACTTATTGATTCTGTTAAATGGAAAATTGAAAATAGTAAACTAAATATAGAATTTATAACTCCTAACAAAGATATGGTTGGAGGAATTACTACTAATTTTCCTACAATACCTGCTACTATAGCTATATTTAATACAGCTCAATTAAATAAATTAGTTAATATTACTGATGGTACTTTATATTTAGATTTTCTTAAAAGTAATAAAGTCTATAATAAATTAACTATTTATGATGGAAAATATACTTTGGAATATTCTTTAGCTGATTTAATGCTTATTCCTAAAATCCCATCTATTAATGATCCTGGCCAATACGATATTGAAGTTAATTTAACATTAGATAATATTAATTCTTTCATTAAAGCAAAAAATGCTCTTCCTGATGCTGATATGGTTACAATTAGAGATATTATGGGGTTTGAAGGAGGAAATGAAGTAATGTTAACTATTGGTGATCAAACAGATTTTTCAAATAAAATTAATTTTAAATTTTCTGATATAGTTATAAATTCATCAGGAGGTTCTGAATTATGTTTTGATGCTAATGTTTTAAAAGAAATTTTTAGCTCTAATAAAACAGACCAAGCTAAAGCCTTAATTAGTAGAGAAGGTTTAATGAAATTAGTTTTTACCGATGGTGATATTGAAAGTTATTACTATCTAGTCCAAAAAGAAACATATTAAAAAATATAAGTTATGAAAACTGAAATCACATCAGCAAGAACAATCTCAGACCCGTCTATGGAACCCTATTTCATTTCAGTAGACGATTATTGCTACACTTTAAAACAAAAAATTACTCCAACATACACTGATAGTGGTAAGGAGTATGTTCAAGATGTAGGTCATTATTCTAATATTGATTCTGCTGTAAAAAAAGTTATGAAACTAAAAGTAAATACTAAATCATATGATTCACTTAAAGAATTTGTAACTGAATATAAACAAATACAACAATTAATTACTAAACAATTTGAAGATTTATGAAATTACAAGCATTATTCGACGCAGTTATTATTAAACCATTTTCACAAGAAGAAATGAGTTATGGATCTATTATCGTTCCTGATATGGGGAAAGAAAAAAATCTTTCAGGTACAGTAGTAGCAATCGGTCCTGGTAGTCATACTATTACAGGAGAATTTTTAAGTACTATTGTAAAAGTAGGAGATAAAGTAATTCTCCCACAAATGGGTCCAACTAAATTTGACTTTGAGGGGGAAGAATATTATATTTGCCCTGAAAAACAGTTATTAGCAATTATTAATGATTAAAAACTATAAAAAACATGAGTAAAGTTATTGAAACAGGCGCAGTTGCGAGAGAAAAACTAATTAAAGGTATTAATAGGTTAAGTGATGCTGTGACATCTACTTTAGGTCCTAATGGCCGAAATGTAATTTTTAATGATGGTGAAAATGTAGTTTCTACTAAAGATGGTGTATCAGTAGCTAAACGAGTAGATTCATTTGAAGATCCTATTGAAGAATTGGGAGCACAAATGGTTAAACAAGCATCTATTAAAACAGCTGATCGAGCAGGAGATGGAACAACAACCTCAACCTTATTAGCCCAAAAAATTATTCAAAAAGGTATTAAATATCTAAATAATGGACATAATGCAGTAGAAATTAAACGAGGTATTGATGCTGGAGTAAAACAAATAGTTGACTGCTTAAAAACCCAAATCTCCTCAGATATTGCTTCAGAAGAACAATTAGAGCAAGTAGCTATTATTTCTTCTAATAACGATACTGAAACTGGTAAAATTATTGCTACTGCTTTAGAAAAAGTAGGACGTGAAGGTGTAGTTCATATTGAAGAATCACGTTCAGGTGAAACATATCTTGAAACAGTAGAAGGTATGCAATTTGATCGTGGTTATAAATCACATTATTTTGTTACTGATAATAATAACATGTCCTGTACTCTAGATAAACCATTGGTTTTAATAGTTGATAGAAAAATCACTCAAGTAAAAGAATTACTTCCACTATTAGAAAGTGTTTCAAACCAAAATCGATCTTTACTTATTGTAGCAGAAGATATTGATGGTGAAGCATTAGCAACTCTTATCGTAAATAAAATGAGAGGTATTCTAAGAGTAGCAGCAGTTAAAGCTCCTGATTTTGGTGAGCGTAGAAAACTTCTTTTAGAAGATATGGCTATTTTAACTGGTGGTACAGTATTCAGTAGTGAAAAAGGAATGAAGTTTGAGCGTTTTGATTCAAATTGGTTTGGTGAAGCACGAGTAGCTACTGTTGATCGAGATAAAACTACAATTGTTGATGGTAAAGGTTCTGAAGAAAGTATTAAACAACGAATGGAAGAACTTCAAGCTCAAATTGAAAAAGCTGCTACTCCTTATGAGCAAGAAAAATTACAAGAACGTTTAGCTAAATTCATTGGAGGTGTAGCTATTATCCATGTTGGTGGTAATACTGAAACTGAAATGAAAGAAAAGAAAGATAGGGTTGATGATGCATTACATGCTGCTAAAGCTGCAATTGAAGAAGGTATTGTTCCAGGTGGTGGTTCAGCTCTAATCTATGCTAGTCAAGCTATTACATATTCTAAATCTGATAGTGAGGATTTTAATATTGGAAAGCAAATAGTTCATGATGCATGTTTTGCTCCTTTTAGTAAAATCGTATCTAATGCTGGAATTTCAGAACGAGAACAATATGAAACATGTAATTTAATTCTTGAATTAGGAGAAGCAGGTGAAAAACCATATTTTGGATACAACATTAAAGAAGAAATCGTTATTAATATGATTGAGCAAGGAATTATTGATCCTACTAAAGTTACTCGAACTGCTTTAGAAAATGCTGCTTCAGTAGCTGGTACTGTATTATTGACTGAATGTGTTATAGTAGATAAAAAAGAGGAATCAAAACAAAATAATGCTGTTCCTCAATATAACGACATGTTTTAATCAATGAGAGGAGCTGAAAAATTAATGGGCCTAGTAGTTTATATAAATGAACGGCCCTATACTATCAGTGAGTTACATTATGTTGTAGAATTTGAAGCATTTTTTGTAACATTAACAGATGAAGATGGCTGTAATAAAAATTATCCTATAAACGATATTATTCCTTTTTTAAGAAATAAATTTAATCAATGAAACAACATACTCTTTGGGTTGAAAAATACAGAAGTCAAATTTTAGAAGACTATGTAGGTAATGAATCTATAAAAGATCTTATCCAAGATTGTATAGATAAAAATGATATACCTCATATGATTTTCTCAGGACCCCCAGGAACTGGAAAAACTACTTTAGCTAAACTCATAGTAAATAGTATTGAATGTGATTATCTTTATATAAATGCTACAGATGAACGTTCAATGGATGTAATGAGGGATAAAGTTAAAGGATTTGCTTCCTCAGCCTCATTTAAACCATTAAAAGTAGTTATTTTAGATGAAGCTGATTTCATTCGAATAGATTCTCAAGCTTTATTAAGGAATGTTATTGAGACATTTTCACTGAACACTAGATTTATTCTTACATGTAATTATGTTGAAAGGATTATAGACCCTATTCAATCTAGGTGTCAAGTTTTAAATATAGTTCCTCCTTCTAAAAAGGATATTGCTACTCATGTTGCTATTATTTTAGAAAAAGAACAAATCGAGTATGAAGCTGAAGATTTGGTAAAAATAGTTAATAAGTTTTATCCTGATTTAAGAAAAACTTTAAGTACATGCCAAATTTTGTCTAAAGATTCTAAATTAATTCTTGATGAGAAAGTTCTTATATCTGGAAATTATAAAGAATTAATCTTAAAAGAATTAAAATCACCCTCAAATAAATCATTTAATCATATCCGACAAATTATAGCTGATTCTCAATTAACTGAATTTGATGAAATATATAAGTTTTTATTTGAAAATATAGATGAATTTGCTAAAAACCATGTAGGAGAAATCATTGTATTATTAGAGGAATATTTATTTCATGCTAATTTTAAAATAGATAAAGAAATTAACCTTTTAGCTTTGATTTATAAAATTTTATTATTAATTTGCTGATATGAATAAACCAATAGTCAATTTTGAAGATAAATTATACATTATCAATAAAGTTTTAACTATAAAAAAAGATCCCCCGTTTGATTTAGTAGAAGAATTACAACACTATTATCACTCAAATAAAGTACTTAAAAAAGAAAATAAATATTATTTTGTAACTCAAATAGAAGAACCAATTTTAGAAAATTATGGAGAAACTACAACAACAACCGAAGATCGACCTAGCGTTGACGACAGCAGTAACTAGTCCTAATGGAGATCATCTCTTTGCTGAAGGAATTATTTTAAGAAAAATGTCTAAATTCGTTTTAGGAAGTGCTGAAGATGGAATTATCCCACTTCCAGTATTTTATAATCCTGAAACTGGAAAGATTTTAATTGATTCAATTCCTGTAGAAATTAGAGAGGATTATAAGGATATTAGTTTTACCTTAGAAAAATAATGAAAGAATTTTTTAGTATTTTAAAATATTTAACTTGGGAGAAAAAACCTTGGAGTAAATTAACTGAGGTTGAAAAGGAAGCAATTAACCCATATATGTTACATAGATATATTTCTATGTGTCCTGATTATATTGAGTTAGTTAATTTGATTCAACAAATTCCTTCAACTGAAAAAGAAAAAATATATAGAGTATATTTGGACTTAATTCCTAAAAGAAATGTTTATTTAAAATACATAAAATCTTCCAATAAAAGTACATCCAATGATCTTTTAGAAAAATTAGCTCTTTATTTTGAAAGTTCAAAACGAGAAATAGGAGATTATTTGGATGTACTTTCTAAGGGTGAAATTAAAGAAATATTAGAATCTTTAGGAACTGAAGAAAAAGAACTTAAAAAATTATTAAAATAAATCCAATGCATTTAAGAAAAGATTATAAACCATCATCCTCAATATCATATAATGATTATACCCCTGATTCTATAGTACAATCTATTATTGAAAAGTTTGTTGAACGGGCTAAAAAAGGAGAAAAAAAATATAATACTACTTTAGATAGACAAGATTTAGGTATTTCACAATGGATTGAACATTCACAAGATGAACTCATGGATGGTATTCTTTATTTAGAAAAACTTAAATATGATCTAATACATTCTTCAGATAGAAAAGTATGGGGGTAAAGCAGATACCATTAATAGTTGAGCAAATACAAAATTTTGAAAAGTTATCTGTAGATTATTCTTATCAAAAATCTATTTCCTATTCTCAATTTTCTACTTACTTAGCCTGTCCCAAAAAATGGGAACTTCAATATAAGCAAAAGGTTCCTGTACCAAATGTTTCGATAAATTTTTCATTTGGAACAGCATTACATGAGACTTTACAACATTATTTAGATGTTCTTTATAATCAATCTGCCCCTGAGGCTGATGACATTGATTTAGAATCATTTTTTGAAGAAAAACTATCCTCAGAATATAAAAAATCATACGAACAAAATAATAAAATCCATTTTAGTTCTCCTGGAGAATTAACTGAGTTTTATGAAGATGGAGTAGAAATAATTAAATATTTCAAAGATCATAGAAGAGATTATTTTGATAAAAAAGATCAATATTTAGTAGGATGTGAGATTCCAATCCATATAATCCCCAATAGTGCATTTAATAATGTCATATATAAAGGATATTTAGATGTTGTGCTGTATGATGAATCAGCTAATATATTTCGTATAATCGATTTAAAAACATCTACTAGAGGTTGGAGCCAAGACAATAAGTCTGATGAATTAAAACAATTCCAATTAATTTTATACAAAAAATATTTTTCAGAACAATATGGTGTTCCTGAGGATAATATTGAGGTAGAATTTATAATATTGAAACGAAAAATATACGAGTCTAAATTCGACGCTACATTAAATCGAATCCAAACATTTTCCCCAGCAAGTGGAAAAATAAAAACTAAACGGGCTACTACATTATTAAATCAATTTATAGAAGATATATTTGAAAATAATGGAAGTTTAAAACCCAAATCACATCCTGCTAATGTTACCAAAAGTTGTAAATACTGTCCTTTTTATAAGAAAAAAGAATACTGTAGCGAGTCTTTAGAAGGGTAAAATATTTATGATAAGAGAATAGTTATGCCTAAAGAAAAATCAACAGTTTTAACTAGCGTTAAAGTTTCTCCTGAACAATTAGAGACTTTAAAAATTGAATGCGCTAAACGTAAATTCTCGTTTACGAAACTAGTTAATAATGCTATTGATTTATACTTAAAAGACGAAGAGTTTAAAAGAAAAATTCAAGGTCATAAAGTAAGTTAGGTTATTTAAAGAGTTTTTATTATATTGTTTTATAAAAATAAAAGTTACTATGCAAAAAGAAAATTATATCCCTAAGGATCAAAGGAAAAAAATCTTATTATTATGTGATGATATCCGAGTACATAGTGGAATCGCTACTGTGGCTCGTGAAACTGTCTTAAATACAAGTCATCATTTTAATTGGGTAAATATAGCAGCAGCTATTAACCATCCTGATGTTGGTAAAAAACTTGATATTTCTGATGAAACTAACCGAATTACAGGTTTAACAGATTCATCAGTAGTTTTATACCCATTTAATGGTTATGGAAATCCTACTCTTATTAGACAATTAATACAAATTGAAAAACCAGATGCTATATTTTTAATCACTGATCCAAGATATTTTGAATGGCTTTTCATGATTGAAAATGAGGTTAGGAAACAAATTCCTATTATTTATTTGAATATTTGGGATGATTATCCTGCACCATATTATAATTTACCATTCTATGAGGCATGTGATTTATTAATGGGTATTTCAAAACAAACAGTAAATATCAATAAATTAGTTTTAAAACAAGGTTATGTATCTTATAAAGATTTAGATACAGGAGAACAAAATTTTGGAAAAAATTCTAATCCTAGGTTAGTTACTTATACTCCTCATGGATTAAATGAAAAAATATTTAGACCTTTAAAATCTGAAGATCCTGAGTTAAAAGAATTCAAGAAAACATTATTCAAAGGAAAAGAATATGATTTTGTATTATTTTTTAATTCAAGAAATATCCGTCGTAAACAAATCCCGGATACTCTTTTAGCATATAAGTTATTTATTGATTCATTACCTGAAGAAAAGGCTAAAAAATGTGCTTTTGTGCTTCATACTCAAATAATAGATGAAAATGGTACTGATTTAGATGCTGTATCTGATTTATTATTTGGAGATGATGAAAAATATAATATTATATTCCATGAAAGTGTTTCTACACCTGAACAAATGAATTTATTATATAATAGTTCTGACTGTCAGATTTTATTAACTAATAATGAAGGTTGGGGCCTATCATTAACAGAATCATTATTAGCGGGTAATATGATTATTGCTAATGTCACTGGGGGTATGCAAGATCAAATGAGATTTGAAAATGAAGACGGAAGTTGGATTGAATTTAATGAAGATTTTCCTTCAAATCATAATGGAACTATAAAGAAACACGGTAAATGGGCTTTACCAGTATATCCAACAAATCGTTCAATTCAAGGTTCTCCTAAAACACCATATATTTGGGATGATAGGTGTACTGCTGAAGATGCAGCAACACGTATTAAAGAGGCTTATGATTTATCTAAAGCAGAACGTGAAGAAAGAGGTTTAGCAGGACGTGAATGGGCTACTAGTGAAGAAGCCAAATTTACATCATCACAAATGACTCAGAAAATGCTTGAAAATATTAATGAGTTATTTAAAACTTGGAAACCTAGAGAAAAATTTGAACTTATCAATGTAAATGAAGTTAAACCTAAATCAATAAATCATAAATTAGTATATTAATATGAAACATTTGTGTGTAATTAGTTGTCCTATCGATACCTATAGTGGGTATGGTTCTAGATCTCGTGATTTTGTAAAAGCCTTAATTGAAGCCAAAGGTGAAGAATGGGATATTAAAGTTTTACCTCAACGTTGGGGAGAAACTAATTGGGGTTTTATTGAAAATCATAAAGAAAAATGGGGTTTTTTATCTCAACATATATGGAATGTTCCTCAACTACCAAAACAACCTGAAGTTTGGATTCAAATTACTGTTCCTAATGAATTTCAACCTATTGGAAAATTTAATTTAGGAGTTACAGCAGGTATTGAAACTACTATTGCTTCTGCTGAATGGGTTGAAGGTATAAATAGAATGAATTTAACTTTAGTATCTTCAAATCACGCTAAACAAGTATTTGAAAATTCTAAATTTGAAAGACGTAATCAACAAACTGGGGCTGTTGAAGGACATATTGTTTTGAGTAGACCTATTGAAGTATTATTTGAAGGAGCAGATATTGGAACTTATTTATCTCACCAAACTACAGGAGAAGGAATTGAAACAGATTTTAAATTATCCAATATTCCTGAAAAATTCTGTTATCTTTATACAGGAATGTGGCTTCATGGACCTATATCTGAAGATAGAAAAAATACTGGGTTATTGGTTAAATCATTTTATGAAACATTCAAAAATAAGAAAAATAAACCAGCTCTTATTTTGAAAACCTCTCAAATTGGTGCTTCATATGTTGATAGAGAAGAAATCTTAAAGAAAATTAAACAAATTAAGAAAACTATTAACTCAACTGATTTACCAAATATTTATTTACTTCATGGTGAATTTACTGATGAAGAAATGAATAATCTATACAACCACCCCAAAGTAAAAGCTATGGTTAATCTAACCAAAGGTGAAGGATTTGGAAGACCATTACTTGAGTTTTCTTTAACTAAAAAACCAATTATAGTTTCAGGATGGAGTGGGCATATTGATTTCTTAGATAAAGAATTTACAGTTCTATTACCAGGCCAATTAACTCCGGTACATCCTCAAGTAGCTAACAATATGTTATTAAAAGAATCATCTTGGTTTTCAGTTGATTTAGGACATGTAGGTCATTATTTAATTGATGTATTTAATAATTATGATAAGTATCTTGATGGTGCTAAACGTCAAGCTTTTAAAAGTAAATCTCAATTTAATTTTGATAAGATGAAAGAGCTTCTTATCTTAACATTAGATAAACATGTACCTGAGTTTCCAAAACAAGTACAATTACAATTACCTAAATTGAAAAAAATAGAATTACCAAAACTTAAAACAGTAGAAGCATGACATCAAAAGAATTTGTAATTTGGTTAGAAGGATTTTTAGATGCAACACAAGATTTAACTTTAACACCTAGTGAATTTGAAAAATGTTGGGAAAAAATTCAAACCAAAGCCCATTCAGTTAAAGACACTGAAACCCCATCTACACAATGGACCCCTCCTTATAAAAGTTGGGAATCTACATCATCAGGTACTAACCCTAATATTAATATAACTACTACTACTTAATTATGACTGAAAATTTAGTTCAATGCCCTTGCGATAAATCAGATGCTTGTTTCCATATGGAAACAGAACAAATTACAAATTCAATGTGTTATGGGTGTGGTTTTATTTCTAATACCCTAATGAAAACAGGAGAAGCATTTTTTGAAGAACAACTTGAATTACTCCCAGAGCTTCATAAAGATTTAATTTGGAAAGATGACAAAGAACAAAAATGGATGCCGTGTACTGTAAATGTCCATGATAAGGGGATGGTGTTTATGAATGGAACTTCAGTTGATAATGCTATTTGGTCTGCAGTATTAGCTACCCAAGTAACTGAGAAAGATAAAGAAAAATATCCAATTCCAGGTAAAGAAAATGAATATTACCAATATCGGATGGATATGTCAACTTTGAAAAATTTTGATAAGTATGATTTTATCGAGGCATTATCTTATATAGGCGTTTTACCACAATGATAAAAATTAGTTATGCGATCACTGTCTGCGACGAGGCAGTTGAATTACAACGACTTATTACGCATTTATTAAAACATAAACGCGCGAATGATGAAATTGTAGTGTTATTTGATGAATCAAAAAACAGTACTGCTGTAGAAGATTATATAAGATCTCATTCAATTAATGGAGAATTTAATTGGCATAAAGGTAAATTTGAAGGTCATTTTGCTGATTGGAAAAACAAATTAACTACTCTATGTTCAGGAGACTATATTTTTCAAATTGATGCTGATGAAATTCCTCATGAAGATTTAATAAATAGTTTACCTCAAATTATAGAATTTAATTCTAGTATTGAAGTTTATACTATATCAAGAGTTAATACAGTTAAGGGTTTAACCCAAGATCATATTAATAAATGGGGGTGGAGAGTTGATGAAAATGGTTGGGTTAACTGGCCTGATATGCAATGGCGGATTTATAAAAATATCCCTGAAATAAAATGGATAAATAAAGTTCATGAAAGACTTGATGGATTTAAACATTATTCATATCTTCCATCAGATGAAAGTTTTGCTTTATATCATCCAAAAACAATAGAACGTCAAGAAAAACAAAATAATTATTACAATACTTTATGAAAACAGCACTAGTACTAGGAGGTGGAGGTTTTATTGGGGGCCACCTAGCAAAAAAATTAAAAAATGAAGGATTTTGGGTCCGTATAGTAGATATTAAAGAAAAACATGAGTATTGGAATCATGAAGATATATGTGATGAATATATTCAAGGTGATTTAAGAGATCCTTTATTAGTAAGCAAAATAATGTTTGCCCCAAACCAAGAATCAGAAGATGATAAGACAAACTCATTTGATGAAGTTTATCAATTAGCAGCTGATATGGGAGGAGCAGGATATATTTTTACAGGCGAGAATGATGCTAATGTAATGCATAATTCAGCACTAATTAATTTAAATGTAACTCATGAAGCAACTAAAAAATCAGTTAAACGAGTATTTTATAGTTCTTCAGCCTGTATGTATCCTGAACATAATCAATTAGATCCTAATAATCCAAATTGTGAAGAATCATCAGCATACCCAGCAAATCCTGATTCAGAATATGGTTGGGAAAAACTATTTAGTGAACGATTATTTTTAGCATTTAATCGAAATTATAAGTTAGATGTAAGAGTAGCTCGTTTCCATAATATATTTGGACCTCAAGGTACCTGGACAGGTGGTAAAGAAAAAGCACCTGCTGCTATGTGTAGAAAAGCAGCTGAAAATAATAATGAAATTGAAGTATGGGGTGATGGTCAACAAACACGTTCATTTTTATATATTGATGAATGTGTTGAAATGATTCTTCGTTTTATGAGACAAGATAAATTCTTAGGTCCAGTGAATATTGGTTCTGAAGAAATGGTTACCATTAATCAATTAGCTCAAATGGCTATTGATGCTTCAGGCAAAAATATTACTATCAAAAATATTGAAGGAGAAGAATTTAAACAAAAATATGGCTTTAAATGTCCAGTAGGCGTGAGGGGACGAAATTCTGATAATACATTATACAGAGAAAAGATTGGATGGGAACCAACCCAACCACTTTATGAAGGTATAACCAAAATATTTAACTGGATTAATCAACAAATAAATGACTAAAAATATATCAATTTTAGGAGTAGGAAAGTTAGGTTTATGCTTAGCTCTTAATCTAGAAAGAAAAGGATTTAATATAATAGGAGTTGATTTATATGAAGACTATATTAACTCATTAAATGATAAAACATTTACAACTTCAGAACCTTATGTAGATGAATATTTACAAGAAGCTCAAAATATTATATTTACTACTAATCTAGAATTAGCTTTACAAAATGATGTTTTATTTATAGTAGTAAGAACTCCGTCTACATCAGACTGGAAATACGATCATACTGATATTGAAAAAATAGCTACTCAATTAATTAGTTTTGGTAAACAATCAACCAGAAAAGATCTAATAATTAATTGCACTACATTTCCAGGATACTGTGATACTTTACAAGAAAAATTAAAAGAATATAACTATTATGTGTCATATAATCCTGAGTTTATTGCTCAAGGTACTATTATTAGAGATCAAATAATGTGTGATAATGTGTTAATAGGTGAAGCTGATGAATATGCAGGTGAATTAATAAATAAAATATATCATCAAATGGTTGAGTCTAATCCTATATATAATAGAATGTCTAGAACTGAGGCTGAATTGACCAAATTATCTGTTAATTGTTTTTTAACAACTAAAATTAGTTATGCTAATATGGTTGGTGATATTGCTAATAGATTAGGATGTGATGCTGATAGAGTATTAGGAGCTGTAGGAACTGATTCAAGAATAGGTAATAAATATATTAAACCTGGTTTTGGTTTTGGAGGCCCATGTTTTCCTAGGGATAATAGAGCTTTAGCTAAATGTGGTGAAGAAGTCGGGATTGATGCTATTATTTCCAAAGCAACAGATGAAATGAATAAAAAGCATCTTCAATATCAAATAGAAGATTTTATAAAGCAAAACCCAAATAAGGAAAAAGTTATTAAATTAGATTTTGTTACTTATAAAAAAGATAGTATCTTAATAGAAGAATCTCAACAACTTAAATTTGCTTTAAAATTAAAAGAATTAGGTTATAAAATTGAAATTTTAGATCAAAGAGAAGAAGTATTAAATCAATTAAAAAATATATTATAATGCTTCATAAACAAATATCAAACTGGCTTAAAGAATATCTAGAATCTAATAATTTAAATTGCTTTATAATAGGAATTAGTGGGGGTATAGACTCAGCTTTAGTATCTACATTATGTGCTCAAACAGGTAAAAAAACAATTGTTTTGAGTATGCCTATCCACCAAGCTCAAGATCAATTACAAAGAGCGCATAATCATATTAACTGGTTAAAAGAAAAATATTCTAATGTTGAATCATTTGAATTTAACTTAACTAGTACTTTTGAAACATTTAAATCTTTATTTCCTATAGAAAATAAATTAGCTTTAGCTAATTCTCGTTCTCGTTTAAGAATGGTTACCTTATATCAAATAGCAGGAACTTATAAAGGTTTAGTCGTGGGTACAGGTAATAAAATAGAGGATTTTGGGATTGGATTTTTTACTAAATATGGTGATGGTGGTGTAGATATTTCTCCAATAGCTGATTTAACTAAAACTGAGGTTAGACAAATGGCTAAGGAATTAGATGTGATTGAAGAAATTATTATAGCTAAACCAACAGATGGATTATGGGAAGATGATCGTTCTGATGAAGATCAGATTGGGGCTACATATGAAGAATTAGAATGGATTATGGAATATACAGAAGATCCTGAAAAATTATCTGGAAGGCAAAAAGAAATATATTCCATTTTTATTAAACTAAATAATCAAAATAAACATAAAATGGTAGAAATACCAATTTTTAAAAAAACAAAATAATAATGAAATACCATCAACACCATTTATACCCAGGAGATAATTATAATGGTTATGAACAAGAAACTGTAAATCTTTTTAGAGATTTAATCCAACCTGATTGGGTTATTTTTGATTGTGGTGCTAAAACAGGATATTTTACTTTACTTTTTGCAGAATTATGTGAACAAGGAGTAATACATTCTTTTGAACCTACTAGTACTTTTGATATGTTAACTTCAAATGTTAGTCATTATGGTATTAATAATGTTATCTTAAATAAAAAAGCTTTAGGAGAAAAAACAGGTAATATTGAAGATAATATTTATAGAATTTGGGGGCAAAATTCTGAAAAACAAACATATGATTTTATCACTATAGATGATTATTGTGAACAAAATAATATTCAACAATTAAATCTAATGAAAATTGATGTTGATTCTTATGATTTTGAATTATTAAAAGGAGCTATAAATACTTTAAAAACTTTAAAACCAATTGTTACTGTAGAATTAAATCATGCTCTTCATTTAAGAAATACAACTCCACAAGAAGTTATAGATTGGCTTCAAAGTATAGGATATAAACAAACCTATATAACTAATAACGAAAATTATACATTTAAATATACTAACTAATGAACCCAGCATACTCAGATCCAGAATTATTACAAATAACATTAGATTTATCTAAAAAATTTAATTTAACTACTTTTTTTGAAACAGGAACTTATCATGGTTTGTCTTCCAAAATAATAAGTAAATATTTTGACAAAATAATAACAATAGAAAATAATAAAAATTTTTATAATATATCCTTAGATAATCTTAAAGATATAAATAATTGTATTCTCATTCATGGTAATAGTTCTGAAATAATGGAACAAGAATTAAAAAAAGAAGATAATTCTATATTTTTCTTTCTAGATGCCCATTGGGAAGATTATTGGCCTATTTTAGATGAATTAAAAATTATCAAAGAAAAAAATTTAAAACCAGTTATTGCTATTCATGATTTTTATGTTCCTAGTGAAAATGGAAATGCTAGATTTGGTTTTGATTCATACCAAGGACAACCATTAGATTTTAATTATATTGAGTCTTCTATAAAAAATATATATGGTGAAAATTTTGAAATACAATATAGTAATTCATCTACTACAAATAGTGGAGTAATTTATATCTATCCTAAAAATAAATAATTATGAATAAAATTGTTAAAGATGCTTTAAAATCTATTTTAAAAAATGATAAAATTTTTATAGATTCAAAATTTAAAAAAATTAAAATAGATATAGGATTATCAATAAGCGCTCCTAATTCTGAATTTTGGCTTCAAAATGAGTCTGATTTAATGGTGATAGGTTTTGAACCTAGTTCAATATGTTTTGATAGTTTTACTGTATATAATAAAGAAACCAGAACTAATTATCCTCAATATGTTTGTATTGATCCTGAAAGAATTAATAAAACCTTTTTCCCTATCAAATGTGCTCTTTCCTCAGGAGAACCTAGATATCAAAAATTTTATAATACTGCAAATAATAAAGAAGATAAAAATCTTTTAGGTTGTTCTTCATTATATGAACCTTCTTACTTTCCTGTTTTAGAAATTGAAGAAGTACCTGTTATCTCATTAGTTGATGTTTTTAATTTGTTTCCTTGGGATAAAATTCCATATATTGATCAAATGAAATTAGATACTCAAGGAAGTGATTTTGATATATTGGTAGGGGCTGATCATTATTTAAATAAAATAGTTTATTTGACTTTGGAAAATTCAACCCATGGCCAATATAAAAAAGAAGATGATTACCATAAATTTGACCTTTATTTATCAAAATTTAATTTCACTAAAATCTCAGAAGAAGGAATAAATTCAACTTATTTGAATAATTCTCATTTAGATAAAATTAATTCTATTAATTTTTTTATAGAAAACAAATAATGATATATTTCACTACTAATTCAGATGGAAATGATACAGAAGGTATAGGAGCTATGGCTCAATACCAATTAATATGTTATGCTTTATCTAAATTATATAATATAAATTTTTATTTTACTGGATTCAAAAATTTAACTCATTACCAATATTTTGATATAACTAAAGAACAATGGTGTAAAAATATAACTGATTTTTTTAATTTACCTATATCTAAAGATTTAAATTTACCGATTGTTGGTTTTCATCAACTAAATATTGATTTGGAAAATTTTATTAACAATAATGATAATATTATTATTAATTTTGAGTCTCACTATCTTATGTCTTTTATAGATAATTATATTGATAATAATGAAATTCAAAATATATTGATAGAATTAGGAAAAAATATTATATTAGATAATAATTTAAAATATTTTGATAAAGAAAAACAAAATATAGCTATCCATATAAGAAAATATACTCAAACTGATTGTGATTTAAATCCTAGAAGAGAATACTTTGAAGAATCAAAAAAAGATTATTATATTGATCTAATAAATAAATTAGATAATGATAAAGTTAATTTTCATATATACTCTCAAGGCAATGAAGATGATTTTAGTTTTCTAAAAAAAGATAATATATTTTTACATATTGAAGAAAACCCATTAATATCTCTTTATCATATGATTAACTCAGATATTTTTATCACAGCTAATAGTTCTTTAAGTTATATAGCTCATTTATTAGGTAACCATAAACAGTGTTTTGTTAGAGATACTTTTTTTCACAAATGGAAAAATAATACAATTAAATTATGATATCACATATTGATATAGGTTATAATGGAAGACTAGGAAACCAGTTATTTATTTATGCTTTACTTTATAAATTAAAAACCCAAGGAAAAGAAATAGTTATTCCTTCTAAAAATTATGATTGGAAACAAGATGGATGTTTAGACCAATACCATCAAAAATGGATACCTTATAAGTATGTTTTAGAAGATTATTTTAACTTATCTATAAAACCCTCAGATATAATTCCTACTCAAATTTGGGAAGAACCAAAACAAGGATTTTATTCTAAGGTATTTGATTTGAACGATGTATCTTTAAAAGGTTATTTTCAATCATGGAAATATTTTGATGATATTAAAAAACAATTAAAACAAGAGTTATCATTTAAAGATAATATTAAACAAAAAATAGATCTAATATTTAAATCTTACTCAGATAAACCAACTATTTGCATTCATGTTAGATTAGGAGATACACTTGCTCAACCTTGGATGCATAAACTTTCCCCAGAATATATTCAAAAATGTTTTAGCTATCTACCTCAAGATGATTTTAATTTTATTATAGTATCAGATAATTTTGAATATTGTAAAGATTGGTTTCCTGAAGGAGAAAATATATATTTTGCAGAAAATTTAAATGAGGCTGAAACTTTATATTTAATGTCTTTATGTGATCATTTTATAATGTCAGGTAGTACATTTAGTTGGTGGGGTGCTTATCTAGGTCAAAAAGAAAATAGTGTTGTTTTATTTCCCAATCATTTTGATAGTTCTGATAGAGAATTAGATATTTTTTATCATCCTACATGGATATTAGTAAATACATGAAAATACTTTATATAACTAATCATAATCAGATATTTCAACAAAGTGGGGGTTATTTAAATGATTATTTAAATGATCTTTTATTTTATGGATTAACTGAATTAGAAAACATTGAGGTTATAGATAGTACTCCTATTATTCATCTCTATAAAGAAAATCAATCAAAAATTTCTAATCAATATTTATGGGGTAAGGGTTTTACTTCAACTTTTTTAATAGATAAAGATAATATTGATAGAACAAATATTGAAGATAAAATTAAAGATAAATATTTTGATTTAATAATATATGGTACTGTAAAACGATGTCTAGATTATTATGATTTAGTATCAAAAATATATCCACCAAATAAAATATTTTTAATAGATGGAGATGATTTTACTGATGTTCATTCATTGAGTTCTAAACATCCTTATTTTAAAAGAGAATTAATTTCTAATATTTTTATTCCTATTCATTTTGCTATTCCTGAATATAAAATCACCTCAAATAAACTAAACAAAACCCAGGAATATGGTTCTATAATACCTGGTCAAGGGGGATATAAATTTAATATAGAACAAGATTATTATAATGACTATAATAGATCTTATTTTGGTGTGACTATGAAAAAAGCAGGATGGGATTGTATGAGGCATTATGAAATATTAGCTAATAATTGTGTTCCATATTTTACTGATTTAGAAGAATGTCCTGATAGAATATTAACTAACTTACCTAAAGAATTATTATTAGAAGCAAAAGAATTAGCAAATAGCTTTGAAGAGCAAAAATATTTTAGTATATTAGACGAGTTATTTAATTATACTAAAAATAATTTAACCACAAAGCAGCTAGCACAATATGTTTTAAACTATGTATAAAAATAATTTACAAGAACCTGAAGTTATTCGTAATTTAAATAGTGATATAAAACGCTATGATATAATAAATTATCTTATTGAAAAATATAAATTAATTAATTATCTTGAAATAGGAGTATTTCAGGGAGAAAATATACGTAAAATAAAAGCTTTACATAAAGATGGAATAGATCCTGGAGCAGAAGGATATGTTGTTCCTGAGGTTACTTATTCTATGACATCAGATGATTTTTTTAACCTTATAAAAGGACATGATGAAATCAAATATGATATAATTTTCATAGACGGATTACATGAATACTCTCAGGTAAAAAAAGATATTGAAAATTCTCTAAATCATCTCCAACCAAATGGGTTTATTATAATGCATGATTGTAATCCTGTTAGTTACGAAGCCCAAATTCCTGAAAGAGAAACAATAGCATGGAATGGAGATGTATGGAAGGCGTTTGTTGAATTCAAAGAAAATAATACTAATTTTGAATGTTGTGTTATTGATACAGATTTTGGAGTTGGATTTATAAAAAATAATGAAAAATATTTTAATACAACACCATTAATAGATATGGATTATCAAACATTTGATACTAATAGAAAAACCTACTTAAATTTACTTACTTGGGATGAATTTAAAACAACTTATTAATAAGTCAATTTATGGAACTGTAGGTTATATTTCATCTCAAAATGATTTAAATATATTAGAACAATATATTCTATATAATCTCCCAGTCCTAAAAGAATTTAAACAAATAATTATTGCTACAAATTATTCTGATTTAAGTTTAGTAGAAAAAAATACACAATTATGGAAACAATATTTTAATAAATGTATTATAATAGATTCTAAAATAAATAGGGGGCATAATTTTGGAACAGCAGATTTAGATAATTTAATATTTGATTGGTGTAAAGAAAACAGGGAAGAATGGTTATGTAAATCTGCAAATGATGTTCTTTTTCAAGAATCTATTTTAAATAAACATATAGAAGAAGCTGATTTTTATTATACAAATGGTATTTCATATGAAGATTTATGTTTATTTAATTTTAATTATGATAAGGTACTAAATGATCATTTTTATCCTCAAACTAATTTTTATTTCATAAATGTATCTAAGTGTGATTATTTAAATAATAAAGAATATATTAATACTACCTTTGAACAAATAAAAAATATTTCCAATTATAATGGTAAAGTTTGGGAATATATTAATGGATGGAGTTGTGAAGAATTCTTAAAAAAATGCACAAAAAGAAATAATTTAATAAAACATTATTTACTAGATAAAAATAAACATGATCAACTATGTGAAATAGTTACAACATATAAAATCGGAGACCCATCACATAAAAATCTAATGATAGATGGAATATGCCACTTTCAATTCCCAGAACAACAAATATTAGAAATATGAAAAAATTTATAGTTACAACAACAATTAACAAACCTACAATAGCTACTTTAAAATTTTGTAAAATAGCAGATGAAAAAAATTGGACATTTATTATTGTTGGTGATACAAAAACACCCCATGATGAATATAGACAATTAGAAAAACAATTTAAAAATATTGTTTACCTTTCACCTGAATCTCAGGAACTTCTTTTAAAAGAATTATCCGATACTATTGGTTGGAAATCAATACAGCGTCGGAATATAGGATTCGTGTTTGCTTATAATGGTGGTGCTGATGTAATTGCTACAGTAGATGATGATAATATCCCATATGATAATTGGGGAGATAATGTTTATGTAGGTCAAGAAATTGAAATTAACTTATATGAAAATATTTCATCATTATATTTTGATCCAATATCACCTACTAATCATAATGATTTATGGCATAGAGGCTATCCAATCGAAGATTTACCTTTTAAAAATAATATTGAATATAAAGGTAAAATTAAACGTAAAGTATTAGTTCAAGCTGATTTTTGGGATGGAGATCCTGATATCGATGCTATATGTCGTTTGAGTAAAAAACCTATAGTTAAATTCAATAAATTTGAACCATTTTGTTCAAATCAATTAGCACCTTTTAATTCACAAAATACATTTTTAGCTAGGGAAGTAATTCCGTATTATACAGTTTTACCTCATACTGGTAGAATGGATGATATTTGGGGTAGTTATATTTTACAATATTATTTCCCTAATTCAGTAATTTATAATCAAGCAACTGTTTATCAGGATCGTAATGTCCAAGATTTAGTTACGAATTTAGAAAATGAAGTAATTGGGTATAGAAATACTTATAAATTATTAGGTGATTTAGAAAATTTTGAAAATTACTTACCTGAAAAAGCAAAAGAATTTTGGAATGTATATAGAAAACAATTTTAATAAAAAATATGAAAATATCAGCAGTTATAGTATCTAGAAATGATGGATACGGTGGACATTTAAATGAAAGAGCAACTTATTGTTTTAATTCAGCAATTGATACCTATGATGAAGTAATATATGTAGATTGGAACTCACCTACTCATAGTTTACTTTATGATATTAAAGATAATATTCAATTTAAAGGTAATTTTAAACATATTGTAATTACACCTGAAATTGCTTCTTATCTTACTAATAATGACCCATATGCTCAAAAGTGTTGTGAAGTATTAGCTCGTAATATTGGATTAAGAAGAGCTACTGGGGATTGGATAATTTCAACTAATATAGATATAATACATCCTAAACGGGATGAATTAGAAAAATTATTGAATTCTACAAATCAAAATACATTTTATACTATTAGTCGCAGACATACAGATTGGGAACAGATTAAAAATTTCCATAGTGGGGAAATTATATTTGAGAATTGGAAAGAATTAAGAGAACATTTAATTAGTAATTCTGAAGAAAGACATTTTGAGGAAACTACAGTTAGTGGAGATAATTATAGTATAATTAATTGTTGTGGGGACTTCCAAATTGCTCCTAAACATGTATGGGATGAAATTAGAGGAATGGAAGAAGAATTAATATATTCTCTTTATGCTGATACTAATGTACAGAAAAAAGCAGTAATGCATGGTTTTGATTTAAAAGCAATATATCACCCTGCTTTATTTCATATAGAACATGGTCGTGGAGGAGGAGGATTTTTAGATGGAATTAATAAAAAAACTAATGATCAATATAGAGCTATAATATATCAACAAAAAACAGAAAATAGTGAATCATGGGGGTTTGGGGATACAGAAATAGAATATGAAATATTCTAATATGTATATTAAAAGCATATTATGAAAACCTTTTTCCAACACCTACTTTCAGATGTAGACAACCAAGTTAGCTCTAAAAGATTTATTACAGTTGGGGCATTTGCTCTTATAGTAATAGCATTTTTACTAGATTTGGCTTTTAACATTACTATTGCCCAAGGCTTATTAGATGTAATACAATCTATTATTTGGGTAGGATTAGGTGCTACCACACTTGAAAAATTCTCAAGAAAAGAAGCAACCTCCCCAAATGATAACTTGGGTTCTTAAAAATTAGTTCGTATATTTACGGAAAAGTTATGAAACAAACATACTATTTTTACTCAAGAGTCGACTCTACACATGAGCCTATAGATAAAATTGAAATGGAAGATATTTTTGAAGCAATCAAATATTTTGCTTTTAAAAAACAATTATCTATGGATAAATTTATGAGTTTATACGGAGTGGGTAAACTAAATAAAGATTCCCATGATTGAAATACTTTTAAATAAAAACTTTGGTTCCAAATTAGAATTTAGTGAGGCTAAAGAAAGTCGATTTAAAAAGGAAGAAGAAGTTTTTATACAAATTTTAACTTCCCTAAATGATAATATCAATAAGTCTATTGACCTATACACACACTACCACATAGATATTTTTGATTATAATACTAACTTTATAGAAGTTATTGAGGATTTATTTTTATTAAAATATGGTCCAGTAGTTTCAGAAATTATTATGTGGTATATTTTTGATAGAGAAATTTTAGATGAAGAAGGAAAAATTACAGTATTACCTTTAACACTAGAGAATCACGAGACCGGAGCAGTTGAGGATCTTTATTTAACCACTCCCAAAGAACTTTGGGACTTTGTAGTAAAAATCGATAAACCTATATAATATGAGCAAAAAGTTCTGTCATTGCGGGGCCGAGATCCCTGAAGGTCGTTTAAAAGCATTACCCAATACTACTACCTGTATGGCCCATTCGGAAACAGGTAGAAAAGGAGCGGTTACTGTACAAATTGGTGAAGGAGACCACACTTACAACGATATTGTAATTTTGGAGCCTGAACAAATTGAACAATATAACCAGCTAATGGGTGCTTTTGGCATTAATGACCCATTTGAAGAAGAACCTGAAGAATCCATTGAAACCCCTGAAGTGGTTGAATCTTCGGAAGATGAAGAGGATATTTATGAGCGAGAAGAAGACCTAGTTGATGATTTAGATGATCAAGATTGGGAACTTTCAGACGACGAGGAAAATGCCTAAAAGATTAGATTTAAGTAAAGGAGAAGTTCAAGCAGCAATGGCCCAAACCAAATCGGTGCGGGCTGCTGCTAGATACTTGGGATGCTCTTATATTCACTTAAAAAAATGGATGAAATTCTATGTGGATGAAGAATCAGGTAAAACCTTATTTGAACTACATAAAAATCGACAAGGTAAAGGTATCCCCAAGTTTTTAGGTAAAACACAAAAAGAAGACGCTATTGAAGATATAGTGGCTGGAAGAATTGATGCTTCATCGTTTGACCCTCAAAAATTGAAAGATAAAATACTAGAGCGAGGGTTAATGGAGGAAAAGTGCAGTATGTGTGGGTTTGGTGAAAGAAGAGTATTAGATTACAAGATGCCTCTACTAATGCATTTTAAAAATGGGGATAAACGAAACTGGGTATTACCTAACTTACAACTGTTGTGTTATAACTGTTACTTTTTAACTGTTGGGAATGTGTTTACAGATAGAGATATGCAACAACTAGAGGAAACTAAATCAGTATCTAAAACTACAGAGGCAATTGATTTCCAGTTAGATGATTATCACTTATCTAGGTTGAAAGAAATTGGACTATATGAAGATCCAAAAGTAGATGATGACCCGTATGATCTAGTAAGCTATACCAAATGAAAAAGAATAAAAAACATACAGAAGTAGTAACTGATTTTCAAAGAGCTAAGGAAAAACATTTAGAAAAATTAGCTAATGATATATTGAAAAAAGATGAAAAAAATCAGAAGCTAAAAAATAAAACAATTAATAAAGATTATCTAAATTTATTTTGATCATGGCCTTAGAATTAACCCTAAATAATAGTGATGAATTTCAAGAAATGCTTGATAAAAAGGATTTTAAAATAGCAGAAGCAATAGTTAATGCTATTTTGGAGAACCTAACCACTAAAAAAAATAATGTTCATATCCTATCTGTTAATTTTGTAGAAGATGAATCAGTGTATGATTTGACTTTGGATAGGAAATACTTTGCTGAAACATTAGAAACTAACTTAAAATATTTTGTAGAAAAAGAAATGTACGAAAAATGTACTGAAATAACAGAAGCAATTGAAATCTTAAAAAAATAGTTATGAGCAAAACAACAAATTTACAAAAACTAGAATGCCTAGAGGTGTATCGTAGAACACTTAAAACACCCAGGAAACAAAAATTCAATAACCCTTCAGCAGAAGTGTTTAATACTAAATTAAAGAAAAAATACATTAAAGAATTAGGTGGATTTACTAATTTTAGACCTGTTAATGAGGATGAATAAAATACTACTTTGTATAGCGGTTTTATTATTTTTATATTTAAATGTCAATGGGCAAATATGGAAGCCGGTGCGAAATCAATATCAGGCTTTATACAAAGTATATGAAACCAACAACAAAGCAGAAGCAGATATAATTGCCTATTCAGTTGAATATGAGTATGAAATCACCAAACCAGGTTTTATTTATTTAGCTCCCCCATGGTATTCTAGAGGAACAAAGGTTTATTTTACCAAAGACAGATACGATGCTGATTTTAGAATCTATTGGACTAAAAACAAAGATGAAGTTATTTGGAAACAACAATAAGTTATGATAGCAGAAGAACAATCCAATCCTAAAAAGTATAAGTTAGTTCGTGAGCGTGATAATTTAACCTTAGAAGGTGAAAAGATTAGGTGGATTGACTGGAATGAAAACGGAACCTTCAATTCAGCCCACGATGAACCTAAAGTAGAGAGATCATTAATTATAGATCCTCACTACATGAGCTACACTTGGTTAACAACTATAATTACTGAAATTTTAGAGCAAAAAGAAAACTATACAAAGTTTAAAACCACAAATTCAGTTTATGAGCTATTCACGTTGGAGTTATAGTACCTGGTATACATTTTGGTCTTCTTTAGAAGAAGAAACAGTTTGCGAGTTTAAATTTCCCACTAAAAAGCTAAAATATGTCCAAACATTTGAAATATGTGATTTTCCATCATACTATATTACTTATGGTGAATTAATGGAAAATGGGTTATTTAAAACTTTAGATGATGTTAAAAAATATTATCACCAAAACCATAGTAAATTTACAGATCATCCTTATGTTAAAAACCCAACTGAGGATGAATTAGCAGAATTGGGTACTTATTTACTTAGGTTTATTGAAGATGTTGATGAACATTTTAAATGGGGTAACTTTTTTAGGTACGAGTGGTATTATCCATTAAGAAACAAAATGGCTAATTTTAGCTGGTTTAAATAGGATTTTTTTCGTATCTTTACATCATGAAATATAAAATAGGTTTTTTATTCAATAAAATTATCAACGATAATTGGTGTTGGGACTGTACTATCATACCTACACTACGTGTTGAGCGAAATAAGTATCATTTTATCACTAGCGATGTACATGGTGATTGGTGGGGAGTGTATATAAACTTTCTATTTTGGGACTTTGGAATAAAAATATATCAAGACTATTAACATGGGAAAAATTATAATAGAGTTCGATTCAGTTGAAGAATCACAAGATGCAAGAGTAGCATTAGATGCTATGAAGTGGAAAATGGCTATGTGGGATCTAGATCAGATTCTACGCAGTACTGTTAAACATGGTGTCAGTATCACTAATCGAAGCAAAGAAGCTAGTGGTGAGGAAATGGATGTTGCGGATAAGATTAGAGAAGAGATCCGAGACATACTTAATGGTTATGGTTTAAATTTAGAAGATTAATATGAATACAATTGATTATAGGTATCAAGCACTCTTACAAGACATACTTGACAATGGAGTTGAAAAATCCGACAGAACAGGCACAGGTACACTAAGTGTGTTTGGTAGACAAATCCGTCATAAAATGTCTGATGGATTTCCACTACTTACAACCAAGAAAATGGCTTGGAAAACTATGGTAGTTGAATTACTATGGTTTTTAAAAGGTGATACCAACATCAAATACCTTGTTGATAATGATTGTCATATTTGGGATGGAGATGCTTATAAGCGATATGTAAATAGTGATGAAGTTAGATGGCCAAAGAGTAAAGAGGATTTTATTGAACATATTAAAAACGATAAAGAATGGGAAGAGAAGTGGGGTGAATTAGGTCCAATTTATGGTAAGCAATGGAGAAGTTGGAAAAAGAGCGATTCATTTATTGTTGAAGATGATGTTTGGAAAAATAACGAAGGTTGGTGCTCGTTAAAAGATTTTAATAAAGATGAATTGTATATAGACCAAATCGCAAACCTAATCAACGACCTCAAAACAAACCCAGACTCAAGACGATTAATGGTTAATGCTTGGAATGTTGGAGAATTAGACCAAATGGTTCTTCCACCTTGTCATTATGGATTTCAAGTTTATACAAGAGAGTTGAGTTTAGAAGAGCGTCATAAATTAGCTTTACCTATTTGGAAAGAAAAATATGGACCTTTAGCGGATATGATGGTACCAACAAATATAGATAACACTCCATATAAAATCCCAACCAGAGCAATCTCTTTAATGTGGAATCAACGTTCAGTAGATACATTCTTAGGTTTACCATTCAACATTGCTAGTTATGGATTATTACTTACAATGATTGCAGATGAAGTAAATATGGTACCTGATGAATTAATTGGAAACTTAGGTGATGTACACTTATATTCAAACCACATTGAACAAGCCAAAGAACAGATTGGTAGAGAGATGACTACTGAAGAACGAAATGAATGGCATTTTATTAATCGTTGTGGTGGAAATAAACGAGATTGTAAAACTGATTGGAAAGATTTTGAGTTAGACCAACAAGATGTTCCAAAACGAACAAGAGAACCATATCCACTACCAACAGTACACGTTAGAGATGGTATATTCTGTTCCTCAGTTAATGATGTTATTTTAGAAAACTATCAATCGCATCCAACAATTAAAGCACCTTTATCAAATTAGTTATGGCAACCCTCGAAACCCAATACCAAAACTACCTCAAAGAAAATCCAACATCAACATTAACTTATGATGAATGGATGGATAAAAAGCTATGGGATATATATGTTTCAGATGATTTTCAAATTGGACCTGATGGTGCATTTGAACGTACTGATGATGAAGATTGGGATGTTACTTTGATGGATGGATTAGAAGATGAATGATATTTATAACAAAATACTTAACAAAATGAAAAAACAAATTATATCTGAAGAATTCAGAAGAATGCAAAAACTTGCGGGCATCATTACTAAGTCACAGTTAAATGAAGGTGTTAAAGAAATAAACCAACAAAACATGTATAGTGTAAAAGAACCTAACTCTGCTGTTTTAGCTAATGGAGAAAAACTTTCCCCTTTAAGTGATGAAGAATGTAAACTTGTTAAAGATTTTTCTGAAAAAGAAAATGTTAAAAAACTTCGCCCATATATAAAATTATCACCCCCAGATGATCCTATGTGTGTTTTATCTTTAGAAAATAAAAAAATGGAAAAAAGAATAATAAGATTTTTTAAATCAACTCTACTCCCAGATGGATCTGAATCTAAAACACCTAAATATTATATTACAGTTCTTGGCCCTGGTGAGACCTCATATAGCAGAGAAAAATATTATACCGCTGACAATATATCAGAATTCCAAGAATTTATTCAAAAAACATTAGAAGAATTTTCATCTTGGTGTGATGAACAAATAAAATTAAATTTAATACGAAGTTAAATAAGTTCTATAAATATATTTTAAATTAAGCTTGCAAATGCAAGCTTTTTTTTTATATTTACCCCAAATAAAAGTTATGACAATAGCACTTATTGCCCACGATGGTAAAAAGGCAGACATGGTTGCTTTCGTTATGAAGCGCCTAGATTTCTTTAAAAAAGTAGACATAGTTGCAACTGGAACTACAGGTACACACGTTGAACACGCTGGTTTACAAGTTACAAAAATGAAATCAGGTCCTTTAGGAGGTGATGCTCAAATAGCTACTTTAATTACTGAAGGTAAGATTGATGGTGTTATATTTTTTATAGATCCTTTAGATGTTCATCCACACCAAGTAGACGTGAATATGTTACTAAGGATTTGTAACGTATACGATATACCATTAGCAACAAACTACAATACAGCAAAACTAGTTATATCAAGTTTGAAACGAAAAAGTGTTATAGAATAGTATATTTATCATAAAAACCGCTTATGAAAAGGTTATTTCTTTTAATAGGGTTAATATTAATCTCATTAGTTTTAAGTGCTCAAAACGATTGCATGGGCACAGAAAATTTCAATGTTAATCCTGCCCCTGTTAATGGGGGGTACGCTCCTGGAACAACAGTCCAATTTTGTATAACCTATAACAATTGGAATACTGGAATAGGTACCAATTGGCTAGAAGGATTTGATCTTAATTTAGGACCTGGTTGGGATTTAACAACATTAACTCCTACAACATACCCAGCAAATAATGGAGGAAATGGATCAGGAGGCCAATGGTTATGGATACCAGGAACATTTAATGGTAATCCTGCTTCCTCAGGTGGAGGTGGAAATCAATTTGGGCCTGGTTTCTTTTTTGACTTAAACACTAACGGCCAAACTACAGATGATTGGGGAGACTTTGGAACTGGACCTTGGACTTTATGCTTTACTATAGTAGTAGGACCTACAGTTGGTAACTCACTATCAATACAAGTATCTCCAGTTAGTGATGGATTTGCAGGTAGTTGGGGTACTAATGGATGTAATGGTCTTTACCCTGCTGAATTATCACCTGGAAGTACAGTTACAGGATGTAATGTGCTGCCTGTTATTAGTTCAAATAATATAATTGATGCCTCGTGTAGCGGATTTAATGATGGATCTTTTGCAATTACAACAGTAGGAGGTACTGCACCTTACATCTATACAGTCAATGGAATTGCTTCTGCTATACCAGTAACTAATATTGGTGCTGGGAATTATGTGGTAACAGTAGAGGATGATGAAGGATGTGTTGGAAATCCTATCAATGTTGTAGTTGGAGAAAATACAACTGTAGTAAATAATATTACAACTCAACAAGACAATGTATGCTTTGGAGAAAATAATGGTAGCTTCACTATTAACTCAATTAATGGTGCTTTACCTTATACCTACAACCTAAATGGTGTAATCAATTTAACTGGAATATTTAATAATTTACCAGCTGGAGCACATAATGTAATAGTAACTGATGATAATGGATGTACTACTAACATTGGAGTAAATATAACAGAACCACCTCCATTAGAATATAATCAATTAACTGTTACAAATGTAGACTGTTATAATGCAAATAATGGTCAAATTCAAATAGAGGGAATTGGAGGAACCCCCCCTTACATATATCATTGCAATACATTATCTAATCTTACTGGAATATTTAATAATTTAGCTATAGATAATTATGCTCTTACTATTATTGATGATAATGGATGTATATTAGATAATATTGCAACTATTACAGGCCCACTACAAGATATTCAAAATACTTTCGTTTCAGTTCAACCAACTTGCTTTGGATACTCAGATGGAACTATATCAGCTAATATTTTAGGTGGTACTCCTCCATATGATTATTCTTGGAACACAGCCCCATTAATAAATAACCCTGATTTATTTAATGTGAGTGCAGGATACTATCAATTAATTGTAACTGATAATAATGGTTGTGTTAAGATGTTTGATTTAAATGTAAATCAGCCTCTTAATATAACATTAACTGGAGATAATAACGAGGTATTATGTTTTGGTAAACCGTTAGAGCTGTTAGTGGCACAACAAAGTGCAATTGCTCCTTACAATATAGTTTGGACTAATACCTATAATATTAATCAAGATGTTAATGGTTCAATAGTATATCCTCCCTCAGATGGAATGTATACTGCTACTTTAACTGATGCAAATGGATGCCAACAAACTCATACTTTGAATGTAGTGGTAAACCCATTACCATCTGCTTTATTTGACGAAAGTAGTACCAGTGAATGCCATCCTGCTTGTATTAATTTTTTTGTAATTGATCCTAATCCATTATACACTTATGAATGGAATTTAGAACCTGGTATAATTCAAACTGGAGAAGAGACTAAACGATGTTATGATTCACCTGGTCAATTTACAGCAAGGCTAATAGCTATTACTGATAAAGGATGTGTTGATTCATTAGTTAAACCTAACCATATTTTAATAAATAAAACACCATCAGCCGCATTTAATTCAAATCAATCTAATCCCATAGACATATTATCCCCAGTATTTGAATTTATAAATTTATCTGAGGATGGAGATAATTATTATTGGAATTTTGATGATTCAGAAATATCTACAGATTATGAACCAACTCATAGGTATCTACAACCAGGAAGATACTGTGTTGAATTAATTACTGAAGCAACTTACACTATGGGAATTGATTAAGATTTGTTGTATATACTAGAACAGGAATACTTATATTTCAATCTAATCAACTAAACCAAGCATGGGATGGAACATATCAGGGAAATTTAGCACCTGATGGTGTATATTATTATCAAGTTGAATATAGAGATATTAATATGAAATATAAAACACAAAACGGAACAGTAACCTTATTAAGATAAAAAAACAGTTATGACAAATTTTATTTACATAGATGAAGATGGAGTTCCAGTAGCAATTGGAACTGACCCTTCAGAGGCTAAACGCCAATTAGCAAAATATGTAGGAGCTCCTGAATCATGTGAAATGAGTGAGTTCCATATAGTAGATCATCAAAGTGAATATGGTGATCCATGTTTGGGGTATTACATAGTTACTTATCCTATAGGATATCATGAAAATCTAAGGTATTCTTATATGGAAAAGTTCAAATTATATAGTTTGGAAGACTAATATTTATAATAAACGGGTTGTATTAATATGCACAACCCATGAGATATCTTTTAACCATATTATTGTTATTTTCAATATCTTGCACTAATGATTTCTCAGATGCAAGATATAGGAGACCATCCATAGGACATACTTGGAAAAGAAGACCTGTACCTGTAATTAAAACTGGTACCTACAGAAACCCCTTGATCAAAAAAGAAATCAGGCGAGAAATGCTTGTACCTAAAACAATAAATTTAGATAGATAATAAATAGTTATGAAAGGAAAGTTATATTATGTAAATAATGAATGGATAGTAAAATTTCAAGATGTTTGGACCGCTGATAATAGAGCAGAACTATATGAAAATCAACTACCATTAAGCCCTGATACTCACTTTGGATTCCTAAGGCATTATAAAGGTGAAGGTGAGGAAATAGAATTTGAGCAAGATTTCTATTATGATTCAGAAACACGACGTTCAACTGATGTTGCAATATTAATTCCTATAGACATCATAAATGAGGCTGATGGATGGATGGATATAGTAGATGAATATAATGGTGCTGCTGATTTATGGGGTTTTGTAGAGTACCTACAAAGAAATTATGAAGTTCCCTCTAAAATAAATTGGGATAAATAAAATCCTTTTCGTATCTTTACGGTAAATTAAAAGCACATGAAAAAAATAAGTTTTGAAGATGCGTTTTATGCATTTGCTGTAGTATTAGGAGTTACAGTAATAATTCTAAAACTAATCACTTTAATATTTTAGTTATGTCAGGAGGACACTTTAACTATTACCAACGTCATATTGAAGATATAATAGAAAAGCTTGATGAAGTAATTGAGATTAATGGTAAGCCATTATCTGAAAAAACTAGTCAATTTGACAATGATTACTATTATGACTATTCACCTGAAACTATAGCTAAATTTAAAGAGGGATTATATTATTTGAATAAAGCTAAAATATTCACCCAGCGTATAGATTGGTTATTATCAGGTGATGATGGAGAAGATACTTTCCACAAGAGACTATCAGAGGATTTAAGTGAATATTTTAGTACACTTATACAAAAACGTAATGATAACGATTTAATTGAAGGTTGTTAGTATGAAACAAAGTAAATTCTATAGAAAAACTCCATTTAAAGAACAAGTAATTGATTTTACTAAAGGATTATTATTTTGGAAAGGTAGAAAAAAAGGAATAATACATACTAGAAATATTAAATTTGATGATATTAGAGCAGTGTTTTTTCCTAAAAACTTTCATGAAAAATATAGTTATTTAGGTAGTGTTCCTTATAAAGATGAAAAAAACATGTTACATGCTTTAGTATTAGTAATGGATGCTGAGGCTAGACCTGAATGGTGCCCAAGATGGTTTTTGAGATTCTTACATTTATTTGGTAGTGATAATTCTATTGTAAGGGTTAGAAACAGAACCTTATATAATTTAAAACAAAAACTCACTAAAGGTATATTAATGTGGGACTACAAATATAAATGGACTGATTATGATTTGAGAATTAGCATTTCAGCACCTGAATATTTACAAGATATAGCAATTGCAATTGAAAAAGATACATATAGGGACGGTTATAAAAAAGAATTACTTAGTGAAATTAAAAAAATCGAACCTGAATTCAATAAAACATATTATAGCAACAGTGAATTACAACAATATTTAGATAAACTCAATGGAAAAGAACAGAATACAAATTAATGGTGTTTGGTACGTTAGAGAAGACCAAGTATTAATTGATCAAGTTGAATTAGATCCAACTGGATTTGAAGGGTACGTAGTTGAAAATAGTCAAGTTTGCTTTGAAGCTACTCGCATTAAAAAAGATGAAGATGGATATTATGATGATATTGATGTAAAATGCACTATCAAAAAGGGTGATAGGAAAGACTGGATAGAAGACCATTGGGATAACAATAGTTGGATGTTAGGAATATTAAATAATAACCCAGATTCACATAAGGAATTACCTGATATGGGTGGTGAGAATATATTATTTTTACAAGCGTTTTTACAATTTTTAAAAGATAAGGAGTGGTTATGAAACTAACAATTGCAATAATACTATCATTAATCCTAACATTTGGATTACATTGGGTAACAGCTAAAATATCTCGGGTTACCTTAAAAGAATTTTATAAATATTATTCACAAGACCAATACACTACATCATATTTAGCATTAATAACAGTGGTTGGTTTTATAACATTTTTAACATTCATTTTATCTATTTTTTAATAAAATTGGTCCCGTAGCTCAGCTGGATAGAGCAACAGCCTTCTAAGCTGTGGGTCGTTGGTTCGAGTCCAACCGGGATCACAAATAAATGTTTAGTATGAAAACGCGACTAATTAAAGTAATATTCACTCCACCTTTCATGGTATTGGATATGATAATGCTACCAGTTATGTTAATATATTGGATAGTATCAGGTAAATTATTAACACCATTATGTCATCAATTATGGGAAGCATAATGAAACAAACAGCAGTACAATACTTAAAGAAGGTGGTGTTTCCATATCTTACACATGAAGAAAAGATGCTTGTAGGCAAGTTCTTCTATGAGGCAGAGATGATGGAGAAGGAGCAGATAATGAAGGCTGTATATGATTCTATGGGTACTAACTTTGACCCTAATATGGGTAGAGCAGAACAATATTACAACGAAACTTATGGAAAATAAACAATATACAAGGAATGAAGTACATATGTTAATGTGTTTAGCATTTGAACAAGGTTTTAAGAAATCTGATGTAGTTGATGCTGGATTAGAAAGTAAAGAAACTGATGTTGAATGTGCTTGGATATTAACTAAATATGATAGCGAACCTAATAAAAAAACATATGGTAAATAAAAAGGCTAATCATAATCCCAGCGATAACATGGACGATAAATTAACCGAAGCATTAAACGAATTCCAACGCGAATACCCTAATACAACCAGTGGTGACTTACAAACGTTTATAATGGGAGCGCGTGCGGGATGGATGGCTGCATGGAATGAAGCGATGGAATCGATGAATAAGGGTGATGGGATTAAAGCGAATAGCGTAGGCGAATGACATGTTAAACCCGTGTTGAACCCGTGTTACACCACCATATGCTGGGTTATATAAATTTAAATTCACATTTCACCACTCGCGCTGCCAATAACTTTAACGCGTTTATAGAAAATTAAACCCGTGTATAAACCGTTGGTGTATGTGGAAAGCAAAATGGGTCAAAGTATATATGTATATACGTATATATGTATATATGAAAAACTGTGTGAGGGTGTGTGTGGTAGGGTCAAGGGGTATTCAACCCTTTTTCCCCGCTCGCCAACCCTTCTCACCCTACGCGAAAGTATATACGAAAGAGACATAGCGCGCGCAAAATCAACGTCATATAAAAGTCATATTAAAAGGTTGGATTTAAGGATTGCCGTTCGTATATTTACGGCAAATTAAAACGCACACACATGACTGAACTACCAAAAGAAATTATCGATCGTTACAAAATTAGAGTAACTGATAGTGTTGAATCGCCTGGAAATATGTTATACAGTATCTCCATCGACGGACATTATTTTGGGGTATTTAGCCCTCAGATTAAGGAAAAAACTCACACGTGGGATTTAATATCTCCAGGTGGCTCAGTAGTATCATTCTATAAGAATGTTAATTCAATTCATGTTTCATGTTTATAAACCCCTTTAACCTATGAAAAACAAATTTAAATTTCACCGCAACTGTGTATTTCAGATGACATTTGAAAATGGATTCACCGTATCACTCTCATCCACAGCTGGTAGTTATTCCGATAACAGAAATGAGCCTTTTGATACTATTAACCCGACTCAAAACGAGGTTGAACGTATTGAGGTGGCATGTTGGAATGAAAATGAGGATGGGTTTTTTATTCGATTGGGTGAATACGATGATGTGCTGGGTTATATTAATACTGATCAAGTAGCCTCTATTATTGCTGTGATAGCAAAGGCTAAAAATGAAGAAGAAATCATAGAAGGTATAACTCAGCTTGGAATTAAATAAAACCGTTCGTATATTTACCCCAGTTGCTCGGGTGGTGGAACTGGTAGACACGCAGGACTTAAAATCCTGTGATCATTGAGATTGTACGGGTTCGATTCCCGTCCCGAGTACAAAAGTTCTTTATATTAAGGTTGGATTAGAAAAAAATTTTTATTATATTTATATTATATAAAACGCCCCCCGAAATTATATAGGGGATTTAGTTAAATAGGGGGGTATATAGGACCATCGGGTCCATTAAGACGGGATTATAAGGTGTACCCGTCCACCACGCGCAGAGCCGGTAACTAGAGATAGTAAGCCGGACTTAAACCAGGTACGGGGGGGAGGCCGGTTCCCCCCCATTACCTATTAAATTAGAAAGTGTGTGTGTTTTTTGATAGGGTAGGTAATATAAAACGCCTACCCTATTTTTTTCACACGTCATATAAAAGTCATATTAGCGTCATATCAAAATGTGGATTTCAAAAGTAATGTTCGTATATTTACATCATAAGAAAACGTAACACACACCTAAAACCCCACACTATGAACACACAACCATTCCCACACGTAGAAATGAAAAAAAGAGGACGTCCATCATCAGCCTCAAAAGCAGCCTCAACACATGCTAATTTAGTTATTGAGCCTGTTCGTTTAAATGATATTGAATTTGATGATAATATCTTTATACCGGTTAGAACAGGCCACCCATTAATTGATAAGTTTATATCTGCCGACGGAGGTTTTATGCCTGCAACTAACTTAATTGCTGTAGGTGATCCTGGAGTAGGTAAATCAACAGTATTATTAGATTTTCTATGCCGTGCTAAAAAGACTGCCGGTAAACGAGTATTATTTATATCAGGTGAAATGAACCGTATTGATATGGTTGGTTACTGTAAACGTTACCCTCAATTTGCATTCGTAGATACAGTGTTTATGGGTGACTATGCTGAGTATGATCCTAAAACCGTAATTGAAAAGGCTCTTGAACCAGGTTATGATTTAGTATTAATTGATAGTTGGGCCGAAGTAACCGAATCAGTAAAAGATTACCATAAGTGGAATGCCGGTCGTGCTGAACAGTGGATGCTACACTTACTAGAGGCTCATAACAACGGCAATAACACCCACCAATCATATACATGTTTTTTAATCATCCAGCAAGTAACCAAAGGCGGTGATTTCGTAGGTTCAAACCGATTGAAACACATGACAACAGGAATGATGCACATGCGATTCGATAAAGAATCAGGATACCGATACATGGAGTTTAGTAAAAACCGTCGTGGAGTAGTAGGTGAGAAAATGGGATTCGTATTATCAAATAACCTTATTAATTATACTGAGTTCGCACATATGGTGGTCTCAAATAGGAACGAAAATTAAAATAGTTGTGTGTTAGTAGAGTCCCGTACTATATTTTATTATAGGTACGGGATTTCTACTGCACGGCAGCCTATGTTTGTGTTATGGCATGCATATATATGCGGTATATACGGCGTATATATGGCGTATGGTGGTGGTACCTCCCACGTGCGTTAATGTCCATATGCGCCCATATATGGCGTATAAAGAAAGGCAATATCTTATCAGAGTTAATACCTATATAGTCTATAAAAAAAGGTATATACATATATACGTATATACATTCCTCACCACACATACACACACCACACACATCCAAAAAATCACTCTCAATTTCCACTATAGGGATTTTGCCAACTATAGGCTTTCCCGCAACTCTAAGAGCTAGACCTATATAGTTTATAGGGAAAAGGTATATACATATTTGATATCCAGTGTTTTCCTCCTAAAAATTTCTTATATTTATAATAAAATACTGTTTTTTTCATGAATGAGATTAAAGTAAAAAGACCATCCGCACTTAGATTTGAAGTAACCAATAAACGCACAGGTTTTCTACCAAATGAATTCTTTGGTAATTTGTACCTTTATGATGAGCTTTTAGATGATAGTACTTTTTTGTCTTTAGCTAAATCAATGGTTGCTGAAATTTCTAAAGAAACATATGATAGAGTTAAAGATCAATTACCCCCACACGAGATATTAGATGAATATGAGGGTAAATTAGGTGGACCTTATTTTGGTACTTATTTAGAGGTTTTGTTTGATGATATAAAAGATATCAAAATTGTTGATGAATTGGGTTTGATAAATGAAATCAAAATAAACACACCAGGAATAAAGGCCCAAATATATTCATGGGAAGCATCTCCTGAGAGGAAATTATTGTATGATAAAATAGCAACCCAAACATATTCTTTGTTGTCTAAATTAGCCCAAGAATTAAATTACGATATATCTAATTTTAGAGCCTCTTTTGATGGATTGTATTATGGGCAGGCTCCTGACTATTATCCTCCTAATCAAACCAGTCTTACTATCCAAATAAAGCCCTCAGATGATACTTGGAAAGAACCTTGGACAGGAAATGCTTTAATTCCTCAAAATGTTTCTGGTGAGGCTTTAATTTTGCGGTCTTATAATAACACAACATATGATGATTCTGAAGGAAATCCAACATTATCACAGTTACTTCCTGTAATTGAGGAAAAAAACTTAATAAAAATTGTATCTGAGTTTGCTCTAAAAATTAAAAATTCTTTAACTCCTGAGGAGGTAGATCTTATTGCCCCCAACACCCCAATACTTGTAACAGGTAAATTATTAAAAGAAATCACAGTAAATAGACCTTCATTATTTAGATTTGAAATTGAAAGAAAAGGTCTCGGGGATGTGTATTTTGGAAAATTTTATTTATCCAGTAATCTTGTAGATGATAATGCTATATATAATACTTATCCTAGATATAATCATGTACAGTTTTATTTAGAAAAAGAAAATCCTGAATTTGAAAAGTTAACAAATTTGTTAAAGATCAATAATATAGAAGAATATGAGCCATTTTCTACTGATAAACGTATTCATTATGTAATTGATCCTAACAAGGTTGCTATTGTTAATAATTTGAATGAAATCAAAGTAAATTCACCAAACATTATAGAAAAACAATTATATTCAAGGATTTTATCTTTGTATCCTGAGGCTACAATGGTTGAATCTAGATTATACGGGCATATAATTTACTTGTTTCCTGGTTCAAAAATTATAAACAAAAATTCAATTATTGTAGAACCCTCTGGAGTAATAGTAGTTCATTTGGGTGATGATAGTAAAGGTAGAAGATTCAAACATATAAATAATTTAATGAAATATGTGGAAGATAATCCAGTTGAAGCCTCTATTGATGAAATTAAAGTAAAAACTCCTAATTCATCTATTAGATTCGAAGCATCTAGAAAAAATCCCTTTTTTAATATGATTTATGGAAATATTTATTTAAATGATACGCTTTTAAATGATTATGCCCACTTGATGCGAGAGGAAGGTTCCCCAATAATATATTTTTCGTTACCTTCAAAAACATATGAAACAATAGAAAATTCATTACCTCCACATGAAGCAGAAAATCATCCGGATGATATAGTTGGTATAACATTTAAAAATTTAAACAATATTAAAATCATCAATAAGCTAAACGAAATCAAAGTAAACGCCCCTAGCTCCTTTAGGTTTGAGGTAATAAGTATAGGAGATCAATTACAAAAAGGAAAATTGTATTTTAAGGATACATTGTTGGATGATTATGCTGTTTTTCATAAAGATAGAGGGCTCATTGTAACTCACATCCCATCAAAAATATATGATACTATAGAAAATATATTACCATCACATAATATAATGAGTACCTCTAATAGTGGATATAATTTTGTAATTAAAATAAACGATGTTAGTAATGTAAAAATTGTTAATAATTTGAATGAAATTAAAGTAAACGCACCCAAACCATTTACATATGATGCTTATTATTATGATGAAAATGATAACTCAACTGAGGGGGAATTGTATTTTAATGGTGAATTGTTAGATGGTGATGCTGTATATACTTATGGAGTTTCTGGTGATGATAAGATATATTATATTGCTTTTAGTTTAGATACTCCCACATACGCAAGATTATTTGATTCATTATCTCCATACATTCATAATAGAATTATAGGTGGTAGTACAAAAAGAACATTAGCTCAAATTACTGATTATCCTGATAATTACCAACATACTTTAATAATAAAAGATCTTAGTAAAGTTAATTTAAAAAATTTACCTCCATTTATTAATGAAATTAAAGTAGTAACACCTGGAATTTTAGGTAGGTTAAAAGCCTATAAAAGCCAAATAGAATTTACCAATGACCTAAAGGAAAAGAATGAATTAGCTCTTAAAGCCATCGAGCTTGTTTTACCTATATTTGAAAAATTAGTACCTAATGATAAAAGTCCACATGAGGCCATAGAATCTGCTCAAGTATATTTGTTAAATCCTACACGGGAAAATAAATTAGCTATTTCTCAGGTTAATCTTAATTCTCCAGGATATCCTGATGCCGCTAAATTAATTCTAAATGCTGTTTATGCGGTTGTTTGGGCAGTTGTTACTGATGATCCTAATATTAAAAATGCATTAAATTCTATCACGTATGCTATTAAAGCAGTTGAAGCAGATCAAGCCTCACAATTAGATGAAATTAAAATAAATAAACCTGGAAAGCCATTTAAACTTAAGGTTGATAGCTATGAAGAATCAAATGAGAGTTATTTTGGGGAACTTTATTTTAATAATAAACTTTTAGATGATACTACTGTATATTATCCTGATAAAAGGAATGATGTAAGTTTAGAACCCCATCGTTTGCAACAATATATTGTTTTTGAATTACCCCTTCCTGTAGATCAGGATCTTCAACAGGCATTATTAGATAATGGAGCCAAAATTACAATACAACATTCTGATAGAATTTTTTATGGTATAAAAGATTTAAATAATGTAGATATTGTTGATACACAGGGGTTGGTGAATGAAATCAAAGTAAATGCTCCTATGGATTCAAGACGACCTTATATTGATAATAGATATGTTGACTTAAAATCAATAGAATTAGAAGATGTATTTCAATCTGATTATCCTGATTTTGCTGATGCGTATATTTCATATGCTAAATTTGAAGATGGTACTGAATTAACCTCAGAACAACTAGAATATATTCAAGAAGAATGGCCTGATTTAGTTAATGAATTAGCTCATAATAGTTTTATTAATGAAATTAAAATAGGTGTTCCTGGTTGGAAAAATTTTAATTTAAGAAAAGTTGTAAGATTTGATGGTACTATATTTACTTTATCGTTAGATCATCCTGAATTAAGATCAACTTATTTTGTTTTTTATAAAACAAATGAAGATTTTGTTACTTGGGTATGGGATATTGAGTATAGACAAGATATTGATGAAAAGGAAAGATTGGTTAATTTATTATCAAAATATGATAAACCATTTGAACTAATACCTGAATTTGGGTTTGTAAAAATTCCGTTGTCTTTAATTAATATATCTCAACCTATTGGGGAAATTAAAGTAGGTGTTCCTAATAAAGTATTTAAATTTAAAACTAGAGCCTCATTAGGTGATGGTTTGTTTATGGGGGATTTATATTTTAAAAATAAAATAATAGATTCTAATGCTTTTCATAATAAAAAAAGTCTTGTTAATAGATTAAGATTTATTTTACCTGAGTCAGTATATCAATCATTAAAAAATGAAATAGATCCTTATGTTATTGAAGTTTCAGCTTATGATACAGATGAACCTAATATTGTTTTTATAATAGATGATTTAAATAGTGTATTGTTTATGGATGATAATGTAAATGAAATTAAAATAAGTACTCCAAATTGGAAAAATATTGAGGCTGAATTGGTAGATGAAGATAACGATATTGAGATCTTCCAATTCGCACATCCTGAAAGTCACATATTTTGGTATGGTCATAAGGAACAGGGGTCGGATGTTTTTAATATAGAATTTGGTGATGATGACGAGGCTGCTCATGAAGAACATCTTGCTAAAAAATTAACCGATTTACTATCAAAATATAATAAATCATATAAAAGAATAGATCATGATGATGAAATGTTTTGGATTCAGATTCCAAAAAACATTGTTACTGTCATTGATGAAAACATTGATGAAATTAAAATAAGTACTCCAGGTTGGAAAAATTTCACTTTAGATTTAATGAACATTGTTGATATTGATGGAAATGGTGTTCCTACATATAATATAACTTTAAAACACCCTGAATTAAAATTGAATTATTTTGGTTATCATAAAACAAATGAAGATTATATTATTTGGCCTTTTGATGATTGGGATGAAGAGGAAGGACATAAAGCCGAGTTAACTAATTTATTAGATAAATATAGTAAATCATATAAAATAGTTAATGATGCTGGACCTGATGAGGATTTTGCTGATTCATATATAAAAATTCCATTGTCTTTAATTGATGTACCTGTTAATGAAATTAAAATAAATAAGCCTAAAACTAAGTTTGAATTTCCGTTAATGGTTAATAATCAAGAAGAATACGATTTTTATACTGATGAGTTGTTAAAATCTGGTAAGCGATGGTTTGAAAATTATGATGGAACACTTCATGATATTTCATCTATTGCATGGCCTTATGTAGGACCGGATGATGATAAATTTCCTTTTTGTATTAAAACTAATTATTGGAAGCCAGAAATAATACATGCTATACCATATTCTGCTTGTAAAAAATTAAATGAAATTAAAGTACAAGCTCCTACAAAGTATAGAAAAGGAATGTATTTAATTCCTAAAAATAAAAAGGTAAATAATGCTTTTTATATTGTAGGAAGCCCTGAAAAACGATATGATAAATATAGAGAAGAATATACCAATGTTTATCCTTATAATTTCGATGATCCTAATGGAGAAACACATGGAATGATTGAGGAGTGGTATTTAGATTCTAGATATAAAATTGGTGAATCAGCTCAATCAAATACAAATGAAATTAAAATACAATCTCCTAAAAATATAATTCCACTTAAATTTAAAAAAATACTAACGGATCATACTGGATGGAGGGATGGGGTAATATATTCTGTAGATATTGAAGGATTCCCTGAAACATCAGTAACAATACATGATGATGAACCTGATGTAGTATATTTATATCCTGGTCAATATGCTGGGGATATTAAAACTAAATTAGATATGTTAAGTATTCCTTATGAAAGTCTTGTTAATAATATACTAGTAGATAAAAAATATTTTTCAAATTATGAAATTAATTAATTTATTAAGTGAAATAAAAATACAACCACCTTCAAGTACTTTTGAAGTAACTGAAACAGGAAAAGAAGCTATAAAAAAATTTGATGAGTTTTTTGATTTACTTTATTTTTTTAGATTAGGAGATTTAGAAAATGAAATATTTGATAACTTAGGTATGAAATATTCCCCTAAAAGTGTATTTGATAATTCATATTATCTTAGAAGATTAATTATGATAGGGGCTATATCTGATGAAAAACCTAATAGAATATCCGAGGTTATCAAAATAGCAGTAGAAGATGGATATGAAAAAGAAAGTATAGAATCAACATTAAAAAATCTTTCAAATTTAGATTTTATAACTAAAGTTAATTTATGAACGAAATAAAAATATTAAAACCACTAAATAATCCAGCTACCCCATTTAAATTTGTTAAAGATGAAACTCATGTTGCTGGGACAGGAGAATGGGAAGGTGAACCATACAAATATTATTGGGGTAAATTATATTTTAATGGGAATCTAATTGATGATCAAACTACTGTTTTTTTTCCTACAAATCCTAATTATTATATGATAGATGATAGTTACTTTGATAGTCCGGGATATGATTCTAGAATTGAAAAATATATCTATAGATCTGATGATCCTCGTGATTTTCCTATGGTTCATCAAAAGTATGTTGAAGGAGAATACCCTATAAAAACCATTAAAGAAATTGAAATTAAACGTCCCTCTGCCTTTAATATAAAAGCCCACGATATTATAAAAAAGATTGTTTCAATTGTAGATGATAATGCTAATGGAATTGATGTTGCAACTAAAGGCGATATATTAATCAAAATTGTTAATATTTTACAAAAACATGGGTATAATACTTGGCTAAGTAATACTGCTAATAGAGCCACTCCTATTGAAGATTTTTTAAAATCATTAACTAATGAACAACTTATTGATATTATTGAAGAACTAACCAAAATAAAATCTACCCTTTTTGAAATAAAAATAAATACCCCAACAGATTCATTGGGTCCAGCAAGAGATATAGTAGAAACCTCAATTATAAATTCTATTATTGATTTAGCTGAAGAGTGGAAATATAATGTTATTCCTTATCTTGCTGAATTAGATGTAGTTCAAGAATTTATTAAGGATCAAATGATTTTTTCTAATCAAGAAATTCAAGTAAATGGTAAAGAGATTTTATTAAGTCCTAACAATAGAAATTTTATCAAAATAAAGGATATAATTGAATATTTAGAGCAAACCCCTAATCTAAAAAAATTCCTCGAAAAAACATTCTGGTCATTTTATTTTGATACCATTAATTCAGACTTTAACAAAATATATAGTTTTTGTTTAGGTCATGTTAAAAAACATTGGGATCCATCAGAAGGAATTATAGAGTGGTTTTTAACTAGTATTACAGAGGATGCTTTAGAAGAATGGCAAGATGAAAATTATTCTTTGTGGCCAAGTGATGTGGTAGATGATAATGATGTTGAATTGGAACAATATTTGGAAAAAGAATTTAAAAACACAGATGTTATAACTGAAATTAAAATAAAATCTCCTACCAATTTTGTATTTGTTCCTAATTTAGAAAAACCTAGACATGGAGCAATGAATATTGCAGGTGCTACTACTTCTATGGGAAAACTTTATTGGGCAAACGAATTAGTTGCCGATAGAGCTATGTTACAACGTTCTGAAGAAGGAATACCAACACATCTTAATTTCATCATGAATAATGAAGAATACGATCAATTAGATTCTAGAATTAAAGATAAATTATCCAAAAGTGCTTTGTCTACAATATCTTCTTATGCCCTTTATGTAAAGAATCTAGAAGATGTAGCCATTAGTGAAAAAAACTAAATTTGGATACCTCCATAATTTTTGTATATTTATAACATATGACATTAGCCAGGGTTCCTTTCAAATGGGGTAATGCAAATTTTGCTTACAATCAAAACCCGTTTGGAGAACTTCAAAGCAGAAATCCCTTTACTTGGGATGATGTAGCTTTACTGCAAGAAATCATTCAAGCAGGTGGACGTGCCGAAGATGTTTTTAAACATCCTGAGAAGAAAAAGCGTTTTATTACCCTTTGGTGTAAGGTAAAAGGATACGACGAGACCAAGCAAACCAAAGAAGTAAAAGATGTTAAAATAACTGCTCGAGATGTTGAAATGGTAATAAAAGAAGTATTAGGTATAAATATAAAAGTTGAATTATAATGTATAAATTATATACTGATAAAACAGAGATATTTGAATGTAAGGTTAAAATAGATGGTGCATCACTTTCAAATTCTCAAGCTCGTTTAATTATAGAATCAGAAGACCTTACTCTCTTATTTAAAGGCAAGATCGATAATGATGGAAATTGTAAAATTCCTATCAAAAAACTAAAAGGTATTCTCCCTGAAAGCATAAAAGGTGAAATTAAGCTTGAGGTTATCGCAGATGATACGTATTTTATCCCTTGGAAATCAGATTTTTCAGTAGATGTTTCTAAAAAGGTAGTTGTTGAGGTTAAATCTCAAGATGCTGATTTAATTATCGAAAACACTCCTAAAGTTTCAGTAACTGAAGTAAAACAATCCGAGGAACCAAGTATCAACACTACTTTAAAAGAACACATTGTTAATTTAATGCGTCTTTTATTAAGAGAAGATATTAGTATAGATAATATTGTATTCAAGAAAACCAAAGCAAATTCAATTATTTCAACTTACCTAAATTCTCAGCAAGTTGCACTAACAGAATCAGCTAAAAACCAAATTATTGAAGGACTAATTAAAAAACTTTAATAATTATAAACAGTTATGGCAGGACCATTTGATTTAACGGGAGTAAACATAGAGGATAGTTACCAACGAATTCTACAAACCCCAGACGGTGTTAACATTTACGATGGAACAGGTTCCGCATTTACAGTTACAGCTGTAGCTGCCCCTGCTGGTCCAAATCAATCAATTCAATTTAACGATGCAGGTGCCACTAGTGGTAGTGGAGATTTTACATTTGATAAAACCACCAATGTCGTATCATTAACTGGTTCTATAAGCGCCGTATACGGTTTTACAGGCAGTTTACTCGGAACTGCATCAACTGCATCGAATACTCCCAACGCGCTTGTAACAGGCTCTATAACGGGTAATGTAATAACATTAACTAAAGGTAATGGTACTTCTTTTAACCTAACTGTTGATACTGGTTCGGCCACTCAAATAGATACGAGTTCTTTTGTAACTACATCTTCCTTTAATTCTTTTACTAGTTCATTTAACAGTTTTACTTCCTCATATAATACAGGTAGTTTTACTGGTTCGTTTACTGGTAGTATTTTGGGAACAGCATCATATTATCAAGAAACAGATCCTGTATTTGTAGCCAAATCTGCTTCATTAGCAACAACAGGTTCAAATATCTTTATTGGTAATCAAACAGTAACTGGTAGTTTGTTTACAACAGGTTCAAATGAATTAGTTGGAAATACTATCCTATCAGGAACTCTACAGATTCAAGGTGAATACCCACCATCGGCGGGATCAGCCTCTGTTTCTATTGTTGGTAATGTTGATTTAAATGGATATTTAAGATTTGATCCTGTAACCTCTAATATAGATACATCAATTTCTGCCTCTTATATTTATGTATCTGGTTCTACTCAAGACTTATACTTCAGTCAAAATGGTAGTGGATATGCTAACACAACTCGTTTACGTTGGTTAGAAGGTAATTTATATACCGGTTTATTACATGGTGGAGTATTATCTCAGATAAATTCAAATACATATCAAGTAGCCAGCGGAAGTGGTATAATTGTTAATTTGAATGCATCACTAAATGATGATCCTTATCCAACAATACAGTTTTTAGAATGGGGCAATTTAACTAAAACTATTGATGCTTTAAGTGCTTCATTTGATCAACAGTTTATAGCAATAAGCTCAAGCAATCAGATACACGCTCAAGGTACTCCATATTTTAATGGAGAAGTAGATACATATATCCCAATTGGTATTGTTTTACATCAAAACCGTACATCAATAAATGGTGTAAAAACACAACCTTCTTTAGCCTATGGTTGGAAACAAAGATCAAATATATTTATATCTGCTTTTGGTCCTTTAAAACTATCAGGTCATGCTTTATTAACAAGCTCTTCCCGTGGATTAACTGTAGGAAGTGGTACTTCATTTGCTGATGGAGCTAATTATCCAACAGATCCCGAAAATCCATCATATGTAACTGACCCAGGAACAAATGTTTCTAAAATATTTAGATATAGACAATCAGGATCTAATTGGGTTTATGATACTAATGCTGGTGCAGGATATACTACAATAGATCCAACTCAATATTCACTTAATGGTACTTTAACAGGTGTAGCTAATAATAGCTGGTCAACTCAAAGAGTATTCTGGTATCCAAACTCAGTATCTAAAGCCATAGTAGTTTATTATGGTAATGCAGTATATTCAACCGAATCAGAGGCTATTGCTGATCTAAACATTGAAACTTTCTCTGAAGCCCCCAATACAGCAGCAAATGCTATTTATTTAGGAGCTATAATAATTAAAGGGGATGGTACATTTGCAGTAGCTGCTGACTTTACTATAA